GCCTGGAGTGGCCGCTTCTCGTCCTCGGGAACGAAAATAAGGGCCTCACGTGCCACTCGGCATGCAAGAGACACAGCGAGTTTCCTCGACCACTTAGCGATCGTTCGAAGCACCTCACGGGCATCGGTCTGTCCACAAACCCAGTCACTCCAAGCGACTGTGATTGCATTGCGGTGCTCTGGAGTCCATCCTGTCAATGTATCAAGAGGGTCTTTTGCGCCACTCTGGATTTCGTACCATTTGCGTCGCTGTTCTGGCGGAAGTGCAACAATAGCATTGTCGATCATGTAATTTCTTCCTGATCTATTCGGTGCATTTGACCTCAACAGAACTGTATTCCCAGTGTTTGATTAGATTTGTTCCCAAAGATCCTGGTAAATCAGCCTTCCATCAAGCCAAGTATCCCAGAGGCAGCAATCTCCTCGCAGTACTTCGTACTGTTGTACAGCCTGAATTTGGGCTTCACTCTTGTCACGGGCTTTGTATTCGTCAAGCGCAGTTTCCGCTTCCTCTCTGGTGTCGCAGACTTTGTAGTCGAATTTCGATGATCCAGGCAACGCTCGTCGAACGATCCAGTATAGGGCTGCTTTTTGCTCGTATTCCGCTTTCTTCGCAGCGAGTAACTCGGGCAACAGTTTTTCGATTGCCTTTCGGTATTCCGGGCGAGCGCGAATAAGTCCTTTTTGCTTGTCGTATTGTGGTTCCTCTGTCCAGTATTCTGTCATTTCATCCGCAGTCCAAGAAAGAGGGTACCTTTTGGCCCATTCTGCGAATGCGGCGTAAATGTCTTCGCGCGCTTGTTCTTCGCATTCGTTTGAGACTTGTGCTTCATTGACGTTCATGTTTTTCTTTCCTTCCTTTTGGTGTTAATTGGTTAAAATTATTGATTACAACATCTATTATGCGGTCCGGCCCGTGAGCAAATCCTCCGCAATCACACCACAAAGGCGATGCAGTTCGGTGGTTCGCGTGCGATTCCAATTGTCGGAGTAGGGTGCATAAGCTGCGGCCGCTGCTAGGGCGGTTGCGCTGGCTGCGGCGGCGGCGTAGTCGCCGCTTTCATAGGCGTAGGCGGCAACTGCGAGGGTGTCCACGTCGGCAACGGTGGTGGCTGCGTATGAGGCGTATGCAGCAGCAGCGTGGGCGTCAGACGCAGCGGTGTATGCAGCGTAATGGTCAGCGGTGTCAGCAGCGGCAGCAGCGTCGGCAGTAGCGTCGGCAACAGCGTAGGCTTCATCGGCAGCACGCTTGCACTCCTCGGCGGTTGCCTCACCGTTAACCCATCGTTCTGCGGTTTCAATTGCGTGGAGTGGTCTACCATCGTCCTCGGGCACGATCCGAATCGCCTCGCGTGCTACTCGGCAAGCAAGAAGCATCCCCAGCCGGGGAGACCACGTGGAGATTGATCGAAGTACCTCACGAGCATCGTTTTGTTCCCGAACCCAGTCACTCCAGGCGACTATGATTGTTTTGCGATGTTCAAGACTCCATGACGAGAACACGTCTAGAGGATCATGCACGCTGGACACGATCTCAGCCCATTCGTTCCGACACTCTCGCGGGAGAACGGCAATCGCATTCTCAATAACAATCGTAGGTTTCATGTTCGCCGCGACGGTAGGGTACTCATAACCATGATGTAAGAAGTTTCAACATCAAATCTCTATCGATCGTATGAACGTGATTATCTCGACTAATCCGTCGTGCGAAACGGTGATGCCGAGAGACGTTGAGCACTCGATCGTATGAACGTGATTATCTTGGCTAATCCGCGAGGCTGAGCCCCAAAGCCACCTTTTTGAACTCTAGCCTGCCGATTAGCTCGACGTTGTGAAGCAGGGGTTCGCCGTCGCTGCCGGTGCCGATTCGATCTCCACGGACGAGATATGGCACCTTGCCATCCTCGACCAGTCCAATCAAGGTACCGATCCCTACTCCATCACCGTCGCTGAGTGCCCACTGTCCAGGGGCACGCTCCTCGGCGGCGTAGACAGAGAGCCCACGCTCTCTGTCCCCATTTGCATGATTGACAGACCGTCCATCTAGCCTCGGACAACCGAAACGCACAGCAACAATCGCATCCTCACTCGGCGCGGCGCCGAGATCGGCGAGGTGCCATGCAAGCCGGTCCAACTCAGGACCGGCAAACTTTCGGTGCAGTGTGTCAAGCTCGAAGAGTGCGTCAATCTCTCCAGAGTCGACGAGTCCAGCGTACTCAAGCGCCTCCTCCTCAGTGGAGGCCGCGCACACCACCCAATCTCTCCCGTAATTTTGTGGCAGGGGCAGGTCGTCTACCTCCACCAACGGAGTCACCTGGCCCTCTTGAACGAGATACAATTTTTTGTTCATACGTACTCCTTTCAGGTGCGACGGACGTTCGAAGTGCTGTGAATCTTAGCTAGAGAGTGCGAATTGTCAATGCCTACCTGAAGACATAATGACTTAATGAATGGAATAAAACATCGATCGTGCGGAGAACGCGCGGCGAGTGATAGCGCAGTTGGTGCGAAGGAGGGTGAAAAGGAGGAAGAAGAATTGACAGTCGGATTTCACCTGGTTAAACAATGATGGGTGTCTTCAAGAGAAGGAATGGAGAAAGAAACCATGAACACCGCCGTTACCATTTGCTGCTACTGTGATGCCAAAGCGACCACTCGTTGGAATATCAATGGTAATCCCTGCTGCTGCCGCTGTTACTGGCAACAGTATAAGTTCGTCCGGTTGATCGGGGACGAATACCTCGCTCGCCGGTATGAGCAACGGATGCGGTCTCGGGGCTGGGAGATCACCGCCCGCGTTCCCTCTAACCGTGAGGCAGAGGGGACATATCTCCTCCAAGAGGACGGTACGCTGTTGCCCTTGGACTCGGCCGTGGGGCCGAGCCTTAGGGACTACTACGACGACTCCGAGGACGCCTACGTGGCTGCCTGCATGGAGGACTGATCGGAATATCATAGGAGTACAAACCATGAGAGTCATCGTTATGAGAGGTGTACCTGGTTCCGGGAAGTCACATTGGGCCCAGTCCCTCACCGGTAGTAAGGTGGTGGTTAGCGCCGACCACCACTTCATCAACTCCGATGGTGAGTACGAGTTCGACCCCGCCAAGCTCGCAGATGCGCACAATGCGTGTCTGCGCCGATTCCTGGAGGAGCTCCAGAACCAGAACACGGAATTGCTCATCGTGGACAACACAAACTCGACCATTGCCGAGATGGCCCCGTACATGGCTCTCGCAGCGGCGTTCGGGGCACCCGCCGAGATCGTCGAGGTCAAGTGCGATCCGACTACTGCCGTTGCACGGAACGTCCACGGTGTGACCACCGCGACCGTTAAGAGAATTCACGACGTAATGTGTAAAAACACCCCACTTATGCCACCATGGTGGCAGCACACTGTGATTACCCCGTGACAACGCTTAACAAGGCTTGGTCTTTAGGAATTTAGTCCTCCAAGATTACCTCGAAGCGAGTGGGGGATGAACCGTCCGCCTCAATTCGGACTTTAATGTTCCAGACGGGATTGGTTTCAGTGCGAAGCATTCCTTGTCGCAGGGCTTCGACTTGACGGTTCAGTTCCACCAGCTTAGCTGGGGTTACCAAAAGAACAGGATTAAGTTCAATCAACCGACGAGTATAGAAGTCCCTTGCCATTCGCAGTGTCAAAGTGTTCATGGTTTCCTAGTATAAAGAACAAAAAGGAAAAGTATCTTATTTGTTCTTCTTATTCTTTGCTTTATAGTATTAGCCGTGGGATTTTCCCCTGTTAGGAATGTTCAGCTATGAACTTGGATAGAGGGGAACCTATCCTTTTCGTTTACGAAGTTTGTAATCTTCCCCAACCATTTTCAGGATCACCCGACCCTGGAAGTGATGCTTATCGTCTGTTAGAACAACTCGTTCTTGGAGGGGCTTTACTACAAAGCCCTCTCGGGTATGACCAGGGTAAAGCACAGAGGGGCCATTGCGGAGTTCTTCCAGTTCAGGCTTCCAAGGGCCTTTGTACAGTTCAGGAACCGTCTGCAAGCCCATGGTCTTGCAAATGGAAACGGTATCATCCCAGTTGTTGTACCTGCCAGCAACAACGCTATATGTGTCAAAGACACGGAAACTAACGCCATTGTTGATACCATACCGAAGATCCTGGACTTGGCCGTAAACCTCACCGTAAAGAACGACAGTGCTTCGGGTGTTCAATGCGCCTGTATCCTCCCCTGGGAGTAGAGAAAATCTATCTTCAAGGCCAAGTTCCTTGGCTACCTTCCACCAAGGACTCCTTTCTACACCGTCCGTTTTTTGAGTGGATGCCTTAACACAAGTACGAGAGCCAACCCAAAGGCGACCATTACGATAAGTAAAACGTCCATTACATCCATGGATTTTCTCCAGTACGACCACTTCCTCGCCTTCCTTGATAACTCCCCGGTACTTGGCGAAACCTTCAATGTCAGTCTACACTGGCATGTAGCCATGATCTCGTTCGTTTTCTCCGGTCATTGCCAGACGGTCACCGGCATCTTCGTACTTGGTGATCCCAAGACGTTTGGCAACGTAATCTCCAACTTGGATATTCTCTAGGTCAGCTGGTGAAAAAACATCACAAGCTGGAACCAGCAAACCGTTAGAAAAGATCCCACGAAACCTTCGCGCCTCCACCCGATATCCTGGGGTAAGTCACAAGCTTTTGAGTACAGGGTTCTCGGGACTCACTGGTAGAACGGAGTCCGGTGGGACGAACACTGCAAGATCTCCCTCAGTCAACAACCCTCGCTTCAGTATCACAGTCTGACCATAGACACTGGTAATGTCAAGAGAATCAGCATTCGGATGATTCTCAACCTTCCCCAGCCTAACCAGATGAACCAACCAGTCACTCATGTTATCCCCTTATTTTCAGGCTTTATTAGGTCTTATTAACTGTTAGGCACACTTCTTTCAATCGTCAATGACAACCAGATGTACAAATCAAAAGAAAGCCGTTTTTCAGAGGTGATTCTCATCGGTACGATTGCAGGTGTCTCCTGGTTTGTCTACCATTCTAAGACACCCAGGCTTTGCACAACGATGCAAACCTAGTCGCGTGCTTTCTTGTTCTTTTAGCCATGCAAGAGCTTCTGTTCGTTTGGGGTCTCCGATGCTTGCTGGTTCCCAAAACCAACAGCTAGCGTGGACCTTAGGGATTTTAGATCTATAGCTTAGACCAAGAAAAACCTGTTGTGACGAGGTTGGGCATATTTTGCCACGCTTGATCCACCCTAACGCTTCTGCCCTCAGGAGATCATCGTCTACATCTGCTGGGAAGGTAGCATACTTCCCGTATGCTACCTTTGCGTTGTGTTCTACAAGATCCCAGCCATGCCGTCCCAATAAACTATAGCACTCTCGAAGCCAGAAAATAAAGCCTTTTAAGATTGGTTTTGGTAGGTTGTTCATATAGCGAATCTACACCAATTGGAAGACATCGGCAACCTTATTCTTTATATCCCTTAGCTACTTCAGCACGATAAAAACAATCTCCATTTCCAAGTTTCTTGATAGAAGAACAGTTCTCTTCCCCGAGAGAATGTCGGTTATCTCCATAGAGGCACCTGCGCAATAGTGCCAATTATACCTTTCCTTCTCCCCTATCTCTAGGCCAAGAAACCCTATCCAGGTATCCTTTAGGAATAAAACCTTATCTCTTCTTCCTCCTTTCTCTTTTACTCTATCCCTATTATTCTTAACTCTTAAGTCTTAACCTTTTCCTTTTTCCCCCTTTTCTTGGTAGTGTTCCACCACAGGGATAGTTCCTAGGGGAAAGTGGAAAGAAAAATGCCCTCTCTTTCTTCTATATTCCTCTTATTCCTTTTCTTATGTCTTAACTCTTAAGCTTTATCCTTAACCTTTAAGTCTTATTCTATAACTCTTAACTCTTAACTGTATTATATCTTATACCTTAACCTTATCTCTTAACCTTAACTCTTAACCTTAACTCTTAACCTTAACTCTTAACCTTTAACCTTACCTCAAATCTTATACTTTTCCCCTTTTCTCTTTCTTTTCCCCTTTCCCCCCCCCCTCTTCTTGGTAGTGTTCCACCCGACGGGAAAAAGTGTTCAGAACAAAAAGGGGAATCTCTTTCCACCCTTCTTTTCTTGTCTTGGAGTATTTTCCGTTATTGAGGGAGAAAGAGTGGTTTTATGGTTGTTTGAGGCGGATACTACATACTGATGTTATGGCGATTGCCAAGAAGAGGAAGCGACGGAAAAGAGCTTACAAAACAGGGATTCACAGGAGCCCAAAGTGTTCTACTCCGATTGAATACCGATCGGGCTGGGAGAAGGAAGTTTGTCTTTTCCTTGATTCCGAATCCACGGTGAAGGAGTATGGGTATGAGTGTCTTTCCATCCCGTACCTCTCGAACTCAAGAACAGGCAAAATTCGTTTGTACTTTCCAGACTTTCTGATAACCTACATTGACGGCACCAAGAAGCTGGTTGAAGTGAAGCGAAAGAGTCATTTAAACAACCCAAAGGTCTTGAAGAAAGCGAAAGCAGCAGAAACATGGGCAAGAACAAACAAAGTCCAATACGAGTTCTGGACGGATCCGGTCATCTCAATAATCAAGAAGATCAACAAAGCCCGCAACCCAAAGTCTCAAGTTCCCAAAAAGACCCCCGTAGCAAGGCCCAGGAGGCGCAGCAGTGCCCGTTTGAGGCGAAGACGTACTCTCCGTCCAAGACGGACTTAGAATCGACTGCTGGGGCTATTAGAGCCTCCTACGGCCATTCTGTAAAGGAAGTACTGGAAGAGGGGGTAGAGGAGGTTGATTTAGGGCTTGACATTTCGACGGCTGTGACGGGGGTGGTGTTATTGAACAGGGAGAGGGGGGAATTGAAATTTATGGGGCATGTTCGGTTGACATCGGTGAAGTTGGTGAATTTGTTTGATAAGGCTGATGCTGTAATTGACTGGATCAAGGAAAATCTTCCGAGAGAAGTGAAGGTATCTAGGATTTTTGTGGAAGCCAATGCCAAAGGTTATTCTATGGGGTTTTCTTCGGCTGATACTCTGTTTACATTGGCGAAGATGAATGCGCTGGTGAGCTACCTTGCGCACAAGTGGTACAAAGTGCCTGTTCTGGACATCAATGTAACGAGTGCTAGAACGAAGATTGGCTTTAGGAACAACAAGTCGGATAAGAGGCAAGTCAAGGAGAAGGTTAGAGAATTTGTTCTAATGAACAACCCTCACCTTCCATTCAAGACTCGTATTGTTCAAGTTGGGAAGAAGAAAGGGGCAGTTGTTCCGGCTGCTGGGGTAGAAGACGAGATTGATGCCTTTGTTATCTGTAGAGGGGGGCAACTTCTTCACCCATAAGTGAGTTATGGGGATTGTGTTGTTTTTCTTTAATGGCAAGTCGCGTTTATAAGAACATATGCATACACAAGGGCAAGCTATCGAGTTTATCGAACGGTGCTTTGGGAAGGCCTCTCTTTCTAATGCTGGCCTTAATGCTTCTGTGGTATGCCCCAGGTGTGCCGAGAAGGAAGACGGTCTTCAAAAGAGAAAGCTGGTTATCCGGACAGATGACTTCCTTACCCATTGTTGGGTTTGTGGATATAAGTCGGCTAATTTGATCAATTTGTTATCCCGTTATAAGCCTCATTTCCTCCAGGAATACCGAGATAAATTCAAGATCAAGGGCAAGGAGGGATACCAACGGTGCAACGGTCTGGATCTAAGTCATCTTTTTGACCGACCTTTTAAGCCAGAACCTTCATCACGCGTTCAGCTACCCGAAGGGTTTACACTTCTAGCTACTAACCTGGAGAACAAGAACAAAGCTGTAGACGGAGCCTGGAAGTACCTGCAAGCTAGAGGATTGACAAAGGAGGAACTTTGGCTATGGAAATTTGGAGTAACCGAACACAAAGCGCCAAAAGGTGAACAGGATTACAGGTTTCGTGTGATTGTTCCGTCATTTGACGCCCAAGGAAATTTGAACTATTTTAGCGCCAGAACATGGTGGAACAAGTTCAAAGGCAACAAGTATGCCAATCCAAACATTCCAAGGGAGAAAGTGATTTTCAATGAATTGATGATTGATTGGACTCAAGAGCTTACTTTGGTGGAGGGTGTCTTTGACCTTGTGAAGTGCAATGAGAATGCTACATGTCTTCTGGGGTCCACGCTTGATTCTTCTTACTTGTTGTTTCAGCGAATCATTGAGAAGAACACGCCGGTTCTTCTGGCACTCGATAATGACGCGCGACACAAGAGCTTCAAGTTGGCCAAACTCTTTTTAGAATATGGAATTTCTGTTCGTTTCCTTCAAGTGCCGAAGGAGTACAACGATGTTGGCCAGATGACCAAGCGACAGTTTCTTGCTGCACGAGAGAAGGCCCGGGCAATCACAACCACGGATCTTTTACGTTACAAATTAGAGACAATATGAGCGCAGTTATCCAGCGGACAAGGATGGATTGCATGGAATCGTTTCAAAATCCACGGAGTATCTGGTAAACTTGGGAGAATTCCAAGCCTTAAGGAACAACATGAAAATTGCTCACATTTCTGACATTCACTGGAGGGGTCTTTCGCGTCATTTCGAGTATACACGGGCTTTCCAGACCGTTTTCTCTAAGCTCCGTGAGATCCGTCCTGATGCCATTTTTCTTGGTGGAGACTACTTCCACACCAAAACCTCTGGCATTTCCCCTGAAGTGATTGACCGACTGGCCTGGATGTTCAAGTCTTTGGGGGATATTGCCCCCACTCATGCGATCCTTGGGAATCATGATGGGAACCTGGCCAATGAATCCAGGGAGGACGCCATCTCCCCCATTGTCAAGGCAATGAACCATCCCCGGGTTTTCCTGTATAAGGAAAGCGGCAATTACCCTTTGAGTACAATCTCTAAAGGGTTCGACTTCAACTTTGCTGTTTACTCATGTTTCGATAAATCCAGGTGGCACATGGTTGCTGCCGCCAACGGTAACACCGTCAACATTGCTGTTTTCCACGGGTCTGTTGGCGGTTCTAAGCTGGACAATGGCTGGGTGTTGCCCGACTCCAAGGCTGAAGTAAAAATAGAAATGTTCCAGGAATACGACTTCGTTCTCTTGGGCGATATTCACAAACGTCAATTCCTTGCCACAAGACCAGACAAGAACGGGGTTCCGAAGCCATACGCGGCCTATCCTGGTTCTACTATCCAGCAAAACCATGGTGAGGAAGAGGTAAAAGGCTTTCTGGTATGGGATATCCGTGCCAAGGACGATTGGGATGTTGAGTTTGTAGAGGTTGAGAACTTCCAACCCTTCATCACCATACCTTGGAAGGGGACCGTAAAGGACACCGTAAAAGCCCTCCAAGGCACTCGAACTGTCTTGCCAGGGACAAGGTACCGGGTGTCCTCTGAGACGCCTTTAAGCCCCATTCTAGTTCGACAGATGGAGTACGAACTCAAGACTGTCCTGAAGGGGGAAGAAGTAACATTCAAGGCTGAAGGCAGTCTGAACTTTGATACCATCCTGGCAAATGGGGTTCAAGTCAAGAAGACAAGTCTCCGAAATGACAGAAATGTCATTCATGGCTTCTATAAGGAATTTCTGGACTTGAACTCCAAGAAGTACGGGTTCAGCGATGAACAACAGATGGAGGGGCTTCGACTGATTGACCGTTACATGGATAAGCTGTCTTTGACCGACCAGGAGACGACACGCGGCATCAATTGGAGTTTGAAGAGTTTTGAGTTCGACAACCTTTACCGCTATGGTCCAGGGAATAAGATCAACTTTGATGCCCTCAACGGGGTGGTAGGGGTATTTGGAAAGAACAAAATCGGGAAGTCATCTTTGGTTGGAGCCCTGATGTACGCCCTATTCAATGGATCGGACAGGGACGGTGTGACCAAGAATGGTCAGGTCATGAACCAGACCAAGAAGTCATGTTTTGCCCGAGCAGTGGTAAACGTCAATGGTGTGGATTACATCATTGAACGATCATCCACTCGGTCCGAAGCCACAAGACGAGGCAAAAAAGACAAGGAAGAGTTTGAGGTGGAGAAGACCGAAACGAAACTAACATTCATTCGAGTAAATACAGATGGTTCCAAGGTGGAACTTAACGGAATCACGCGGGACGAAACGGACAAGGCCATCCGAAAGCTTCTTGGTAATTCTCAAGATTTTCTAATGACCTCTGTGGCTACTCAGAGAAGGATGGAGAGTTTTATTGATGAGGGGGCGACGGTAAGGAAAGCAATTCTTAACCGATTTCTAGAACTGGACATCTTTGAAAAACTTTATGGGCTAGTGAAGGAAGATATAGCTGCCCTGAATGCCAAGGCATCAACCTACGCCACAGGTTGGGAGCAAGTTATTAAGGACAACACCCAATCAATCGTCTCAGGGGAAGAACAAGTGCTAACCCTGGACGAACAGATTGCTACTGTTCGTACCAACCTAGACGCTCTGCGGCTATGGATTGCACAGCATGAGGCAACAGATGTTGCCCGGGCAACGGTACAACTCCAGAAAATTCGGCAGGAACTATCCGTTCTGAAAAAGGAACAGGAACGTACAAGCTTGGACCTTGCCCGACTGAACGCAGCCCTGTTGAAGATTGAGGAACAAGTGCAGAATCTCCAGAAAGAAGAGTTGGGAACAGATCTTTTGGTTCTTCAGGCGAACCTGCATAAGATGCATGCACTTGAACGCACCCTCCAGGCAACAAGGGCAATTCTTCAAGAGGAAGAAAGGGTTTTGATTGTTCAAGGGAAGAGTGTACGGAAGCTTTCCCTTGTCCCATGCGGGGATTCCTTCCCGACGTGTCACTATATCAAGGATTCCCACAAGGACAAACTGACCATTGACGCCCAAAGAGCAAAGGTTTCCAATATCGCCAAGAACTTGGAAGACATTACAACAGAACTGAAGGTGTACCAAGAAGAGAAATATGCCGAGAAGATAAATCGGCATTTTATTGTTCAACAATCCATCAAGGAATTGGTCAAAGAAAAGGCTGAAAAGGAAGCCAGAAAACTTTTGCTAGAAAAGAACCTAAAGGTTTTGGCAAATCGTTTCCAACAGGAAAAAGAACGTGAAGAGGAACTTGCTGCACAGGCCGAGAATCAAGACCTTGATGCTTTGAAGCAAAAGAAAGAAGAACTTCAACTTGGTCAAAACCTTGTAAGTTCCTTGGAACGGGAGCGTAGCGAATTGCTTGTGAGGATTGGCAGAGCCAAGGCAACACTGGAACAAATCCAGAAGGATAAGCAGGAATGCGAAACCCTTCTGGCCCGTCTGAAGGTCTTGGAATCGGTTCAGGCGGCATTCCACAAGAATGGCATCCCAGCTATTGTCCTAAAGACACAACTGCCTGCTATCAATGCGGAACTATCCAAACTTCTTGGCGGGTTGGTAGACTTCAGCATAGTCTTTGAAACAGAACCAGGTTCAAATGTCATGGATATTTTCATTGAGGACGGCCATTCAAGGAGAATCCTGGAACTTGGTTCAGGGATGGAAAAGATGATGGCTTCCATCGCTATTCGTGTCGCCCTGATCAATCTCTCTTCCCTACCGAAGAGCGACATCTTTGTGATTGACGAGGGGTTCAATGCTTTGGACGAGGAACATGTCGGCAAGTGCTTGGAACTCCTCCAAACTTTGAAAAGTTACTTCAAGAGCATTCTTGTCATCTCCCACATGCAACGAGTCAAAGAAGCTGCTGACACCATCATCGAGGTTGTTTCCACTGGCGCTGACTCCAGGATTGAGGCATAAAAGACCACATGAACATCTTTGCCCTTGACTCAGATCCAGTTCTTGCAGCCAAATATCATTGCGACAAACATGTAGTGAAGATGATCTTGGAGACGGTTCAACTCCTCTCTAACTGCGTCTATTATCCGCCTAGGCAAGGAAACACACAGACCTACAGACACAGCCACTTGAAGCATCCCTGTACCATTTGGGTGTTTGAGAGTAAGCTCAACTTTGAGTGGCTCTATGAACTTGGAATGGAACTTTCTGCGGAATACCAGAGAAGATACCAAAAGATCCACAAGTCGGCGGAAGTCATCAGGCGAGTCAAATCTTTTGTAGCCCCAAACTTCTGGGCTAACACCACCGGCATGACACCTTTCAAACAGGTTATGCCAGACCAGTACAAGGTGCCTGGAGACCCAATTGCAGCCTACAGGAATTACTATATTGGAGACAAAGTTAGGTTTGCAACTTGGAAATGTTCCACCCCTCCTGTTTGGTGGCCATATTCTATTTGATATCCTTAGAATAGTGGCATGCAAGAATCAACAAAGTGGTCCAAGTTCGATTCCTACCGTGAAATGAGAGTCCTTGCCGACGGTAAGGTCTTGGTAATTCGCCCCTCTGATACTGCTACCGTGGTTCCTCTATTCTGCCCTTGGTGCAAGTTTCCCATGAAAACTTCTGATGATGCTCTGGCTTTCAGAAAGGCTGAATGCTGCGACAAATGCCTGTTGTTTTCCCGTGGGAAGCCCGCAGAAATGCCTGAAGAACAATGGGCCTCCTACCTCGAAGAACGAAGAAATGCCCCTAAGCCGCTAATTATTCTTAAGTGATAGGGGTTTGAATGGCAGTAGAAGACTACAATAAGTACATGCAGTTGGCAAAGGTACTCAACAACACTTGGGGAACCGGTTCTCAACTCCGTTCGGTATCCCAGTCAATCAAGTTCAACCTCCGGGATGAACGTTTGATGAAGGTCTTTTTCCAAATGATCGTGAACATCCCCAACAACGTTCGTACGGCTCACGAGTTCAAGCAGCGGTACAAGAATGAAGCGTTGGGCAAAATTAAGAGCGCCCTGGAAGACCTGAAGAAGCGTTTTGAGGAACAGAACGGGGAGAAGTCCATTCGCTTCAAGCTACTGGACAATTCTGTCACTGACAGCCTAGAGTACCTGACAAACGCTCAGTACAGAATGAATCTTCACGCTTTTTTTCGACTGGATTGTCTGGTGCGTATAGAGTGACCCGGTGCGGAGAAACCCACGCTGTTCAGGACGGGGGGAATGTCAATTCTTCTATAGTGCAACCGGGCGTATGTTCTTCTCTTCAAAAGAAAGAACGGGAGACGAACCAAAAGCCATAAAGAAATGAAGGAATAGGCTGGTTTGCCATATTTCCAGGCAAATCAACCTTCATGAGCAAAAATGGCACAAGGTTGTGACTGGCAAAACGACAACCTTTTCAAGGTTTGCAAGTTTCTGGTTCTCTAACACCACACCAGGCAGGTCAAAATGCCAAGAAAAGACATAGTAGCTCCAAAGGGCAAAGCAAAGTACGAAGAGATCGTGAAGTGCGGTTCAGACCCGCTTTATTTCCTCAAACGGTACGGGTATATTTCACACCCCAAGAAGGGCCTTATCAAGTTCGACACCTACCCATTCCAGGATGATTGTGTCAGGGACTTTGAGACCCATAGGTTTAACATTGTCCTAAAGAGTCGCCAATTAGGCCTGTCCACCGTTTGTGCAGGCTACTGTCTCTGGATGGCTCTATTCCAAAAGGGGAAAAACATTATGGTTCTTGCCACCCGTCTGGACGTGGCAAAGAACTTTCTTCGTAAGGTTCTGGTGATGTATGACAATCTTCCAGACTGGCTTGTTCTTCCGAGGGAGAAGAGTCGGTCTGTGAAGTCTATTGAGTTTACCAATGAATCCAGGATTACAGCCGTTCCAACCGGTGATGATGCTGGTCGTTCTGAAGGACTTTCCTTGCTGATTGTGGATGAAGCCGCTCACATCCAGGGGTTTGACGAACTCTGGATGGGCCTTTACTCCACTGTTTCTACCGGAGGCAACATCATTCTCCTGTCCTGTGTGAGTAAGGACACTTATGTTTATACCGACAAGGGGCCAAAACAGATAAGCTACTTCATTCCACCGGGGAATGTGCCGGGCGATTATGTGTTTACCGAACCTTATACAGTTCAAGGACACGGCAAAGCACGGTCTGGGACGCTGTGGCACAATCAAGGGAAGGTAAAGACTGCTACTCTAGTCACCTGTTATGGGAAAATAGAAGGTAGTATGGTACACAAGGTCTGGGGCTGTAAAAATGGGAATTACGGTTGGTATGAATTGCAGGATTTTGGCGTAGTAGATTGGATCGCTCATTATGGTGGTCAGGAGCTTTGGGGGTCAAACAATCAATTGGGACTTGCCCCATACAATCCCAGGCGCTTTAACACTTTGCACTGTCGCGATTCCATTACTCAAGATCTTGCATATCTTTTTGGGCTTTACCTTGTGAAAGGTTCCCCAAAGAGAATAAACGGGAAGTTGAACGGTATCAAGATTATCTGTGACGAGAATTTTACAGATGTTTTCGATGCTCTAGAGTTGCGGTTCTACACAAACGATTTGTGCCACTATCAGGTTGTATCCGCTGATCTGGTAGAAGCTATGCGTTTGGTAGGGATAGACCTCGAAGCACATGTATCCGACAAGAAAATATCGTCTCGATTGCTGGAAATGAACAGAGAGAACATTATTGCTCTTTTGCAAGGAATCTTTGATGCGGTTGGAACCCCCCATAAGACTGCTGGCGTAATTACTTTGACATGCAGTTCCTTGGAACTCGTGAACCAGGTCCGAATGCTGTTGTCCAACTTTGGCATTTGGACAACTTACGAACAGATTTCAAAAGAGAAGTTCAATCGGGAAATTTTGATTCACAAATTGAAAATAAGCGGGGAAAGCGCCAAGAAGTTCTCAGAAAAAATAGGGTTTAGACTTCCGAAAAAGCAAGAGAAAATTGCCGAATTTAAGTCAATGAAAATGAGGAAGTCGGCAAACGACGACATAATTCCTTTTTCTGTTGACCTGGCCAAGGAACTTCTTGAACAAATAAAAAACAAACCTGATATCGACACTTATAGGCTAAAGAAAGTAACGAAATCTGTGCGGCATAACTTCTGGGCAAATCCTCATTTGAGGCGTGAAGTGGTAGCAGAAGTTGTTGACCTTGCCTACCCTTATTTAAGCACGGAACAAAAGATACGTCTTGAGGGCATAATCCATCCCAACATTTGCTGGGCTCAAGTGGAAAATTTCTTTGAAGGAGAAGCGGAAGTTTATGACTTTTCGCTTCCAAATAACAAAGAAGATTTTTGGGCACATAGCGTGGTTTACGGCAATATACTAGGCCATCAAACGCCCAAGGGTGTTGGAAACGTTTTCCACAGAACTTGGATGGGCTGCGACATGGAAAAGGGGGAGAACGACTTCCATGGGATCAAGCTTCCATGGACCGTTCACCCTGAACACGACCAGGAATGGTATGAGGAACAATGCAGAAACCTGGATGCAAGAGGCATCCAACAGGAACTTAATTGTTCCTTCCTTGGATCAGGGCACACTTATCTCCATGAAAGCTCCCTGGAATACCTGTACAATAGCATCCAGCCTCCCATTGAACGTCTAGGGAATGATGGTGGTGTTTGGATTTGGAAATATCCTGAAACGGGCCACAACTACATTATCTCTGCTGATGTCGCCAGGGGTGACTCTGAAGATTATTCTACGGCCCATGTAATAGATACAACGGCAGACGAGGTGGTTGGAGAGTACCAAGGGAAGATCCCACCAGACCGATACGCTGAACTGTTGGCAGACCTTGGGAACAAATACTTTAAGGCTCTTATCTGCCCTGAGAACAACAGTTTTGGCCTTGCTACAGCCTACAAGCTCCGAGATCTGAAGTACCCAAACCTGTACTACGAGAAGTTTGCCAAAAATGGGATCTACCAGCACTACAGCCAAGAGGAAGTAAAGGACTTGATACCGGGGATTTCTACCACTGTAAAGAACCGGCAACAAATTTTGGCAAAATTGGAAGAGGTAATCCGAAACAAGAAAATCCGAATCTACAGTGCCCGGTTTGCCGAGGAAGCCAAGACCTTCATTTGGAACTCTAATGCTTCCGGTGGAAAAGCTCAGGCCATGAAAGGATACAACGATGACCTGATCATGTCCTTGGCTATTGGGTGCTTTCTTTACGATGCCGAAGATCGTAAGATTGACAATGACGAACTGAATCGCGCCATGCTAGCAGCCTGGGGTAAGAGTGTCACCAAGCTAACCAACAACAACTATTCTGACCCTCAGCCTGAATCTGCTGGGCTAATGGCCTTCCAAAAGGTAAATCATGGCAGCATTTACGTTCACCAGAAGGGGGTAAAGCCTTACTTTGAAAAACCCCCAACCCAGCAGAATATGAGGCCAGGAGTTGCCCTGGAACAAGCCAGAAAGACAATTGACGTCTACAACAACTACTCTTGGCTTTTTTCTGATGACGACAAGCCAAAGAAGGAATAAGCTGGGACTCCGAAGGAGAGTCCATGTATAAATTCCTCAAGATGGCCTACGATCACGCCAAAGCTCATCCCTACGATCGATCCTTGGAATTCAATCTTTGTGCCGTTATTGTCAGGGGTGGGAAAGTTCTCTCGGTTGGCTTCAATCGCCGGGGTTGGAATGGCTTGTCACAGTTTTACAAGGCTCAAGATCATGCCTGCACCATTCATGCCGAGATTGATGCTATTGTTTCAAAACGGAAAAAGGTCCGGTTTGAAGGCAGCAAAGTCTACGTGGCTAGGGTGAAGGCAGACGGTACCGTTGGGAATGCTAAGCCCTGTGAAATGTGCCAGCATGTCCTGTTCAACTACGGAGTCAAGAAGGCCTACTTCACAATTGGACAGTTCCCCTTCGTTAACTCCATGAAACTTGTAAATCCGGCCAGTCTGTGATATTATAAGGTCATGAACCTGCCACCAATTGGTACACCTTCTCCGGTTGTTCTCTTCAGAAGCAGTTCTAATCTTATGAGTAAGGAAGAGCGCAATGCTCTTCAAAGGCACTTTGCGGCCTACAATAGCAGGATGTTCATAAGAAGCGGAGACTTGTGATTGGGAGATACTCGGTTCTACCCTTCTATTTGGAGCTAGAAAATGATCTTCGAGTGGCAGGAACCAAACTGATCAACTCCTACCGGCAACATCGATACGTTGCTGATCGTAAGAATTACGTTTATCACCTGAAGGAATTGACCTTCAAGACTTGGAACTTCCGAGATATACACACTATTCCCGACAACATGCCGGTTGTCCTGAAGGGTGAAACGAACGGTAGGAAGGACAAGTGGAACACCCACATGTTTGCCAAAGATAAAAAGGAGGCCCTTCAGGTTTACCTTAGACTCCAGGATGACTTTTCACTTGCTTCTCAGGAAATCTACGTTAGGCAGTATATTCCGTTGAAGAAGATGGACGAAGGTAACGGCGGCCAACCAATCACCATGGAATTTCGGTTCTTTGTCCTCTATGGTCAGGTGGTCTCCGGCGGGTATTACTGGTCTAGCAACCTAGGTCAACTGAAAGAAGTTCCTTCACCCACCGTTGTTCCACAGGAATTCCTTCAGAAAGCCATCAACATGGTGAAGAACAACATTCCTTTCTTTGTCATTGATGTTGTTCAGACTGAATCTGGCGACTGGTTGGTGGTTGATCTGAATGATGGCCAAATGGCCGAACTCTTCGAGAACGATCCGAATGTTCTCTACAAGAACATGAAATACCTTACCTGGGACAGATACAGGGAATAAGGTTGCCCTAACGCAACAAGCACCGCCGTTTAGGACTGGGAAGGATTGCAGGGACGGCTACGCCTTCCTATAAACTGGGGAGAATGCCGTCTAGAAGGTGCTTAGAAGGCTTGCAAACCGGGGGATGGACATGGCACCGATGCTTGCCCCGAAAATGGCAAGGAGGAGCTCCTGGAGGCCATGAATGTAAAGGCTTTGACCAGCCTAAGGCGGATCCTCACAATTTCTTCTGTCCGATTAGAGGAAACAGAACAAGTCAACTTATTCTCCCAGCGACAAAGAAGGAAAGCGATTTTTGTTGCGCATTTCCCTTGGGGGACTTATCTCTAAAAAATGAGCTATACGACCCTTCAAGAGAAATTGGCCAAACTCAAGAGTGGAGTTGAACTCCCCCTTGACATGTTGCGAGAAATCTCCGACAACGCTCCTTTTTCTTTATGGGATTTTTGCAAAGGAGTAAAGCGGCCCGATTTGCGGGAACAATTGCCCTTTGTTTCGGGGTTTAGATTTAAATTTTTCACTGAACTCCACAAGAAACAGGACGGTTCCTTTGACTTCGCCAATGCCAAAGCCATAGGAGAACTGGCGCTAAAGGACGGCACCATGTCTACCATTCGCTTTGGGCGATCAGACTTCTATCGACGGAATGCAACTGTTTTCGGTTATAAGAACAACTACTTCCCCCTCTTGAAAGTTGGGAAATTTGCTTATGTTGCCGAAGAAAGGATTTCGTTGTTGACAGAAGATGAATTGATCATGGAGGGGATTAATGATCATCGGCAGAATTACCGTCAGATTCCAGAGGGGACACTTGTTATGGTGTTGAAGACGCTAATGTTCGACTCTATTCCCCTGGCGAAAGTGTTGCACGGGGAAGAAATTGGGTGGACATACGGAACGCTGTATGACAAGGACGCCTTTGATGCAGTTGACAACGAAAACCATTGGATTTGAGATATGAGTAAAAACACCTGCAATCTATCCAATCTAAAGATGGGGAAATGGTACAAGGTTCAAGGTCAGAACTGTATGTTGACTCTATTCAAAGAACCAAACTTGCATTCCAAAGTGATAGGGTTCTTGACAGAAAACCAAATATTCATGCTGATCCAGCATATAGAGAAACGCTCACCCGTCCACAACCGGAACTGGGTCTTCCTGGGATCGGGAGAACAGTTTGGGTATGTCTGCTTTAGCATGCAGACGCAGTTCAAAGAGGTAGAACCAGGTGAAAACAGGGGGGTGGAAAGAAACGCTTGAGTGGTTGAAAGTAGTCTGACCCTGTGCGCGGCAAGCCCATCCGTTCAGGCCGGGGAGAATGACAACGTTTAAGCCAATTTTGGGAACACTCCAAGAAGCCTATCTATCTTGAGGAGTTCTCTCATGACTGTGATCATGGCCCTCAAGCGCAACAATCAGGTTTGGCTTGGTTCGGATACGCGGATTACCGACGGAGACTATGGGATTGACTATGAGGTAAGGGAGAATTCCGATTGTTCTCTTGAGATGGACTCAAAGCTAGTCTTTCTTGATAATGCCATCATCGGGGTCTCTGGGGATCTGAAGATGCGAAACTACTTGGAATTGTTCGTCGCCAGGGGCAAAAATAAAAGTCTGCCATTTGATGGGAAACTTCATGTAGTGAAGTTTTTCATTTCATTCAAGAAGTTCCTCAGGAAAGAGGCTGAACTTGAGGATTCTGGCCACAACGAAGGGATGCAGTGGCTTGTGGCTACGCCAGAGAAAATCTTTACTGTTGACCAGGATGGAGCTGTCTTAGAATATCCTGTTATGTGCGTTATCGGAAGCGGTACTTATAGTGCAAGAGCTGTTTTGGAGTATATGCTGGAATATCAACCAAATCTCTCTGCTTCAAAAATGCTGGAAAGAGCCCACGAAGTGACCGTACGGCACAACCTAACTTGCGGCGGACGGCAATTCCAGATAAACGTGACCAATTCCCTGAAACCGCTTGGAAATGAGTCCTAGAAGACACTCATGCAATTGCCAACTTTATTCAATCGCGATGGCTCTGGTATAACACCTTAAATTTGCCAACTCCATGTTGACAAGAAAGGATCACGGACCCACCTTGGTTGAAATGAACGCAGAATGTCGTTTTGAAGGACTCTAATAGCCTTCCTGTTGTCCTAAGAAAGACAAGGTTAGGTGGTTTTGAACAACTGGGAATGATTATGAACATCAATGCGGTTAAGGCTGTCAGCTACGGTTCGATGAAGGAATACCTCAACGGCGTTCCTACTAGCAGTATTGCGGCTTTGGCCGTAATGTACGACAAAGTATGGATCATTTCCATTACAGGAGTAATTGATAGTTTGATAGCACTTCCCTTGATCAAGGACGGACCAGATCGGATTTCTCTTCAGTTCGATGATGTGGAAGATGAATACGATGACTTCGGACACGCCAAGCCTAGAGTTGAGTACTACATCTACTTTGATGAAAAAATGGCTCGAAATATCTGTGAGTTCGTCAAGAGAACACACGAGAACGATCGAGAGAACAACGACCTTCTTGTGGTCAATTGCCACATGGGGATCTCTCGGAGTGGTGCTGTTTCTGATTTTGTACGGTCTGTATGTGGGATAGACTACAACCTTTGGAAAAGGATGAACCCTCAGTTGATTCCAAACCTTTTGGTTAAGAAACTCCTTCATTGTGCCTGGGAAGATCTTTGTTCTTGACATGTCAAAGGGGAAATGGCTAAGTTCCATTGCATGAATGTAACTGGAACTTCAGTCGCAGGGCTTGGAACTCGGATCTATCTCCCCGAGATTGATATTACATTTGACATGGGTTCCTGTTCTTCACAGGATGCGATTGGCACAAGTACCAATATGTTTATCACCCACGGGCACACGGATCACATTGGGCAAGCCGCCTATTTGAGATTTGCCAGAAAAATGATGGGAATGGCGCCACCCCATTTCTTTCTTCCAGAACACCTGGAAGACAGGTTCCGGGCCTTCATGGCTACTGCGGCTGCCATGGAAGAGAACTTTGACGATTCCCGGTCTTATAGTGTGACCCCGGTGAAGCCAGGGCTGAAATACCAAGTGAAGCCTGGACTGTGGATTCAACCTCTTGCCTCGCCCCACTCCATTCCCATGTGTTCCTATGTGGTTTGGAAGGACCACAAGAAGCTCAAGTCGGAATATCTTGGGTTGTCTGGTTTGGAACTGGGCAATCTTCGAAGGCAAGGTTTCCAGATTGAAGATGTTATTTCTCAGCCTGTATTTGCTTATACAGGAGACACCACGGCCAAGGTTTATGACGTTCACCCGATTCTTCTTCAGGTTCAAACCCTTGCCATGGAAATTACATCCTTCCAGGATTACAAGGAAGAGGATACGGCAAGGTTTGGGCACACCCATATCAATGATGTGATTGCCATTACAGATAGGTTCGAGAACCAGGAAATTGTCTTGGTTCACCATTCTGCCAGGTATGATAGCCGAGACAAGGAAAAGGCTCACAAGTCTCTCCCAGTGGCTTTCCGCAAGAAGAACCACTGGCTGTCCTAGCTTAGGAAACCGGGTTGTTCCCGAAGTTCCCCACAACAATGAAGTGAGCACCCGTACTCTTTAGAATTACCGAAGATCCCACCGAACTAGCAAGTGTAATCTTGGCACCGGCAACCGAACCAGATACAATCACGACAGAACCAGTAGCTTCCAGGGAACTTGTTACAATGTGAGCCGCAGCCGAACCAACTCGGAACACAAACTCTGCTCCTGGACAGGATACGGCGGTTGGAAGAACTACCGTCTGTACACCAGAACCAGAGATCACATTCACGCCAGCCGAACCGGCAACAAGAGTGCTACTTCCAATGATTGGAACACTGTCAACAGGGAATGGCCCAAATCCCCGGTTTTCAGTATTGCGTTCAATAGAAATTCCAGTGCCATTGTTGGTGACCACTGGACCTTGTACAGTGTCAATTCGAGTCTTGAGCGACATGATGTTGATTCCCCCTTTAAGGCATTAATAAATAGAATAATCGGGATCAATCATTCTCCAAAAATTCAAAGTATTTCAGGTGCGCTTGGAAGCTGTACAGCGCTTTGCCTTCAGGCGTTTACTTGGTGAACAGCACAAGCAAGGCGTCGACGTCGACGTTCTTTGCACATTGACGGTAAATGTTTGGTTTGCTTCTACAAAAGGAAACAGGCAGATATTGCGTACTCAGAAATGACAAACTCTATTGGGTTGGTCCGACCGTAACCTTTGGGGATGATGGTATAAATGGCATCCTTGCGAACAGCAATGGCCATAGGACATCATTTCCTAATTAAACAACATGGACGAGAGCAATCTTTTGAAAGAGTACATCAATGCCATCCTGGATTCCAGGGAAGAGGACTTTCAGCAAATACAGGCGGCCAATGAGAGCTACGATGCCATCTTGAACTACATCAAGAAACTCAATAGGAATCCCAAGGCTTTCTCCAGTGTCTTCCAGACCAACGAACGAGGGTTCTTCACTGGTTTCGCCCTTGGGGCAAGGATAAGGCGCGAAGAACACCTCCGGTTAGCCATATTCTTCATGGATCGGGAACTTGCAGGAGCCAAGAACAAAGTGAATGCACAGGCTATCCGCGTTCGAGTGCGGCCCATGAGCACCACAGCAACGGCTATCAAAGGCTACCAAATTTGGATCTACTTTGATGCCCCAGCGGCGGTTAAAGTCAACGCAAAGACTTATAACAAGTGGCTAGCAGAAAACCTGGAGACCCTGCTTGACAACGACAACACAAGATCGTCCTATGTCCACGAGTTCACTCACGTCCAGGATTTCAAGCGAATGAATCCACGATTTCTCCTTCAAAGAGGGTTGAAGAAGAAACAAGAGAAAGAAAAACAACAGCAAACTGGAAAGAAGTCAAGGGACTTTAATGCCTATGCTAATGACCCCTTGGAGTTGAATGCATATTTTGCACAAGCCATGTCGGATGTTCAAAATCAGCTAAGAACCGCTAAAACCCCCGAGGAGAAAAAAGCTATTATCGGTTCAACCCCGCAGGAGTTTGCAGACAAGTTCATGAGTTTCTACCTCAAGAAGCAAGTGCGGAAAAACATTGATCCAGAAAACTGGAAAAGACTTGCCAGGAGAGCAGCTACATCTTGGGAACTGCTTCGGTAAGCAGCTTTGAACCGGTGCGCGGCGAGCCCCGTCGTTTAGGGCGGGGAAGAAGTAAATTCTCCAAACAATGATCTGGATGTAGAAACGGTTAATAAGTTATAACTCTAAATAAGATTTAGAAAACATGAAGAATTCTGATCTTTCTGTTCTAATCCGTGAGGCTGTTCTGGCTGGCATTAAGGAAGCAAATTACCCCGAGGGGTTCAATGTGGAAGAATTTAAGTCTCTTCCGACGTTTGCAGCCAGAATGAAGTACGTCAAAGCCCGACTCCCCAAGGTTGCTCAGGGAAGCGCAAGAACCGCCTTTATCGTTGATGATGCTACTGTCCTAAAGGTGGCCATGAACAAAAAAGGATAGCTCAGAACGGCATTGAAGCTGATATAGGACGGTATTCAGACCGTTATCCAGTTGCCAAGGTTTTTGATGTGGGAGATGAGGGCGCTTGGATTGAAATGGAGAGGGCCACCAAGGCGACGCCTAAACTCTTCAAGCAATTGGCAGGGGTAGACATAAATACTTTTGAATTGGTTATTATTGGGTACTACTACGATTCGAATTTGAGGAGTGGAAAGGGAATTATGCAAAAGCCGCCTGGCTATGATGACTTGGCATCCGGCGACAATGAGTTCATCAATAGTGTATTAGATCTAATTGTTGATTACGACATGCTTTATGGTGATATCAGCCGGATCTCTTCGTGGGGTGTCGTCAATTGAAATGGACAACAGAAGTTGGTATTGATTGACTTTGGTCTTACCAGAACAGTCTGGGATGACTTCTATGCCAGGTAAACTCTTGAAGATAGTGTTCCCAATGATTTCCGATTCCAAGACCGTTGAAAGCTGAATCCCAGAAGCGCTGAGAATTGCTTACTCCTATTATCCCACAAAAAGGAAAAGGGCAGTTTTAGGTGATGCCCAGCACCCTTCGAGAAGTCAAGAGTCCCACAGATGGGAGATTGTCCTACTGGAAACACAGGTCGGAGTTTCTCGGTATGCACACCTAGACTGTTGAGATTTGTAGCCTAAGATTGAGAACAAGATCTGTACCCCGACAGATAATTCCTAATTGCGGGGGTGATTACCGCACTCTCAACTTTTCCAAGTCCTTAACAGCCCTGTTTGCATCTATTATAGAGAATGTCTTCTGAATTATTCAAAATAAACAGGGTCCAAGTCTTCAATCTCAATCTCTGTCTGATTGCCGCGATTGATGGCAGCCCGAAGAGACTCAGCGTAGCCTGTAGCTTTTACAGCCAGTTCTACCGCTTCCTTATGCGAAACGGTCCGAACAGACGATATTTCGTCAACAGAACGAGTTCTAGGACCGCGTAGGATGGGAGTGTCCATGGAAGCTTTCCTCCAAAGTGCTTCTATTCGACCGGCTCCACCAACACGCTTTACAGCTTCGGTGAGTGTCATTACGCGACCCTGTGGGCCTGAACCAACCTTCACAGTTACGGCAAGGTTATAGCGGGCCTGCGCTACCTGAAGGCGGGCAATAGCATCTTCTGCCCGGTTCATCTCTGCCACAAGTTCCTGTGGCTTAGACACTTCCTTCTCACGTCCTGGAAAGACATGAAGAGAACTGTCAAATTGCTTGTGGGCTGATTCCAGCCGCAAGCCCCAACGACGAAGGGCATCACGCAACATAGCACCGGTTACTTTCATATGAACCTCTCAATGTTCGATTTGATCGGACATTCTGGAAGAAGACCTTTTCATACAAAAGCATCACCTGGAGAGGAGTTACACTATACGGTTCCATCCGTAAACACTCCAAGCAAGCCATCCATTCTGCAAACTTCAACCAGTGATTCTTTTAGTCTACTGAAATGGCGAAGTCTAAAGCCTTATGTCTAACAGTTTATCCGACATGGACTAGACCCCAATACGTCTAAGCGTCAATTTTACCAGTTTTTATCTGTTTTAACCATTTCTTGAAGGTAGACTCACTGATCCCAAGGTAGTCCCATAGAGATGACCCTTCGCCGTTCTCCAGCCATTCCTTCACAAGTTCTTCCATGTCCCTGTAATAGAACTTATCAGGATCCAAAACGGTAGAACTGGAAAGAGAAGTAATTATCATGTTTAAGGCTGGTGTTGAACCTAAATCGGTGGCTAGCGGAAGAGGGGAGACTCGAACTCCCATAGGCTTTCTGGGCCTAACCTCAATTTTCAAGACTGGTGCAATAACCGTTCTGCCACTCTTCCGGGGCAAATAATAACTATGTGATTCAAAACAGTTCTTTGCCAAGTTTGGGACGTTCAACCCTGAACCAGGGCTAGCTTTTTCGGTTACGAACTTGAACCTTTTTTCTTTATGGATGGGGTAGAAACTGCTATGCTTGCAGCGACACACCTCTCATTGGCTTTTTCGGCATCAGTCTGGTTTCTCTCGGACCCTAGGAACCTTCTGCCAAGCTTCAGAGCGGCGACCCCTGTTGTTCCCCAGCCTACAAAGCAATCAACAACCAAATCCCCTGGGTTACTGTGAGTATTGATAAGCCGTTCCAAGAGTTCCACTGGCTTTTGGGCATTTCTCTCTGGCCTCATAAGCTCCGGGATATCCGTCCAGACATTGCTAACCCGTTTGTATTCGCTTTTTGCCGGGTATTTTGAGTTAAATCCTTCGTACCCTCGCTTGATGTTTGTCAAGGGGATATTGAAGGTTACCTTGGTCCTCTCTGGAGACATAGAGTACCACGCAATCTCCTCACGGCAGAAGAGATAATCATGGTTCTTTCCGTAGGCTCTCCTCTTGGCCCAGGTGATAAGGTTGCGATAGTGATAGAGGTTGTTATCCTCAATCTTGTGGAGAAGAGAAAAAAAAGGCCTTTCACCGTGCTTGCCAATTCCCCCAAAGAAGATAATAGAACCATTCTCCTTCATCTTAGGCTTTACAGCCTCAAGGAGCCGGTACATCCAGTCAACATATTCCTTGACTGTCTTCCATTGGTTGTCCCAGGAGTCTTCTAGAATCCCCATATACGGTGGGTCTGTCAGAAACAAATCAACAGAACCGTCCTGAAGGGAATTGACAAAATCAAAACAGTCTTCTGCAGTTACAAATTTTATGGTCATTCTGTACTCATTTGTCTGTACCGTTGCTGCTACTACGCCTAGATCCACATTGACAGGCAGACAGTACGATGTATATAGATAATCCAGTCGTACGGAGATAAAATGGAGATCAAAATTCAATACTGGGGTCTGATCGAGGTTGTCACGTTGCGCAAAGGCCGCCCCTGCTACCGGTGGGTGCCCGGTTACGTTGTTGTCGTTAATGGGCGAACCTGGGTACCGCCGCTGCGACGACGGGATGCCTACGCGTTAGTACGTAATCTCCGCGACGAACTCAAGCGTTCTTGACATCCCCAGCCAAAACTGGAACACCTTCCCCGGTACTCAACCAGTTAATATAAACGAACTCAGAAGAATTATATACAATTCTCGAGTTCTCGATCATTAGAACGTTTAACAACAACTGGACAATCAGTTGCCGTTTGCCTCTTGGACTTCCGTAAAACCCTTATAGAGCTTCAAGTCAATAGATACGGCCAGAAGGTCGTCCTGAATCTCCAAACGCTTTCTGGAGGCTTTTAGAGCGTCCTAGAGGGTGTTCTAGGAAGGTTCTGAAATATTGACTGTAGCCCAGAACGCCACTGGAATCACCGGCCTGAAGACTTGGGAAGAAGTAAATTTTGTGGTTTCTCATGTACCGCGCGGCAGCGATCCGCTGCGGCACGTCCCAGAGGGCGAACTCAGGCCTCTTTGAACAATCGAGGCAGTTGAACGATGCCGGGTTGACTGTCGGAGAACTCCTGGTTAGATGAAAGGTATTTTCAGGAGAAGAAGAAAAGGATAAAGAAACCAATGGACATCAACATAAACACCAACGAGAACATTCGTGATTGGGTTCTGGAACAGACGGATGCCCGGAATGTGCTTCGATCGATCACAAAGCAGTCTCTCCGGCTGGGGGTGTTTCTTGCTTGCAAGGTGGCGCGAGAGGCCCTTCGGTTCTTGCCCGAGGGCGAGGGAAGACCACTCCAGGCGATCGAGGCCGCAGAACGATGGGTTCGCGGCGCGGCGACGGATGAGGAGTGCGAACGCACTGCCACCGCCGCCTTCGCCGCAGCCAACGCTGCCTCTACAACCGCATATGCAGCCGCATCCTACGCTGCCTTCGCCGCCTCCTACGCTGCCTTCGCCCACACCTACGAAGCCGCCGCCAACTACGCTGCCTTCGCCGCTTCAGACGCTGCTAACGCCGCAGCCAACGCCGTAGCCGACGCCAACACCCCCGTTTGGAAGAAGGTTCGCAGTGAAGAACTCCGACGCCTCTGCAGTGTGATCGCAAACGATATGTTCACGGGCCGGACCGCTGAAGTCCTGAAGGCCTAAAAGGCTAAGCCGGGTTGCCATGGGGTGCGGCAAGTCCTGCCGTTTAGGACTGGGCAGAATAGCCATGACGGCGCTGCCTTCCTCGAATACTTCTGCCGCCTCGAACGAGGCGGACCGGAAGTAACGCCAGCGGTGATACGAACAACCATTGGGCACTCGGCCAAGGAAACCGCAGAAGCGACTCAGGGCAATGTTGAACCGCCCAGGAACGATGGCCTTTGGGCCGGGGTGAATGTAATTTGCGATGTTCTTCCAAGAGGTATAATGGCAGGGGTGGTTAGGATTCTAGGGTGGACCAGGGGTCCAAGTGTTTCAGGGTTGAAGTGCAAAAGCACTGAAAATAACTTGGAATGGCCCAATTCCTAATGATTCTGGCCGGTAGTTTCATCATTCTTCTTGGAAGGGTTTCTTCTCTTGGGGGGAGATAGTTCGACAGGTTCTTCAACGACTTCCACTTCGGTTGGTTCTCCAGTGAACGGCTGGGAATTTTGAATAGTCTCAAAGTTTACAGTGGGAAGAGCTTCGCCACGTTGAATCAGTTCCGGGTCAAGGAAGAACTCCCCTGCCTTTTCGATTCGAGAACGAACAGCCTGGAATTCTTCTTTGAATCTAATGCCCTCTTGTTCGCACCAGCGTTCAAAAGATACTCTTCGGCGGGTTAAAAGGTGCAAAAGGGAAGTGGGGCCTGTGTTTGCTCTGCCGTCATGGTTCATTGCGCTTTTCCTTCTCAATTTCGCTATAAGCTTCAAAGAGCACATCAGAAAGAGCTTCGTGGACCTGTTGGTCCTTGAGAATTTTATTAACTTGTTCCTCGTTGATCAAGGCACCTAATTCCTCTGAAACGTTTCTAAATAGACGGCCAAGGGAATTCAGGAAAACATTGCGCGCGGTAGCATGGTTCATCTGGTAGCCAGCAGCAGACATGATCTTGGCAATTTTTCGGAAGTCTGTGCCTTCTTCGAGTGTTACGTACTTGTTAGCCCCTTTGTCATCAGGTCTATTAGCCATTGAGTTCTTCTCCAGTTTTGACAGCCGGAACAGTCTGAATAACATCATAACGAAGAAAGATGATATTTCTTTCCCTTGCTGAGAGTTTCAGCAAAGCTCTCTTCACAACCTCCACCAAGGTGCGATAATCTGACAGGGTATCACTACCGTCTGATTCGTCTACAAGCAATTCCTTAATGGTTAGGCCGGTAGAATTGCCTTTGTTTTGTTGTGCTGGGACCACTGTCTCCATAGAAGAAATCCACCTGGACTTGAGAGAGTGGTTGATGCTATTTAGCATTTTCTCAGAAACCCCAAACTTAGAAGCATTACCTTCGGACAAATCCTCGAAACTGAGTTTCTTCTCCTTCATGGTCTTCAGAAGCTTGTTCTGGGCTGTTCGAATGTGAGACGGTACATGAAGTTGTGGATCCACGGAAAGCAAGTAACTGTTAATTGCGTGACGGATCCACCAAGTGGCGTAGGTGCTGAACTTAAAACCTCGATGAGGATCGAACTTCTCAACAGCCGACAACAGACCGAAAGATCCCTCTTGGAGAAGATCTTCTCGTATCTGTTGATGTTCCTTCTTCTTCGAATAGAACTTGTTCACCACAAAGGTCACCAATTTACAGTTTCTATTGGCAAGAATATTTCGTAACTCTTTGTCCTGTTTCACCAGTTTCCCCTTTTCATCCATTTCTTTTGTATGGAAATACTGGTAGAAGAGCTTCATATCCTCATCACGATCATCAAGGTTCTTTGACAAAGCACTAGCTTCCGCTGGTGTTATCGCTAGTGTCACTGCTTGATGTTGTTGTTTTCCCATACTTACTTTCCCTGCCCTTTCGAGATTTTACCGCCCAGTTCATGTAGGTCGCAAGGCACTCTGCCCGGATCTTCTCGAACTTGATCTTGTTTATCCTGAGACCCAGGCTCTTAGCTATCTTCTTCCCCACTTCCCAGGCTTCGATCTCCTCTTGTACCTTAGCAATCTTGTATGTGACCGTCGCATACCTCAAAGGACTCCGAACCAACTCTGGATACCTGTCTTGATAAGTGACATCACACTCTAACATCCAAGCATGGCCGATTTCATGCAAAAAGACGTAATAGAGAATTTCAAGCTTTCGTTTTGCGAACAGGGTTACCACCTTATTGTGGTAACGGCTATTCTTCTTGTTTGAAAACACTACCGTCCAAGAATGCCGAGAACAAAATTCGATCAACCTATCAATGTTCTCCTGAACTTCCTCTCGATCAAGTTCAACATGGAAGAATGACATGCGAATGACCTCAAACCCTGCAAACCCTATGACCTAAACGGATAGGAATAACTTACCATACGCAAATTGTCAATTGAACCAAGTTCCACCCCGAAAGCTGTACCCTTACCCCTAATATTCCCTTCAAACTTAACACACTTCTCTATCATCCCCTTTTTCAAGTTATTACTACCACACAGGTGAATTCCACTCATTCTCACCCACATTCCCGCTAACCAACAATACCATTTCGAAACTTCTATCTTTTTTATTTCTTTCTACCCCCTTTCTTTTCTCTTATATCTTACCTCTTAACTCTTAAACTTTAACATTAACCTTATCTCTTAACCTTATCTCTTAACCTTATCTCTTAACCTTAACCTTATCTCTCTTTTTCCCTCCCTTTCTTGGTAGTGTTCCACCACTGGGGTAGAAACCAGTTCCTCAGTTAAAAAGTTGGGTTTTCTTCTAAAGAAGGTTCCTATACATCATTCCCGCAAAACCCACATAATTCTAATCGAAAGTAGGTTACATCGTGGGTAGAAAACGAACAGAAGAAGAGACAGGTGTTGACAGGATGCCTTCTAGCATCACGGAACTTGAACCAGTGATCAAGGAATTCGTAGAAAAGCTAAGGACAATTAAGACCGAGCAGGAAATTCTCAAGCAAGACGAGAGGGAATTGATTGAGGAGTACAGCGCGAAGCTCGACATGAAGACTTTGAAGGCTGCCATGAAGGTGGTAGCGGTCCGAGAAAAGGTGGACCGCAAGGACACCTTTGACACATTGGTGGAAGTCCTGGAGAGGATTGGAGAGTGAAATGGCCTCTTTGCATGAGAAGTACGAAATTCCAGAGATTCTGTATGATGAACCCATGCCGGGGCAGCAACCCAATCCTTTCCCGTTTATCAACGTGAAGAAGGAGGGGAAGATGCCGCCCGTGCTTTTCATTGAAGAAAGGAAGAACACGGGGGAAATTGAACCAGGTTCCGATGGACGTCCGCAAGAGATTGTGGACTGTTTGATGCACAAGTACGTAGACCTGGAGGTATTGAAGGAGAAGCTGCCGCCCCACTTGAATGACATTGTACGAGTTGCGTTAGGGATGAAGCCTCTTAGGGAAGCGCAAGAATCCGGTCAAGCGATCTTGGACAAAGCACGTAAAAACGTTGAGAAGATACTGGAAACAAAGAAAACAAAAAAGGGCAAGTGACACATGCGTTTACACATTTCGGTTGTTAACAAACTTCTTGAATTGGTACAGAATTACGGTGGTCATGAACATGACCACAAGCTTCGGGCAAAATTCACTGAATTGGATCTAACCCCATACGAACGGCAGAGCACTCAAAACCAAGAAGTAATCTTGGTGCTTACAGAGGATTACGTGAAACAACTCTCCGGTAACGCTGGGAGATGATGACAAATGGCAGCACAACAACAGACCCATTTCAATATCGGACAGATTATCTATATTCTGTCCAACAAGTCCCAGTCTGTTGTTCCGGCCATTGTAGCAGAAGAGGATTTTCGGAAGGTTAGAAAGCTGGATGGAGTTCACGAGGTTGTGAACTATAAGCTTTGCATTGGTCCTAAGGAACGGCAGAAAGTTGTTAGCCTTTCTCAGATTGATGGGGAGGTATATACGTCTCTCGAAGACATTAGGGTGCATTTGATGCAAAGGCTTACTGCTTTTGTGGATGATTTGGTCAATACCACCATTGGTAATACGCAGAAGTGGTATGGTGTGACAGCTAACAACCAAGTCCTGGAGGCTGTCCCAGGCGAAGCTGGTTCGGGGGTCAAATTGGATCCTGGCGACATCATCCATGCAGTGAACAATGACATTCCACTTCCCAACGGACAACAACATCCCCTTCAGCTTAATGGTGGGGCACAGTCCCCGCAACCGCAAGGACTAAACCCCCATGCGTCTATGCGTGACAATATCCGAGCTATGGTAACGCCAGAAGAAAAAGAAGATGAAGACCCAATGCAGGGACTTGCCTTGAACCAAGGCACACAACAGCAATACGTGATTTTGCCCGATGGAACGAGGGCAGCTCTACGACAAGGATAACATGAATAAATTTGCAACTCAAGCCCTGATGGCAGCGTCCCAGGGGATCAAACAAAAGGTTGTTTTTGAGAATGAGGCTCATGCAGGGCTCCTTGAGGGGGCCTCTATTCTGGCAAAAGCTGTTGGGTCCACTATGGGACCATCAGGTCACAATGTGATCATTGACGGGACGGTAGGGGCACCGATTATCACTAAGGACGGTGTAACCGTTGCCAAAGCCATCAACCTTAAGGAACGGTTACCTTCAATGGGCGCTGAACTTCTAAAGGAAGTTGCCAGCAAGACTAATGAACTTGCTGGTGATGGAACGACCACAGCTACTGTATTGGCTCATGCGATGCTCAAAGAGGGGATCAAGATGGTGTCCTCTGGGCGAAATGCTATCTATGTCAAGAAGGGGATGGATTTGGCAACCGAAAAGGTTATTGCCAAGCTGAAAGAGGATTGCATTCCTGTTCGAAATTCGCAAGACATTGTGAATGTTGGAACAATTTCGGCAAATGGTGATGTTCAGATTGGAGAGCTTCTATCGGAGGCTATCAAGCGTGTTGGACAGGACGGAATCATCACCATTGAACCAGGTAAGTCCACCCAGACGGTCTTGGAGGTTGTTGAAGGGATGCAGTTTGATGGTGGATACCTTTCTCCCTATTTCGTGACCAACTCCGAAAAGAACACCGTAGAACTGGAGAGGCCTTTCATTCTTCTTACTTCTCGGAAGATTTCTTCTTTGGCTGATTTCATTCCAATTTTGGAAAAGGTGGCCAATACGAATAGCCCACTCCTGGTGGTTGCGGATGAAGTTGAAGGGGAAGCACTTCACACTCTGATTGTCAATAAACTCAAGGGAACACTGGCTTGTTGTGCGGTGAAGGCACCTTCTTATGGTGAGAACCGAACAGACATCCTGAATGACATCGCTTGTGTCGTTGGGGGAATCGTTCTCGACTCTTCCAGCGGATCAGCTTTGAAGAGCCTGGAACTGGAAGATCTTGGGGTGGCAAAGAAGGTTATTGTCACTCGAACGAACACGACCATTGTTGGAGAACCAAATGACGAACGAAAGCAACTCATCGAGGAGAGAGTCCAGGGGCTCAAAACTGTACTGTCTTCTGACAGTTCTTTGGATGAGCTGCACATTGACCGTTACCGGAAGCGTTTGGCAAAGCTTGCCGGGGGCGTTGCTGTGGTCAAAGTTGGCGGTTCTACAGAAGTTGAAATCCTTGAGAAGAAGGACCGAGTAGAAGACGCTCTGAATGCTACCATAGCGGCTGCCCAAGAGGGGATTGTTCCTGGTGGTGGGTGCGCCCTGTTCTATGCCCAGAAAGCCGTAGAAGAGGAACTAAACGGCCAAGAATTGAGTCTTTCAGAAGATGAGTGGGCAGGAGTCCAGGTAATTCTAAATGCCTGTAAGGCCCCTCTTCAGACTATTGTTCGTAATACTGGTAAATCACCTGAAGTGGTTATGGACAAGTTGTCCTTGGCATTTGATGACAAAAAGCAAAAAGTTTCAACCGACTGCCAAAAGGAAGTTATCCCAGAACTTCGTTATGGCTATGACGCTGCCAAGGGAACTTACGGTGATTTGGTGGAAAAAGGAATCATTGATCCTGTGAAGGTTACCCGTTTTGCTTTGGAACATGCATCTTCTGTGGTTGGACTCATGCTTACCTGCAACAGCGTGGTGTTGAACGAGAATATGTCTTCACTTCAACAGACTGCCGCCAACGAGGAATAAAAGGCAAACACAAATGAACGAACAGGAACTTTTACAACAGATAGCAGAACTCATTGAAGAGAACACTAAGATGGTATTGGATACCGACACTATCAAGGTTCTTCTGCTTGAGGTTCAACGGGAACAACTTAAGGGATTGGTTTATAAAGCCTTCATTACTGTTTCACAAAGACACGAACAAGCTCAGGCGGTTGTGGAACACCCTTCAGAGTCAGACAAGACTGGAGAATAAGAACATGGCGGTTGGCGACAGAATTGTGGTTGGAGACGGTTCTACCTGGGACAACACAGTCATCGTTTCTGTATATGAACCACTGTTGGATTCAAACGGTGAACTTCGCCTGGATCACTTCCAGGCTGCAATGATTCGCCGTCTTGGCGGGGTGAAAGGCGGATCCACCGGAAACATTGCAGGCCCTTCTATCCTGGTTCACCGTACCCAGCTCTTCGGTGAAGAGAATATCCCAACGTTAGGGGGACTGGATCTTGTCCATCTCTTCCCAATCCAGTTGGACCAGTACATGAGATTGGGTTGGCTTCCGGCCAATCACATACGGGTGGTCGGCGGTGAAGTTTGATTCGGTCTCCGGCAAACAGCACCGTTCAGGCCTGGGAGGATGCCTAAATCTTATTCTAGAGTAATTTGGGTTGGCAACCAGCGTTGAGTGTTATATAGTATATCTGCCGAGGCCATGAGTGGACTTCCTTCTAATCAAGGCGTTTCTAGTCCACTTGTTCACCTCGGTTTGTAACGTGAAGCAAACTACCTAGAAAAGGTACAGAGTGCCTTGCCGGTTACGTCTAATCGGACGAAGGGAACAATAGACGGTCACTGCTTCACGTTTCTTTTCATTCACACTTTCTTAACGACAGGGGAACATGGTCTAATTCATCCTATCTGAGTAGGAACGGGGTTGCGAGACCACGGGTTCCAGAAATAGAATCAACCTGACTGTTTAGGCCATTGCTAATCGTTGTTGGAGAAGATAGACATGGTTTTCATGCCTATCAAGAATATCTCCAATCAGATTGGCAACTCCAACCGTTAGAAGTTCCTCTTTTTCCAATCTCTTCTGAATCATCTCGCCAACCGCAATAAGCACAATTTCGGCTTGCAGTGAGACTACCATCGGTGGTTTGCTGCTATCCGAGATGGCATCCATGAAGGCTTTCATGTGCTTTATTTGCAAGAAATAGTTGGTAAGAGCAGGAGAGTCCAAACCAACAATCTTCTCTGCTAGGGAATCTACCTCATTTCCAACAGCTTCATAGAGACGCTGGAAGAGCAAATGATCCCCGTAGAAGGAAACGCCAAGAGTCTGCCAGTGATGAGATTGATGGATAACACCCAGAGCTCTCAGGAAGCCAAGCCAGACAGCAAGGTCGGCATACCTGAACCCCTGGCTGTCATAGATTGCAATCTCCTTTGGGAACACTTCTTGGGCCACCTTATGACCGCGCTTCTGTTCAATAACAGAGATCGATTCAGTTAGACGATGTTTCATGGATCACCAAGGCTAAATAGATGGCAACGGATGTGACCCTCTATTTACACAATAGCGATAGGAAACACCATGGCTTTTCAATATCCAGGATCGGGTCAAAGCAACGTAGCGGAGTTCATGATGTCTCCACTGCCATTTGTAACCCAATCCAGTGCAGGAACATCTACCCCAACCAGGATTGACTTCCCTTACGTCTCAAGGCATTTCACTGTTCGAAATACCAGTGCCAATGCTTTGGAAATTGGGTTTACCATCAATGGTGTCTTGGGGACGAACAGGTTCACTGTTCCAGCCAATTCTACCTTTGGCCCCGTGGATATGAGAGTCAGAACAATGTATTTTGTTGGTGTTGGGGGTGTAGCCACCTTTGATCTTTTGGCCGGAATGACCTTGATTAACACCAAGACTTTCCCCGTTCTTACCGGTTCTTCTCCAATTGCTCTCAATATCACCAGCAGTCTGTATGAGAACTACTTAAGCTACCATGGTTTGGGCTAAAAGCCCAAACTAGTCGTTTTTTCAACCGTCCGGTCCTTTTACAAAGAAAGTTCCAAAGGTTGATAACATATCTCGGAACTTCATCAAGAAGCGGACGAGCTTCTTGTTTTTGTATTGCCCTTTGTTGACGTGAACCAGTTCCCAGTAGGTGTCATTCCACCTGGAATAGTTTCTTACCAGTTCATGGAGCGATACCTTTACCTTTTCCAAGGCAGCAAATTCAGCAAAAGGCCGGAAATCCAAGTGAAGAACATTATCCCCTTCGACCGGAGGCGTAGGGTTTTTAATTTCTGCTACCAAGGTTTGATCGGCCACCTTGAGCGTTTCAGTCATTTCGTTGATTTGAGCTTTCAGCAAGTCAATTTCCTGTTGGGAGTATTCGACAGTATTTACAAGCAGCATCACTGGTTTATAGGGTGAGAGGAAAGAAAATTGTATGCTTCAATTTCCACTTCTCGGACAGTAGATTTTGAAGCTGCAAAGAGGTTGTTGTTACCGCACTCGGCCTTACGAACCGAATTGCTTAGTCCGTTGGAGAAGAAAAAGTCTCTACCACGGGAACAAGACCAGGCTGTGATGTTGTATTGCCCCATGCTTGCACAGGACAAAGCAGCTTAGCGTTCACTTCCTATTCAAACTGTGTGCTAAGTACCTTTTGGCATCAACCTTGGCTTGAAAGCCATGATTTCTACGGTGTGTCCTGCCTTTGGTTTCGGCAACAGAAGTATTCTAGACGGTTACGCCGTCCGCGCAACCCTTCCCCGTCATGAACAGTGCTGTTTGCCACCACGCACCGAGTCAGAAACTTCAAAACTGATCTTCATTCTTGAACCTTGGCAACCGCTTTTTAGCATATGTTATCCAGGCGAACAACAATTTTTCAGTGAATTCTTGCGCTTCCTCAGAAGTAATCAGCTTATTCCTTTGTAAATCCGTGGTAAGTTCATCTTTCTTCTTCTGCAGAACTTGTAATAAAGGAACCTTCTTAGACTTGGCCTCCTTGTACATTCCCATAACCCACGCTTCTATTTCGTGAGGCGAGAAAAAATAACTGTAAGCGGCTTCGAGTGTAGAGAAGGGACGCGTTCCAGGTACATATCCTAGATGATTGGCCAGTCCTGGTTCCTTGTAATGAATTCCTCGTTTGGGTTCTTCGTATCCACTTCTCTGATACTGACGGTGGTGTTCCAGTTCATGGCGAATTGTATTTTTCAGAACTGGAATGGTTCTTCGTATCCACTTCTCTGATACTGACGGTGGTGTTCCAGTTCATGGCGAATTGTATTTTTCAGAACTGGAATGAAATCAGAAAGTTCGCGGTCATTGAACTCAAACGGGACGATAATGTCAACCTTGATCGTACGATAGACGTCATTGTACCCACCACCAGCTAACCGGAGACGCCCGTTGTCCCTGCTGTATTTCACATAGACATCAAGATCTTTCAATTCCACACACAAAATGGGAAGTTTCTTTTGATCCCGATTTCTCTTAAGATGAATGATGATAATCCTAGAAAGCTGAGTGGTTAGATTGTTCATACGGGATAACCCCTCGGATTAGCGCTTCCAATTCACGTTTCTTCATGCGGGTAATTATTAACAATAACCGGGCAACAATTGCCAGTCTGTTCCTAACTGAAACCCTTTGGAAGAGTTACGACCTTCTATTGACATCCTTCTCGCCTGAAGGTCTGAGATTTCTAGGGTGTGTCATGCCGTAGGCAGCCTTGGGTTTCGGCGGCGAACTCATTATAGGGCGGCGATGCCGTACGCGCAACCCTTCCCTGTTATGAACGGCGTGGCTTGCCACATACTGGTTCAACAAGAACACCAACACGCTGACCAAGTTGTTCAAAGGTGGGTTCGGTAGGATTGGTCATGACGCTATCATAACACTATCAAAAGTGTATTTGTGCTAAATTGATTGACTTACAGTTTCCGGCGGTAGTTCAGGTAGGACTTCCTGATCATCCAGTTCCCAGTCATCTTCAAACTTTGGGAAGAACACGTCACCCTCATGTTCCCCCTTCACCAGCGTAAGGTAAAGACGTGTGGCTGCCGGAAGCGCTTGTTCATAAATCTGAGCACCTCCAATGACCATGATTTCTTCTCCTAAATCAAGCGTTCTTCCTGGCCTCTTGGTTTATCCCAGTATAGCCCAACGCTTCTAATCGGTTCTCTTGCGGTTCTTGGGGGCTGGGGTTCCTCTCGCCTCAGGCGGAATGGGTTCGAAGTGCTCAGGGAACTGATTCTTGATTACCAGTGAAGCCTTCGGAACCGGCGGTACTGCGTTCCTAGGTGCCGGGGCGGTATTGGGAAACAATCGCTTGTACCGGGTCAGCAATGCCTCAAACTCGTCCATCGGCATGTCCTTAATTTGCTTGGACATGTTCGTAAAAGAAGAAGTGGGAACCTTGTAGCTCGAATTGCTGTACCAGATGTTCTGGTGCCACTCGCCCAGGTGTTCGTTCAAGATCCAGGTTCGGCCCTTTCCATCCATGAACACCACCTTGCTGTATCCAATATAGGCTTCCAGCATTTCCCGGTGAAATTGTTTCTTCACGGCCAACAGCGGATCGGTGTAGTTCTCTGCCAAGGTTTTGGCGAATACGGCTGTGTCGGAAATCTTATCCGTCGTCTTGTGAACCAGGGGTCGGATCACACCATTGTGAACCAATGCCAGCTTGTTCTCGACCACCCAGAAAGGGTGGGTCATCTCCGGGGAGATGGGTCCGTGAGTCCTGATCCGAAAGTGCAAGGCCATCTTTCGGAGCGGTCCCGCTTGTTCCATGGCATTCTCCAGGGCGTCAAGGGTCATAAGCCCCTTGACCACATGGACCTTGCCACCATTGGCGTACATGAACCCGGCACCATGCGGATTTGTATCCCACATGACTCGAAGCTGGTCACGAGTCAAAATCACTTTCTCCGGCTTGAGAACGATGATGCACATGTTGTTCCCGTTTCCTTTCGCCCTATCAACCTAACCAAACCGGGTAGTGTGTCAAGGGCTAAGTGATAGGAAACATTAGAAGTCACTCTCTCTCAAAGCGAACCCTGTGTCCAGAAAATGTCCTATACGGCCACTGGCGCCTTGATGACTGGATGAGAGTTGTAGTTGAACAACTTGACATGTTCTGGCTTGAAGCCGTCAATTTCCTTCACGGAAGGATCAAGCCAAAGCTGAGGCAACGGCAGTGGTTCACGCTGCAACTGTTCTTTGACTTGTTCAAGATGCGTTTGATAGACATGCAAATCACCAAAGGTATGAATAAACTCGCCGACCTCCAAACCTGTTACCTGAGCCACCATATGAGTTAGGAGGGCATAGGAGGCAATGTTGAAGGGGACTCCCAAGAATGCATCTGCCGAACGCTGGTAGAGCTGGCAATTCAATCTTGTGTTTCCATGAGACACCCGAAACTGGAACAAGGTATGACAGGGCGGAAGAGCTACCTTGTCACAGTTGGCGGGATCCCAACCAGTGACAATTAACCGACGACAAGACGGGTTGGTTTTGATCCGATCAATCACACGCTGAATTTGGTCGATGGTTTGGAGTTGAAAACCTTCCTTGTCTCCACCAAATTCGCCTGTGACATCTTCGGGCCAAACGTGCTTGGTCTTGTCCGGAGCTTCCCAGCTTCTCCAAAGCTTCCCATATACAGGCCCCAGGTCGCCTTCCTTGCGACCGAACTTGGCCGTTTGTTCTGCCGTTGCCCACTCATCCCAAATGTGAACGTTGTTGTCCTGAAGGTATTTGATATTGGTGTCCCCTGAGAGAAACCAAATCAGTTCCACGACAACCCCTCGAAAGAAGAGCTTCTTGGTGGTTACGGCTGGGAAGCCATCTCGGAGGTTGTATCTTGTCTGGTAACCAAAGACACTGTAGTAGCCTTCTTTGGTCCTCCCGTTGGGGATGTATTCTCCATTCTCCAAGGTATACCGGAGCAATTCATGATACTGACGCATGCAGTTATCGCCTCTTTATACCCAAAGGGGGGACAATGACCAGGATGCCTTTCTCACACATCAGTTTGAGTCTTCTGATAGCTTGTTCTGGCGTAATCTTGTCCGTTGCAGAAAGGATTTGAACAACAGCTTTCAAGTCCATGACCGATAGAAAACTTGGAGCCTTCTTCTTCTTCTTCTTGGCCGGAACCATTTGGATGACGGTTATATTTGTCGAAAGAGACTCGGCCGGTTCAATAGCCTGGACCGGAAGGGTACCGTTATTTGCTTTTTCGTTCATACTTCCTATGATAGCCAATTTGAGTAGAAGTTACTTCTTTTTAGGGCGAACAGAACGATCTTGAAGTGAAGGAAGGCTGATAGAGATCCCCATAGAAGACGGATCATCTAGACTGTAGGGGTTCTTGTTCAAGTTTTTGTTTACCTTGCGGACAATAGCAACCTGTTTGTCCCTCCCTGATTCGTCTTCATTCCTTCCAGAAGAGAAGCCTACATAGGTATCACCGTAAGGCTGTTTGCGATGGGCACCACCCACATGTTTTTGGCCCATGGCATCAAGGATATTCTCTTGAGTTATCTTGGGTTCCAAGTGTTCTGAAGAGAGAAGGCTATATCCTGCCTTTATCTTGTGTTTCTTGCCCTCATTCTTGGGGTGGTCCGAACCTGGCTTATCGCCCGACCATAGTTTCTTTTTGCCAGGGGCAGTGTTCATGCCAAGAGGCCCTGTATAGCCAACAATGGCCCCGCTGCCAATTACGTTGGCCTCTGGAAGGTCTTGGCTTTGGGTCTGTTTCACAAAGGCATTATCATTTGCAGGGATTTTACCAGTGAACTTGCTAACATCGTACTTGCCCCTTGGCACTTCAACAGGGGATGTTTTCCCGGTGTACTTCCAGATATACCACGTTGTAGCCTGAACAGCCTGTACTGGGACGCCAAGTTCTTCAGCAGCTTTCTGGTAATCAGCCACCATTTGAACCCGTTCTTTAGCACTTGGGTTCCGAAGTCCCTTTAGAGGGGTCTTTTCTCCTCTCCAGATATTGATGGCATGGCCATCAAGGACCATATCCTTCTCAACACTAGCAGGGTCCATCAAGGACTTATAGAAAACTGTGACCTTTGGACCTGTTACCAACCTAGTATCGCCTTTTTTCAAGATATCAAGTGCTCTGGTAACCTGCGAAGGGTAAGCATTGATCTTGGTATCCCCCTTTAGCAATCTTTCTGCTGCTAGGAGGTTTCCGTTCCACTTATTTCCAGGTGAGAGAACAGCGACAATAGCGGCCATAACTGGGAATGGAAGATTGAACTGTCTAGCAAGTTCTTCAACATCTGCTTTGGCATTGTGATACCAACGGCCCCAATACTCTTTTTCGGCGGGAGTCGCTTGGTTGTACACTGCTTTGATGTTTTCCACCCCTCCATTTGGTTTTAGACCAAGCTTATCCATTGGTAGGGCGTTTGGCCTCTTTGGTTCCAGGATCCTCGATGCCTCATCCATCTCTTGTTCAACCAGAACGGAGATGAACTCAACAAGGGCGTTCTGGTTCTTGTTCCCGTAGTCGGTGAAACTTTCAATGGTTGTCTTCATATTCTCTAATTAGACATTTTGGTATGTTACTACCCCATTCCCTCGAAGACGGCTGTTCCACTGTAATGGATTGTTCATACCAAAAGAAAACATTAAACAGAATCTTTGAGGGAAGGCCAATTCCATTCGCAAACTTTCCTTACCACCTCCACTGTCAAGTGTGACATTGACTTGAAGAGTTATCGAAGTCGAACACCTGGGGTCAATTTCCAAGGCGGTAATGTATGGGAAGAAAAATATTTGGTTCCAAGTTCCCTTGATAGTCTTGAGGAACTCATGCCGGATCCTTTCGGGAACACACCGGCAAGACTATTCCCTTTCTGAATGACTTTCCAAGTTCCGGCAACCAAAAACTCTTCCTTTGAGTTTTCATGATCTGTTCTTTGTGGGTGTCATAGAACAGAACATTAATGGTGTAGGCGCCACAAAGCACATCCTGTTCAATGGATGTGAATTCCACAGAGCCCCTACATCAGACCGGAAGGTAGTTAGATCGTACTCCCATGAGTGGGAAGACTTATTAGGATGACGCGAAGGCTTTTCCAAACAACTGGATCAGGAAAACCTTGCGGTTCTGAACCCGGAACATGGCAATCCTTTGAATGATAGCCGTGGAAAGCATCTCGGACAGCACCCCAACGGTTCCTACCCGGCTTCTTGGAAGCCAGAAGCAATTCGGCGAAGATCTAGGGGAAGTTGCGGATGGATTTTGTCCGTTTAGATGTAAGGAGGGTTTGGAAAGAATTTTATCCGCACTTGCCGAAACCACAGTCCAGGCAAGTTACACAGCCTGACTGGTAACTGAGGTTGCTGGAACCGCAGTGGGGGCACTTCTTTAGGGACGTCTTCGAACCATCCTTGATATAATTCTTCAACACCCTGGAGATGACCTTGGAGAAGGAGAACAGGTCCGACTCCTTTTCGGCTCCCTTAAGGAGTTGTTCACAAACATACTGGACAGGGGTTCCATGTCGCAAGGACAAAGAGATGGTCCGCGTGAAAGCTGAATTGATGGGGTTTTCAAAGACATTTCCAATGTCCTTGATGATTACCTCATCATCAGACCCCTTCTCGTAATCGTAGTGAAAATCATAACGGGCATGGTTGCTCCCCCCATTATTCTTCACAATCTTACCAGCCCGGACCCTTTTGGGCAAGGTTACGAACTTTGCAAGACCGCCCATAATCTCATAGGGTCTGTCGTTGAACTTTCCAACGAAGATGGTCCATTTCTCTCCTTGGATGGTAGAGTGATAAACATCACACTCCAGTTCTTGAGGCCGCTTTGGAGCGTGGTGGTCCTCAAACACAGGGGTCTTTGCCTTCTTGATAGCCTTCTCGTCCAGGATCACGCCTGCACGAGAGTTCTTCCGGTAGATAGTCACTCCCTTGCAGCCCTTCTCCCACCCACGCATGTAGACTTCCTTCACGGTGTCTACAGTGATATCTTCTGGGAGGTTAGTGGTGTTAGAAATGGAATGATCAATCCATTTCTGGGCCGCACCTTGCATGTCTACCTTGGCAACCCAATCTACGTCGTCCGCTGTCGAGTTCCAATATGGGGACTCCTGGATGTCTGCATCGGTCTTGCCGTTGATTTCCTTCCAGGCTTCAAACCCGGTGTGATAAATGAAGAATTCTTGCCACTTGTCGCCAAGGTCATCGACAAAATCAACACGAGCATCCTTGTCCGTTGGGTTGATTTTTTTCCGGCGGATAGATCGAATGTAAAGAACGTTCTCAATGCCAGAGGTGGTCCCGAAGCCCTTAACAGACTTCGCCAGCATAGAAGTAGAACCGGCAGGCGGTGTTGTTAGATTTGCAATGTTACGACGGCCGTACAACATGTACTTCTTATGCAACTCAGGTTCGGCGTCCCAAATTCGCTGCAAAAATGGGTGGTCCTTCTCAAGTTCATGAGAAAAAACAGGGAAAGGGCCTCGCTCTTGGGCCAGGTCAATGGAAGAAGTATAACTGTTCAAAGCCAAAGTCCGATAGATGTGTTCAACCACCCGAATGCTATCTTCTGAACCATAACGGGTTCCCAAGGCGGCCAAGGTGTCGCCTACGGCAGTCAAACCAAGACCTGTCCTCCGACCATTCAAACAGGCTTCACGGATTTTGTTCCACAAAGCCAATTCAACACTCTTGATGTGGTCAGGTTCCGGATCAGACTTGATCTTTGCCAGGATGCCATCAATAGCTTCAAGTTCCAAGTCTACGATATCATCCATGAGCCGCTGAGCAATACGAACAATTCTAGCAAACTCTTTCCAGTTCATCTGAGCCTGCTTGGTGAATGGCTTTTCTACAAAAGAAAGCACATTCACAAGCAGAAGACGGCAGGAGTCATAAGCAGAAAGTGTAATTTCACCGCATGGATTGGTTGAAATGGTTCTGAACTTCGGGTAACAGTTCGCTGGGCAATACTTCATAATTTCATCCCAGAACAGAAGACCCGGTTCGGCACTTTTATGGGCCGCTGTGATAATTTCGGTCCAGAGTTCATTGGCATCCACCTTTTCAGTGATGACTGGCATTGGAGAATCCACCGGGAACCGGAGTTCGACTTTCTCTTTATTCCTGACCGCATTCATGAATTCGTCAGAAAGGCGAATGGAGATATTCGCTCCAGTCACCTTCTTCAGGTCTTCCTTGACGTGAATAAACGTCCGAATCTCAGGGTGATGCACCGAAATGGTAAGCATCAAAGCCCCTCTACGGCCATTCTGAGCGGTTCTACGGCAGGCATCAGAGAAGTCCTCCATGAAGACTTCAATGCCATCTGTGGTGCCTGCAGCGTTGCTGGTGGCCATCCCTTTGGGCCGGATGGTAGAGATGTCGAAACCAACACCCCCACGCCGCTTCATGATTTCCTTCTCCTCAATGATAGTATGCCCAATTCCAGACATACTGTCGTATGGTGATTCAATCACAAAGCAGTTCGAAAGACTCATCTTCTGGAACTTGTTGCCGATTCCAGCCATTGGAGAACCTTGTGGGATGATATAGCGGAATTGATCCAGGTAACCAAATATTTCCTCCTCGGAAAGAGGATTGGGGTACTTGGCCTCAACTCGGGCAAATTCCCTGGCAAGACGTCGATGCATCTTATCCGGAGTTTCTTCCAGGATTTCGCCTTCTTTGTTCTTTAAGGCATACTTGTCGACAAACACCTTCGCTGCCACCTTGCTGCCTTGGAAGTATTCAGTGGACTTTTCTAGTGCTTCTGCGTACGTAACCATCTATTTTCTCTCCTTATTATACTATTCTTAGACTGACCGAGATGGACGGAACTCTACTTCAGAGTCTCCTATAGCCTTCTTGTTTTTTAACTCACGCCACGTTCTAGCAGCAATGTTCTTGCCTTCCTCCTCCACTCTCATCTGTTCCGCTGTCACATTCTTGACTTCTTCTTCGGAAAGCATAGAAATCCTAGACCGGGCTGTATCAATCTTTACCTTGAAGTTTATGCCATCGATGCCATTTCGGTTCTTGGCAATGAATAAAGTCCCATACCCTGTGGATTTTTGATTCTCTGGACGACCTAGACCAACTACAAAGTCGCAAATATGCGCTTGGGCATAACTTTCTGCCATGTTCGACAAGGTAATAATATCCGAGTCAGCACCTTCCTTGTTGGACTGAGAAGCAGTCCATATTGGAAGATCCAGTTCGGATGCCAAGGAACGAAGCTCCTCAAAAATCTTCTTCAACTCCAACCGAGGAAGTTCGTACTTCTCGGTTGAACGCATAATCTGTGCATAATCCACAACCAAAAGGTCGGGGCGAAAATTATCCAATGCAAGTTTATCGATGAACTGCCGGACAGTGTTCACCGTTGCTGTCCCGGTTGGGAAATACTTGATCCGAAGCTTTCCAAGCCGTCCAGCGTTTGCAGTATAGAATTCCTTGATTTGTTCCTTGCGGTCTATGCACTCCAGGGAGTCAATGCCCAGGAGATGAGAATCATATCGGACCCCAACAGCCCTTTCATGAAGTTCAAAGGTGAAGTGAAGAACATTCTTACCTTGAAGGAGAGCCTGGGCTCCAACATGGACCAAGAAATGGCTCTTCCCTACGCCTGTTGGGGCGATCACTGCACTGAGTTCGCCGGATCCGACTCCACCATTCAGGATTTTCCGGGAATCCAAAGAGTTTCCATCAGTGATGTTCCAGTGTTCATCACGGACGCAAATGTTTGTGTGGATGGTGTTCCGGTAGGTCTCAGAGTACCTTGCATCAATATCATCCAGAGAAAGCCCTGGAGACTGGGCTTGACCCGCTGAGATTGCCTTCTTGATGATTTCTACGGCACGGTCGTACTGATCCTCGGATTGTGCAATCTCCACACAATCCATAATCGCTTTCTTAAAGCCTTGTTGACGACAGAAAGACAAAGCTTGGTTCTTGACATGAACCAAGTCTCCCAAGTCCTTTCTCAGTTTGGTGTTCTTCAGAACTTCAACCATCTGATCAAACAAGGCTTTATCGAGCGTGTTGGCTTCCTTGCCTTCACGCACATAGCTGATCATCAGGTCGACCGACGGAAATTCCTTGTATTGACGGTAATACCCCATGTACTTGTCCGTCATTTGGCGAAGATAGGCATACTCAAAGTAGTTCACATCCATCACTTCAGCCATCTGAGCTGCCCATTGCCGGTCGGTCAATAGAGCCTGGACAATCTTCTCTTGGAAGATACGGTCAAAGGTAAATGACTTCTTACCGCCTTCACTCGTCGTGGACATTCATCAATCTCCGTGGGTGTGTCCTTCCGTCTCTCGCAAGGGGAAGGTCAGATATACAACGGCTTCAGTATCTTTCTTACCTTTTTCGGCGACTCTCCGATAAGCGAGCATCAAGGAAAAGCGGCTTCATCATCTAGACCAAGGTAAGTTTTAAGTAAGCCATACCAGTTCGTTCTTCTTTTCAGCCAATTCGTTTTCGTTCAGGGCCGAAGTAGGCAAAGTTGCATCTGGTAAGCAATAGCATCAAAATCCAAAGAACTTACGATCCCAGATCCCAGAAGCGACTTAATCAGTCCAAGCTTGTCAAGCTTCGGTTGGAAGTTATCCACAGCACCCTCAATCTTGGTGATTTGGTTGTAAGCCAAAGTTGAAGTGCTCAGATACATAAGCTGCCAGTTTCTTCGAATGATCCCTTCACACTGGGAAACAGCGGAATAGACTTTCAAAGGTTTCTTGTCGGTCTTCAAGTGTTCATTAGCGACCTCCAACAGCTTATCAATGGTATGATCCTCCCCCGGTTCCAGAAGGCTCGGAAAGAGCTTTAGAACGGTTTTGAAGCCTAGTCCTGGAACACCTGGGATGTTGTCTGAATCGTCTCCGGTAAGCGTCCTCACCAAAGCATAATTTCGAGCAGGGATTTCTACATATTCATCCTTGCCGACCCTGACCTTGACGATAGGTCCATCATGGAAGGCCTTATCCGCTGGATTGTACAGTTTCACATTGGGTTCATCAAGCAGTTGATAGAAGTCCCTATCCGAAGAGACAATGATCTTCATGGCATTATTGCCTTTGAACTTGTCTCGGATGAGAAAGTTGATTACATCATCGCATTCGGTTTCAGCTACATAAAGCTGACATACTGGGAGATGCTTCAAGGCTTCAACAAGCGTCTTGGTCTGGAGAAGTCGGTTCTCTGTATCTTCTTTAAGCCACTTCTTGGTCGGCTTAGCTCCAGGAGGGAGATGCATAGCCTTGAAGTCAGACTTCACCTTGGCTCGATTGGCTTTGTACTCAGGGAATAGCTTTCTTCGACGAGGACAGCCCCCACCTTGTTCCCAGACCACGTATATCTTAGCAGGAGCAAACTGACAGGTCAGCCCGTAGAGCGCTTTGATAAAGCCCACAACGCCACCACAAGGTTCCCCTGTAGTGGTCACCGATTCGTTGACGGCAAAGTGCCTGATGAACAAATTCATTGAATCAATGATCAGAATTGGCCTTTCGTTCATCAATTTGCCCTCTTCGCAAGTGTAACACCTTTGCGATGATAAGCATCACATAGTGTTCTGCCGTTCGCCAGTCCTTATAGATCAATGCATTTCAGAGATTGTTCCTAATTCACCTTGTCTTATTTGAATATTGGGGCAATATCCTTGGCCATCCAAGCTCTTCTTCTGAGAAGAATGACCTTGGCAATAACTATGATCGGATAGGCACGGTTTACCCTAACTGATACTGATCAGTGCCCAGTAGAACCAAAACCGCTAATTCCCCTGACGGTTTCGGTTACTTCCTCCGACTCAACCATGTTCACATCTGTGGCAATCAGACGTACCAAGAGTTGAGCGATCCGGTCACCAACCTTGAATTTTACCGGTTCAATGTTGTTCATAGATCCCTGTGGATTCAATTCCACAGGATGCCAAGGGTTTCCATTGTGCAAAATCACTTTAATCTCGCCACGGTAGGTAGCATCAATAATACCTCCGAGGGGGAAAATGCCCTTGCTTGCTAGCCCAGAGCGTCCTTCTATTTGAAGAAAGACACCAGGACCGTTCTTGCCCATGGTGGTAGGCATATCAGCCAATTGAAGCCCAGTGCTGACCAGCCTTGTCTCGCCCGGGCGAAGGTCAAAGTCTTCCGCACTGTAAATGTCAAAAGCTGCATCTCCAGGCTTGCCTCGAACAGGGAGCTTGGCTTCAGGGATCAGTTTCTTGAACTTGATTTGCATTAGCCGGAATTCTCCTGTTTCCGCATTTCTTCCAAGGAACTAGCATCGGCACCCTTGTAGGAAGCATGGTCGGTATCGTCATTCCCCATGATCATGGCCTCATCCAGAAGGTCTGCAATGTAGCCCTGGTACTGTGGAACGGAAAGAACCTTAGCACGGAAGTCCGACTTGTTAAACTTCACTTCGTGAAGTACCTCTCCCGTGGCATCATCAGTTACAGAGAAGGTCTTCCAAGCGCCAGTGCCTTCGATCACGAGACGCTTTCCGCCTACTATTACAGGCCCTTTGGTGTCACAGTAAGCCCGGAGAACATCAAAGGTTTGCTCGTCATCCACAACACCCTTCCCGAAGATGATAGACAGTTCGGCAGAACGGAAAGGCTTGGCGACCTTGTTTTTGATGCACTTGACTTCCACGTTAATTCCCACAACTCGATCCTTCTCGGCCTTGATAGGCTGACCGGTCATCACACGAAGACGGACAGAGGAGGCATAGGGAATGGCAGCTCCACCCGGGGTTGTGGTTGGATCCCCATACATTACCCCAATCTTCATCCGCTGCTGATTAATCAGCAACAGGATAACTTTTTCATTGGCGATAATGTTGCTGATTTTTCTCATGCCCTTCGAGAGAACACGAGCCTGGAGACCGATTGAGTTGTCTTCATAGTTCCCTTCAAGTTCTGCCTTTGGCGAGCAGGCAGCAACGGAGTCCCAGATAATTACCATAGGCACGTCTTTGCCCTGGGCATTGTTCATGGCACGACACTTCAAAATGGCCGTCTCAGCCCACTTGAAGACTTCCTCGGTGCAGTTGGTCTGAATGAACACGAAATTCTTCTTGACATCCAAACCAAGATTTTTGAGGTTCTCAGGGGAGGTTGCGTTCTCAGTGTCAATGTACACAGCAACGCCACCCATCGCCTGAACAGACTTGGCTGCTTCAAAGGCAAGGTGAGACTTCCCGCAGGAAGGAGGGCCCTGAATTTCAATGATTCTCCCTTCAGGGAAGCCACCTCCCCTGCGGTTGCTAATCACGTAATCCAAAAGCTTGGACCCGGTGGATACCCATCGTTTAACGGTTGTAGGAGCATCATCATCCCCCAGATTGAACGCTACTTTCTCGCCAGCCTCTCGATTGAGTTGCTTGATGAGCTCAGCGGCGTAATCCTCGGCATTGTCAGTAGCAGAGGGAATTGAAGCATCAGACTGCTTTACGTTTTGTTTCTTTGGCGGCATGGGCTTCCTTTTTGGCTATCCCCTGGAAGGGGAGTTTCCCTCAGACAGGGTTAAATGAATTATCGTTCTGTGGTTCGTCATCGTCATCAAGTTCTTTGATAAGACAGACTCCAATGGTAGAACCACATTTCTGAAATCTCCATAATCCACTAATGACACCCTTATGGAAGTAAGAATTCTTAAAGACCCTCTCAAATTCCTTGGGGAGCATAATGTAGTGTTCGCCTGTTTCTAGGGACTTGAACTCAAAATTCACTGCCGAACGACCAAGGTAGAGTCCAGTAAACTTCAAGGAGGCTTTAAAAATATAATCCGATGGATTAATGTTCTCAAATTCGTCAGCCTTCACTTTTGGTAGGACTTTCACATGCTTATTGGCGATTGGATCCCACCGCATCTCGGGTTCTAAATGGCCCTCCAAGTAGAAGGTAATCCAACCTTCTTTCTTATGTCTCCAAATGCTCCAAGAAGGCCTCTTTGGTCGCTTAGGAGTAAACGAATTGTTCATTATCCAACCGCGCGCTTTCTTCTCTTTATTTCGCAGAGAAGTTCGATTAAAGTGGATTCCCCCCCATCCTCCTCTTTGGGCCTTTTTCTAAGCCAAGGGATAACTTCTACTTGGCTTTAGAAGGAATCAGATCACAGTCCTTCAAATTGTTCTTCCACGGACTTGATTGCAGCGGGATCACTGACACCGTGGGACAAACCAATTTCGTCACCGTCGGAATCCTTCTTGGCACCGGCCGAAAGGTAGGACTCCAAAATGCCCTCTAGTTCGTCACGGCTTTTCACCTGTTTGGTGAAGAACTCCTGAAGATTCGGGATGCTGTCAATCAACTTCTGAACCTCTTCAGGCGAAGCAGCCAGTTTAGACGGCTTGGTCCGAGCAATGATTTTCACATCATTAACCGGGAAAGTCTTGCCCGTCTCTGGCTGGGTAAACGTCTTGCCAGATGGACTGACAGTAACCTGAAAGTCATATCCCTTCTCTGGGCTGGTGACATCCTCATCGTGGTAGTCAGGACTCACCAAGATGCTGTAGATCTCCTTGCAGATCGTAGGAGAAATTTCCCAAATCTGCACACCCTTTGATGCCTCCTCGCGGACCAACACCGGAGCAAAGTAGCGCGGCTTGGACAAAAGCCCTCTGATAACGGGCCAGGTGTTCTTGTCAGACCGCTGCTTCCGCAGTTCTGTCACGAGATCCGCAATCGGATCGGGCAGACCAAACTGTGCTGGTGCCACCAGCCGGAACGGCGAAAGAGACCTGTTGTCATAGTAAGCAACCTCTTGAAAGGGCTGTCCGTTCTGATCTTGATACGGTAGGAAACGTACGTTGTAAGTACGGGGACGACCATCTTCGGTCAGTGTAGGCTTCCACTGAGAGAACGGAGGCCCCTTTTTTGTCAAAGCCCTCTTTTCGCCACTCATGACTGCAAAACGATCCTGGACACTCTTGATGTTGTATGCCATTTTATTTTCCTTTGGGTTTCTTTTGGGTTTTCTTGGGGTTAAGCTTCTTGGTTTGACTTTGGGACAGCACTATCGCTGTCTCAGTAAGTATAGACCTAGAAGCGATTGTGATTCTAAGGAAATTGCATCTAATATCCTAATACTTTCGCGCACTTAGAAAGTGCTGAAATGGTGTGGAACGTGTGCATGCGCTTGCAAGTTCCTACCCCAGCAGGGAAGTTTTCCCACGGTTCCGTAGAACGGTTGTACGAACGGCTTGCTGAAGTACCACGGCAAGCATGGGTTCGTTGTTGACTGGAATGGCTTCCTCACCGGGTCGCAAACGATCTCGGATGCTAGAGATAGCATAGTGTTCGTTCTCTGTCAACTGGACTCCGAAGCTTTGGAGCAGGAAAAGAGAACGCAGGGAAACCGGGATGCTTACGAGGTTTGGATTGATCTCGTACATGATTCCCTGTTTGTTATGCCACTCTGAGTTCTTGGGCAGATAGTAGTCCTGCCTGCCGTTCCCGACCTTGCCGATATCATGGAAAAGACCAGTGATAACAAGCTCTTCAGACTGAAGATTTGCTTCATAGGCTTTGTTGAGCACAACCATGGTCTTGAGAACTCCAAGAGAGTGTTCTACCAGCCCTCCAGGGTACGCTCCCTGGTATTCGGTACGGGTAGAAGCGGGGGCCAAAACGAGTGATTCTTCCACTTTGTCTACGAGAACAAGAAGTTGCTTGGCACGATTGCTAGGGCCAGTCACTTTGTCTCGGATCAACCGTTTGAAGGTCTCGACGTTATCAATGGCCTTCTGAAGTTCGGGGCTAATCTTTGCCATGTATGTACTCTACAACACGGATGGAGAGGGTTGAACGTAATTGCAACTGTTCAAAAGCGCGAAGCCCTTAGAGGGAAACGTGTTTCCGAAGAGAAAAGAGGTATGTCTTTAGAACCAATGTTGCACAGCGTATCCAACATCGGCAAAAGATCCTTGTGGATATCCAAGATCAAGGCATCGTGAAGGATAAACAAAGGTACTACCCCATCATTCCCTTGGATATGTTGAAGGATATTCCAGAAACCATACATGACCACATCCACAGCCGTGCTCTGAATGTAGTAGTTCAAAAGCATGTAGGTGTTAACTCCTTGGGTGTCAACTTTTCTGCCATAATAACTGTATATAAACCTTCGATTGTTTGCCTCGTATTCTTCCAAAATACGACCACGAAGAAGAGGCAAGGAAAAGAATTCAGAAATCGCTTCCACAAGGTCCATGGCATTTGGAACCCCTTCTAGCTTGGTCATCAAAGTTTCATAGCTGGCCCCGTAAAGCTGACTCAACAGCACCTCTTTCACCAATTCCCTCGAAATCCCCCTCATCCCCATTTCACGGATCACAACAGAATACAAATCCTTTTCCTTTGCAATGCCCTCCAAGGGTGGAGGATAACCAAGAAGAGGGGGGGGGGAAGGAAAATAAGAAATAGAAGAAGAAATAGAAGTAGTAGTAATAGTTCTAGTTAAATTAGAAAGTAATAGAACTAGCCTTGGTTCCAAAGAGGAATAATCCAGGGACATTACTTGCCCTTCAAATCCAAATCTAGAACCAAGAATATTCCTTTGTTCCTTCGGCAACAAGAGAATGTTTGGTCCTTCTAGGGTCTTAAGCCTTCCCGTCCTTGTATCGCATCTGGAATATACCACCTTCCCTGCATATCCTTCATCATCTGGCTTAAAAGTTGCAAGCACATGAGGATTTGTTAATTCCTTGTTGGAAGAGTGAACCATCCAGGCTCTTGGGTCAATCTTGGCTCGCTGGAGACAAGGGAAAACCATATTCCCACGTTTGTAATGGGTAAGGTAATAAGTCAGGTCCAGGTTCCCAAAATGTTCCACAAGTTCCTTCCCAAGTGCCTTCAGGGCTTCCGTAAAAGCCTTTGGGGGCATCGCAAGGCTCCAAGGCACCTGAGATACGTCCAGGCTTCCCAAAGCCGTTTGAAGGGCCTTTACGTGGCTTGGCGGTGGGAAAGAGGGAAGGGGTAAGGAATAGAGCTTTGAGATCTCCTGGAAGGATGGGGAACCGTAGACGAGTGTGGCATTATCTGGGAGGACTTCGCCGACTTTTCGGAGTTCACCTGAAGGGAGGCAGAGAAGGTGCTGTTTGAAGCCAAGGAAATGCTTATGGATGTAGATGTCCACCATGCTGTGATGGTGAACATTATGGGTGGGGTTGTCAATCTTTCAAGGTTGAAGTATTGGGGTTTCTAGGGTAGGGGAAGAGTGGTTGCATGTGCCGTTTTGGGCTATTGAGTATTTCTTTGTCTCTGTCGTTCAAATTCATTCAACATAACCTGGGCATCTCGGATGGTGTTGATAAGGGATCTATAGCGTCCCCAGCCGTCATATGGGGAAAACTTGATATCGGTTGTAAACGAACCCATTTCAAGCTTATGGGATAGGCCGGTGACGAAGTAATAGTTGTCAATTGTTGTACCGGTACCAAAGTCCACGAAGAATTTGCTGCCATACTCCAGGAGGGGGCAGCCAAGGCAAGCAACATTTAGGTCGCATGGGATGACCTGAAGAGGCAGGCCACCAGGAGACTCTCCATTGGGTTCTAGGGGATCTTCGTGGAAGGAGCGCAAGAGGTTGACGGTGGAAAGCTGGGCGTCTTGTTGAGTAGAGAGGGCTGCTGTTTTTACCATTGTTCCTTGGGAACCTACAATGATATAGGGGCTTGTCTTCATCATGAATTCTCGTAACCGTTGAGGACCGCCATTGATTCGGTACAATGGCGGGTTTGAGTCTTGGATCTGTTCAATCAACTGAGCGTTTCGAGCAGCTTGGATAATGGAAGACGCGACCTCTGCTTGGGATTGGACAACACCTTGATTTCCACCCTCAATGGGTGGAACAGGCTGAATGGTTCGGAGTTCTTCATCCCGATTTGCTTCTAAGAGAGCGGCTTGGGAGTCATAAGAGGTAGTGTTTCGGTCAAAAATGTGAATTCGAAGAATTGATATAACAGATGCTCCATCCGCATTCTCTCCTTCAGGGACGGCGGATTTGCTTCTTGGAATACACTCAATGTAGTAATCAAGTTGCGGTAACCGAAATGTTCCATCGGGTGTAACTGTCCGCAGGAGATTCTCTATTCTTGTTTGAAGCGCCAAAGAGTCTTGGGCTGTAGACTCTGCTGTGCCAACTCCAAGCTGGTTGTCAGTAGGGGTTCTCCACCAACTTCTTCCATTTCCACCTTGACTTCGGAGTCCATAGGCAGCGGCAGCAGGGTCTTCGACTATGGTGTGGGCCAGGAAGTTGAGGAAATCCTGGAGGGACATATCTGCTGCTCTTGCAGAGCTTTCCATACGGTACCGAGTGTATTCCCGGAGGAAGAAGCGGGTATCAACAGGGAAATTAGCAATGTTCAGGCTTCTGGCAAATCCAGCATAAACATTAAATGGATAGAAGATGAGCTGGATGTCATCGAATTTGTGGGTCATGGCAAGAGGTTGGCCTACGAAAGCCATAAGGATAGAACCCAGGGTAATGGATGGCCTAACTTGAAGTCGCGATAGAATTTGGTCCGCTTCATTGATTTCTCTTTGAACGGATCCGTTGTAAGTGATGTACCTTCTACCAGCCGCCCTACCTTCTGGAGTGTTTGCTGTTGGGGAAGCAGCAAAAGGGTCCACTCCACCCTGGGAAAGTCTTTGTAGCTTTCTGGCGATGTTGTTCTGAATAGTGGACCGAAGGTCGTTAACCCGACCCCGACTACCATTTGAACCGTAAAGGTCGTTCAGGGCTGTTAAAAGGCCCTGAACGCTTGGATTGTGAGAACTGCGAAGAGCAGATCGAAAATTCCTCAATTCTGTCTTCATCTCATTGGTCAACAAAAGCTGACCATTGGAATCCCCCGCTGCATCCAAAACCTGAATACCGCGAACTTCCCGAGTCCCAAGAGCATTGTTCTGAAAGAGTCTTCTTCTGAGCTCCCCAATCTGCGTTGAAATGTCTCGTACAGTTCGTACAATGTCGCTAACGCCTGTTTCGTCAGAAGAGATGGTTTCAGTTCGGAAGTCATTAGCCCCTTTCATCGCCAGTGAAAGAGAAATGTTCACTTGCCCAGATTCATCAAAATTCATGGAAACATTGATAATTCCATACTTCTCTCGGCATCTCATCCCATTCAGAAGGTCTGCATAGGCATTCCCAGCGGAAGGAGGGTCGGGATGACTCCAACCATACTCAATTAGGATTTCAGTATTGCTGTAGAGGTCGGGGCGGATAAAGTCTGCAACCTCTGCAATCCTGGTACGGTCATGGAGGACAAAGTCCATCTTGGCTGTCTTAAAACACATGAATCCAGTTGTCGGAACAACGTCAATGTTCAGACTCTTGAATGTCATGAAAGGCCGAAACTTGTCGAGAACCGGAGAAGTCCTCCTAGAATTTCCTTGACCACCAGCCATAGCATTAGCACTTTGTTGCCTATCTTCATTGGCATTGACTAAGGTCTGCGGTGACGTGAAAATTTCCATTCCAGTCAAGGTGAACTCTTGCTGATCACCATTGAAAGTAGACCCTGAAAGGTGGTTGGCATCCAGCATCAACCTTCTAGTGCCGTCCGCAGCGATCTCGGCACCATCCAAAAACTGGATGAGCCCTGGGGCCTGGATTCTGTTGGCTTGGTTGGTTGGTGGACGACTAAACTGGAATAGAACTTCCAGGTATGGGACGCATCGTGAAATCTCGATGGACGGAAGGCTATTCATGAAGATGGTCACGGCATTGATGTTCTTGTGAATGGGGAGAACCCTCACCGAATTCATCATGATCCCAGACAATGATGGTGCCGTGTCTCTGTTTGGGTTAGCAAGGTTCGCATTGATGGTGGTGACGCCAAGAATGTGCTGGATGGAATCCTGGGAACGGTTCGTTGAACCCTTTATTACTCCAGAGTTCCGAGAGGGGTTGCTGTTGCCATTATCATCCCCAGGACCATAGACAATCTTCACAATCCGGTTAACAGCCGCAACAAGGTCCGTATCTCCTGTCAGAGAACTGTTGGTATCACTCAGAATTTGGTTGATGCCGTTTACAATGTCATTGGACGTATAGCCGCCAGTGGAAGTGTCAATCAGCAATTCGATGAGCTTAGTCTCATGAGCAGGAACAGCAGGTAGATCAAAGGAAGAACTGGAATCCTGACCTTGGATTTGAGACAAAGCAATGCGGCTGGCAAGATCCCTGACCGTGTAAAGGCCGAAATACTTGGATAGCTTTTTGATTGAGTCCTGAAGAGGAATTGTCGTCTGTTGCTGATTAGCACCGGCTGGCATATTGCTTTACCCCCTTTTGAGTCAGAGGACTTTTTTGGCCAACAATTATCCAACGTACTTAGAACAATCCTTCAAGTCTGGCACCTTGATGATTGTACCTACTGGAACCTGTAATCCCCAACCAATGTCACTAGCAGCTGCTATCAGCCACCAAAGTCTCCCATCTCCGTAGAACTGCCCAGCTAGAATATCCAAACGGTTGGATTCTTGAAGGACAATTTCCTGGAACCGAATGTTGCCGTCCCTGATGTTTTGGCGGATTGCAGGGACGGCAAAAGAAGTGCCATATCTGTAACCTAAGCCAATAACCGGTGTTCTACCGTATCTCTTCATGGCTATCTCCTACTTACTCCACCGGCACTGGTGGTGCCTCCACCATTTCCGACTCCATTGCTTGAACGCGGTTGTGCTGCTGCGAGAGCACTTCTCATAAGCATTTCTTCTCGTTCTGCCTTTGCTCGATCCTCTGGCATTCCGAGTGCCCAGGCCTTCATGGTGCCACCGATATTGTAAACAGGAGCTGTCATGAAGCCTTCCGAATCCAAACCAGGGTTGATATCGTGAATTGGGGCAAACTCCATTGAGATTTTGCAGGACATTGGCGCTCTGGCATTGTGTCTGCCGGTTTCCCAGCGAGCATCGGTCCAATCAAAGCGAAGAGCCTTGATAAATCCAGCAAGCCCCTTGCCCTTGGTAGATTCAAAGGCTTTCACAATCGGGTTCCCATTATCCCCGGCAGAATTGAAGAAAGAGGCTACAGGATCTTGCGTGTTATTGTTCGTGGTCTGATTGCCGCTTTCTTGAGGTGAGGATTGTCTATAAGCAACCCTTGTTACCTCGGCCGGATCAGGACGTAGGTCATATTGAGTACAAGCATAAACGCCTTCTTGCCCAACAGCCTCCCCTGGGACAACAAAATGGTAAACTTTCAGATCCGGGTGGTCATTTGAGACTGTTACGCTAGTAATTCTAACTCTCAAATTTTGAGATATTGTCAATGGTTCCCCTGCAGGAGATTCTGTCGGGATAATCGACCTTCCACCGGCTGCATCTGTTCCAGTAAGGGAGATAAAACCTCCTTCGCTTGCTCCACGGGTTCCACCTCTTCCATTTCTTTGTGTTTGATTTGGCTGGGAGGGTGAACTTGCAAGATTTGACACTCTTGGATACCCAACCAACCTGCGACCTGATCCTCTTCCAGGCTGAAATGGCAATGGTGTAAGAAGAGCATGTTCTCCGACATTATACTCTCCGTCACGTCCCATCCTTTGAGTGACTTGTTCTAGGTTCCGCCTCATGGAAGCATTGTATCGGATGTTCCCTTGTTGGCCCTGAAGAGCAAAATTGGAAGAACCGAGTCCAAAAAGCCTTGCTAAAGCAAAACGGCTATAGTTGCTCTTCCAAACATCTCCTAGTCGCAATCGTACCAGCGGGGAAGCGCTTGGAACCTGTGAGAAAGGTTGAATGAATTTCTCGGTGGAGGTTCCAACCTGTCTTCCTTCAGTGTATTGCGGGTAAACCAAAGTAATGAGCTTGTTGATCTTGAACCACATATGGTCAAAATCCATCTCATTAGTTGCTACCACCCGGAACTCCAGGGAAATAGACCTTTGGGTGTTCTTGTAGATGAGTGCCTTGCCAATCCTTCCATACCCGTCTACCTCGGTGTACTCTGGATCAAACGAATCTGACATGTTCTCCATGAAGGCATGAAAAGAGATGATTTCATTGGTCCGAATGTCATGGAAGTAAAAAGGCATATACTCTGCTTCCAGGTGTTCTTCCATTGCCTTGACTTCATCCGCTGGAATGCGATTTCCATCAAGGCCATCTGGCCCCTTAACCTTGTGCAGGTTATTCGTCCGAAGGTTGTTTGACAGGTTCTCCGTGGGGTTATTGGATTGGTCCTGAGCGTTTAAAAACGTAGCTTCAGCACGGAAAATGCTGTTTGGAATCAAATACATTGACTTGGTTGTGTTTGAACCCCAAGCCAAAGCATCTCGGTAGTTTCTGCCCAACCGATCAATGGAGTGAATTACCGCTGGGTTTAGACTGGTTTCACGGTTCGGCCCCACTCCAGCCTCAGCAATAATTCTGTCTACATCTGAAATGTGTTCATTTACCTCGCCGTTCTGGTCAATCAAAAACCCTGCATCGGCATGGTTCAAAGCCACATCTCCGATCGTGGCAAGAATGTTGCAAAATTTTAGAAGCGGTGAACTGTTCAGCTTTTGAATTAGCTCAATGGGACCAAGTGGATTGCCGAGAAGAGTCACATCGTTGACATTCCTTGGCCGATCCCCTTCAGTGTTTATAACCCCACCCACGGCCATTAGCACGAAGTCAGTGGTAGAACGAATGATACTTCTGAGAATGGTATTGTAATAACCATGGTTCTGTGCGATTTTAACAGCTGTAACACCCGGTGCTGCAACGCCAAAGAAAATGTCTACCCCCTTCGAAACAGCTTGAAAGTAGTCGTGAGTGGTCTGAACAGTTTGAATGCTAAAATCAGTATTCCGAAATGCCGATACTTCATCGGCTTTCCCAAGGTAAGATCCAAGCCGTCTCCTTCTTTCAGACTTTGGTATATTCCCTGGACGAATAGGATTGGATGGCTTTCTAGCAGCAATAATAACCCCAGCAGTGCCCTTGATGAGTCCGCCAATGGTTAGGGCCAGGAGAGCAGCCGAAGCCACAGAAGCGGTGCTGGAGAGCCCTGCAAAGGGCGCCATCCAGTTGTTCACATTACCATAGGAGAGCACCGGTTCCCTCTTGATGTTATCATCCAGGGTTGGTTTGGTGAAATCAGGGTTGATGTCCTTCATAATCTTGATAGGACTTACACGAGTCATATCAATCTTCTGACCGATACGAGCCAAACCTGGAGCGAGAGCAGCACCACGAACTGCAACCTGCTGGATAACATCATTTGGATCTTGGGGGATGTAGTACTCCCCAGAAGCTTGGAGCATGGTCAAAAGACCAATCTTCTTCAGGTCTTTTATTTTCACCAAAACAGCATTGTCGACTTCGGATGTCGGGAACTTCCTTGGGACATGTTTTCCAAAGCTGACCTGGGCAAATCCAACCCCAATGTTGCTTTCGTCCTCTGTAACCGACGCTGTTCCGCTAGAACCTGGTGTCTGAACAGGAATGCCGTCTGCCAGTTCAAGACCGGGACGAGGAATATAGGTTTTACCAATGGTAAAACGATTGTTCTCAAATTGAACCTGTCGAACTCTCTTTACGAAAGCAGACTGTTCGCCAAGTTCATTGACTTCCTTGTAGATATCAACTCCCGTTGGAGCTGTTACAGAGGTCTTCCCCTTCTTGATAACAAACTTCCCCCCTTTGGTACTGTCAACATCCAAAAGACCAGAATTGGATGTATTGTTCAGTTCCACCTGAGCCGACCTGCCATCTGGAGAAGGGGGTTGGAATTTCTCCGAGAAGTAGGGTTGCCCGTTCTCCCCGGGATCTTGGAGCCCGGAAGGGTTGCCAGAACTATCAGAAAGACCAAATCTGCCCTGAATGGTTGACAGCGGGAATTCGTTTTGCGTTTCGATGGTTACGGCTGTAGCATACCTAACCATCTTTGAGAGGACTTCCGGCTTGAAGTCATCCTTATCAATTTGAACGGTATTCCCGGGGCCTGTATTTTCCAGTACTGGGACAATACGGTCACCATCCAAGTTTCGGATAAGGTCGGCTAGACGGCGGGAAGTGGTTGACATGCCTGTAACTATCACTTTCTTGCAAAGTAAAACAGGCTAACGAACTAACCGGCCAACCAATAACAAGCCACATTACTTCAGGAGGAATTGTTCCAGTGGAAGAAGAACCTTTTCTTCAAAATCCTTGGCCATCTTCTTGATGGCTTCTTCTACAGCAGCCCTTTCTTCTTCTGGAATCTCTTTGAGCAAAGCTTGGTATTTTTCAGTTTTGATGATGTCTTCGTACTTCACGACCTATTACCTCTCAAGCGGATTATGCTTGATTCTGGTTGTGTGAGGACCAATTCGACGGAGCATTGCGAGTTCCAAAGCGTCCAATCCATTGTTGTCAAGACGAATAGCAACAGTCAGATTAATGTTGAAGTTCCGGTTTTGAATGGTGTAGTTGCCCTCTGATCCAAGTCCAAGGGTATCGCCAAGTCTCTGGAGAGACTGTTCAATTTCAATTGGCCGAATCCCACGGATTGTAGTTGAGAGTTGGTTCAATTCAGATACCATTCCTGTTACAACCCTGGAGACCCTATCAAACTGAACACCTTCGATTTCAGCTGTAAGCTTCGCCACCATCGGTCGGATGGCTACGACATTACTCATGAAGGTTCCAGGTTCACTATTGAACTGCTTTTTTAAAGCATCCAGCGAACTGTTGATGTTGGTCATAGCCTCTGCGATCCCAACAGAACTGTTTGGTAGACGATTACCAGTGAGAGACTGCAAACTGTTCCCAACCTCAACGATTGAGTTTACCAAGTTTATAAGCATGCTCTTTTGATCACTGGAGATTCCAGTAACACCCTGGAGCATGGCTTGCAGTCGTCCTCCTACCAGCGGGTTTAGTCCCGAAGATGTCCTTGGGCTTGCCAAGCTCTCAATGATGTTGTTCAGGCTTTGAAGAGGAACATCCAGAACCATCGGCGGAATAATTCGACCTTGACCCCCGGCAATCTCCCCAATGCTACGAATCATCCCAGGGACACCGCTAAGAACTTCAAAGATAGCTTTGACGGCTGTTACCTTTTGACTAAATTCTGCCGGGTTCCCGATACTATTGGTAATATCAACCAATTGAGGAGTTATCTTGCGCAAAATTGGAACAAATCCATTATCTGAACCGGTTCCCCGTAAGGCCAGAAAGAACATGTCGAGAGTGTATTGAAGGTCTCTCAGCGTAACCATATCCCCTTTCAATTCTTGCCCAGCGGTCATTCCTTTCATTGAACGAAGCATCTGTGGAACATGGCTTATAACCTCAAAGAACTTCTGAATTCCCTCCATCCCTTTCGCCATGGCAGTCGCTTCTCCTTCGCTAATGCCTGCGAAAACTTCTCTCATGCCTGCAACCAGTTGAGGCAGATCCCCTCGTACTCTAGTAAAGAAGGTATTGACAAGCTGCATCATGTTATAGATGGCTCCAGCATCGGCTTGAGTGCCTCTTGCGGCTGGACCAGTATCACCACCACCACGTCCACTTGCCGTTACAGCGATCATTGAACCCAAACTGGCTACTGTGGAGAATAGCGGTCCAATCACAGGACCGATTGCTTGAAGTGTTCTAGCTTGTCCTGGATCAAGGCTGGTAATGCTTCCTGTAACTGTTGTAATAAGCGTCCCAAGTCGAGTAAATAGATCTGAAGATGTAATAGTCCTCATAGTCTCTCGGATGAAGTTGCTCAAGTGTTGAACAACGCCATGGAACTGAGCCCCACGGTTCATCTCTTTCAGCAAAGCAGCACTTGGTCTAAGACTCTGAGCCAAATCCCCCACTCCTGCAAGGATTGCCGGAATAACTTGGGCGGCCTTGACTTGGGATTCAGTGAAACCAGTGCCTATGTCTTCGGTAAGCATCCTGACAACCGAGCGCATGAACATGTTGAGCTTATTGCCAACTTCATTCACGTACTCAGTCACAAGGCTAATTCGACGCCCCACAGTATCTCCATTGAGCTGGGCCATGAAATCTGGTTCTTGTAGAGCTTCTGAAGGAGGTTTCAGAGCATTTCCAAGGTTGGCAATTCCACCGAGAAGATCACCAATGATTTGAGCAGATTTCAACTCTCTCTCGCTACCCGAGAGTTGCTGCACGTTGTTTCGGATAGAATCCAGTATTCTTGTGATTTGGTTTCCAAGAACCGTAATGGTGTTCTCAACTTGACGGAGGGTTTTTCTTTGTTCATCTGCACCAGCACCACTAAGGAAATCAAGAATACCTGGCTGTGTAGCTGCAACCATCTGGGCTACAGAACTTGTGAATTCACCAATTCCCCTCATTACATCAATGAAAATACGAGCCTTTTGGATGAATCCAGGCCCTGGACGGAACTGGTTAATCGCTTGCATAACTCTCAACCCTTGTTGAACCATCACTTCAACGGTTGCTGCAATAGCTGCTAGTCCAGCAGCAATAGTAAGAGCCCCCAAGCCGCTTCCAGCAAGAGCAATACTTCCGATCAGAGCCGCAATAGCTACAACGCCAGCAGCCGCAAGGAAAAAGGTTCCAGTGGCAGCCATTACGGCAACTGTTTTCTTAATCTTTGGCATTTCTATGCGGCCGAATTTCTTGACGAGTTCATAAGCAGCCTCAGCCATGACGGCGGCTGTAACAAGGACAATACCCAAGCCTACTCCAATTCGCGCAACCATCCCCATGTTAATGTTGATGGCACTAAGCATCTTGACAGCTCCAGCAATGGCCAGCATCGCCCCTGCTGTAGCAACCATAGCCAAAGCTGCCCCGGTTATTGATTTGGTTGTCAGTTTGTTATCTTGTATCGCCTTGGCAAAACGGAACAGCGCATACATGACCCCAGCCATGCCGACCACAACAAACACGGCAATAGCCGTCATCTGAACAAGAGCTCGTCCCCAGTTTACACGAGACTCACTAGCAGCCTTAGCAGCCTGTTCGGCACCTTGAACGGCGCCTGTTACAGCACTTCCAGCTTTGTTTGTTCCCGGGACTGCTTGGACCTTTGAAACGGCTTCAGTCACCTGAGAGACTTGTTTGCTAAACAGGTTCTTCGCCGAGTTGAATGCCTTACTAATCCCCCCACCGCCGACAAAGCTAAGAAGACCCTGAGAGAAAGTTGTGGCAATGGATGTGGCAATAATTCTCCCAGTCATTCCAATCAAAGCGGGACCAGCCAAAACTGACATAACCTCAAACAAATTTTTCCGAATCCAAGGTTTGGCCTTGGTCCAAATGACCGAAAACATTTCCTTCACGGCTTCCCAGAGGCCAGGACCAGCCGTTTTAATAGCATCAATAATCGGATTCAGGAGTTGTCCCATGAATCCTTGAGCGCCAGAAGCCTGGTCTTCAATCCCAATTTTCTTTCTACCGGATATGACCTCTGTAATAAACTTGATACTGTTCTTCAAGCCCTCCATGGCAACCTTGAGGAGCCCACCAGCAATGTTGCTTAAGGCGAGGAAGAACTTCTTGAAACCATCAAGAATTCGCTGCCCATTCTGGGAATTTCCCTGGAACCAAGAGAAGAAGTCCCTCTTCAGACGTTCCAACAGTTTCGGCAAGGCCATCCGAGGGTTGTCGGTCATATCCTTGAAGAAGTCCTTGAAGGCATTCGTGACATTGTTGAACATGGCACGGAACTTTTTAGGTTCAAATATGTCAGCAATGCCATTGAACACGTCCTTCACGCCTGGAAACAAGGCAACAAAGGCCCGCCCAACTTTGATGCCTTCAAAATAGGCTATTCTAAGATCTATCCGAAGTTCTCTCATTATTCGTCTGAATTCTGCGGTTCGTTGAATTCCGACGGTGAACCCCTGGATGAATCGGTCAATGAACCCCCCAGAACCAAAAGAAGACATGGGTGGCACCAAACGTTCAATTGAGTCAGCCAAAGCCTTCATGGCTTGGACTTGTGTCATTTGGGTCTTCTTGGCAGCGTCAGCCTTCTTGGTCACTTGGTCATAGGTCATCCCCTGGTTCTTCATTGAGAACACAAGGTCGAGTGCGCTATCTTCCAAGCCTGTTTGCTGTGCAAGCAAAGCTCTTTCCTGCCGTGTCATGTTTTCAACAGAACGACCGGCCTGGAAGAAGCTCTTCCTCAGCATTTCAACTCTCTGTGCTGGATTCTGTGCTTTCATCATTTCCAAGGCATCAACATTCAAACCAAATGCCTGAGAAAGATGTGCCGCGCCATTCGCAGCATCCTCGAAGTTATCGTATTTTTCAATAACCCCCATAACCTTGGAAACTTCAACGCCCAACCGACGGAAGTATACAACAGCCTGACCAATCTCCTTTATGGCAATACCACCGAAATGGCGGAAATCAGCCATAAGAGTGCCCATATCCCTTGAGATTTCCTTTGCGGAGCCTGCGGTTCCATTAAAGGCTTTACTCAACTGGTGGGAATAGTTGGTCATTTCTCTTAGGTTATCTGTTACTTGTTGCCCAAGAGCGAATGAACGGGCCGCAACAGCTTTCTGACCCTCTTCGGTAAGGCCAAGCCCTTTGTAATAAGCTCCAATGGCCTCGGCATTCCTCATGAACTGAATAGCAAGTGTAGCAAATAGCGGACCAAGGTTATGAGCATATTCCTGTATATACCTCAGTCTCTCAGCAAGGGGGCCAAAAATTCGAGTTACTCGAAGACCCGTCTGTGCCAGTTCCCCCCTCATAGATCGAGCCATGTAAACAATAGCTCCACCAGAAGTCTCTTTTAGGGTGCCAAACTCTTTGCGGACGTTCTCCAGTGCTTGCAACAGTTCTGTGTTGGTCCCCCCTTGGTCAGACATGTGAATGAGACCAGAGAGCATCTTGAACGGGATAGCAATGATTGAAGCAGCTAGGTGCCCTAGAGAACCTACAAGCCCCGTAACGGCCCCGCCCACTGTATGGAGCATGTTGCTAGTGAACCGAAGTCCTTGAACCAATCCATCAAGGGCTGAGAGGGCGACGACAAACCTCTTTGCCTTCTTAGTGATCTTGTCGAGGCCATCACCAGTTTCTTTTTCTTTTTCTACCGCCTCCTTTAAGCTATTATTCATCTGTTCAAAAACATCCTGGTTGGTCGCTCCCAGGGTTTTTGACTTTTCAGTAGAGTCCGAAATGGCTTTGTTTACTTCCTCAATATCTCTGACTACTTCTTTGTAGTCCATCTTCTGCATGGCAGCAACAAGCTGGGTGGTCAGGGCTACCTGATCTTTTGCCAGTTTGGCACTAACTTCCAGAAGCTTGTTCTGTTCGGCCAAAAGCTGGTTTAGCTGTTGCTGTAGGTCAAGGTTGGTAGCCATCTGCAATTTCAAGTCATAATTAGACTTGTGTTCAAAACGGCTTAGTCGTTTCCACACCGTGACCAGAAGTTGAAAATAAGCAAAGGCAAGACAAGATGAGCAATTACAAACTTTCGGCAACCGGGAAGCTCTTCTTTGCTTCTTTGGCCGCCTATCTGGCAGGAGCGAAAAGCATTATCAAACTGAAGGGCACCCCAGAACAGATTAGGGCTTTGACCAATGCCATAATGGCCTCGAAGGAATTCCAGGACGAAATCAGCAGAGAAGGGGCAACCGTTGAGTCGGTAATTGAGAAAATGCGGTTCAAAAACATGACTGCTGCTGATTTCAAACGGATTACAGGCAAGCCATTTCCTTTTTGATAAATCCCTAAATCCCAAGTTAGAAATGGCTAGTCAACAAAGACCAAACCTATTTAAGACTGGAAACTATAAGATAACCAGGTCATAGCGCTTAGGCTTAAAGCTTTTGAAAGACGACTTACAACGTTGCAAGAAGTAAGAAACTATGAACAAGGCTCAGTTGAAGAAATTCATCCAGGAAAGTGTAGCGAATGCTCTTCGGGAATGGGATCGAGGAGACACTGAACTTTATCAATCTTCCAACGCTGACAAGTTGCTGCAACAAACAGACCAACACTTGGATAGCCTAAAAGCTTTGGCGCGGGTTCTTTACAAGAAACAGGATGCTGGAAGCCTCCAGATACTCAAAGCCATGAATGACTCTCTAAGTGGATTTGTTGACAAGGTAACCAAAGCTGTTCGTTCTGGAAGGATATAATATGCCTTTCATCAAACTTGCTCAGAAGGTTTTCAAACTCATTAACCCCTCTGGATACCACAAACGGATTGCTGTCAAACTGTTTGAACTTCCAAACGGGTTGAAGGAAACATTCTTTGTTGACCAGGACAGTGATTCAGTGCAAGTTCTGTGCATCACGAAGGATGCACAGCCAGACGTAATTCTGGTCCAGCAATTTCGAACAGGGCCAGAACAGGTGCAGTTGGAACTACCAGGGGGCGCTATTAATCCTGGAGAGGAGCCATTGCATGCAGGCATAAGGGAGTTGAGGGAGGAGACAGGATACGTTGGAGATGCAACCTATATGGGTAGCCTCCCTTATTCCCCTTACTCCAACGGAAGAAGGCATTGTGTTCTGGTGATCAACGCGGAACAGGTTGATACCCAACGCCTGGACCCAAATGAGTTCGTGACGCTTCTGAAGATGCCTTTAAGGGACTTCCGTCTAAAGATAAAGAACGGTAGTATCCGTGGGTTTGACTTCGGATATATGTCCCTAGATTACCTAGGCAAACTATAGCCTAACCACCAGTCGCAACCGACTCTGTAATGCTTGGGAACTCTGCAACTGCAATCTTCTCCTCTGACGGCGAGGGGTGAGTTGCCGAACTGGGAATTCATGGTTCAGACTTGATGGTTACGGCCATATCGGAAGTTCTAACTGTAGTAGTGCTTCATGTAGATGCTTTTGCTTAGCCCATAATCGATCAGAACAAGCCTTCCGTCCTTTGTGATGCCCCACGATGAAACCTTGGCAAAATCACCTGGAAGCATGTCGCATTCTTTCATTATTTGAATCAACATTTTGACAAATGGGTTCTGGAGCATCTGTTCGTAACCTGGTGGTTCAAACTGCCGATGTCTTGCACTTTGCATGTTTTCGGCATACCAATAGGTTAGAACAGCTCGTAGCTTCCCGACATCTAGACCTGTCTGTTGTTTGAAGGCGGTATCCGAAGCAAGGAGTTTAGCCCGTTCCATCACAATCCAATCGTAATTCGGACTTGCTTTGAATATCTTGGCAAATACCCCCTTGATGCTGGTGCAGTCTTTAACCCTTGCTTCCATCTCGTTCTGTTCTCTACCGGCTTCATTAACAGCCAGTTTCAAGACCATGGTACTGTTAAGCAGAAAGACCGTCCTAGCCGTACCTTCTCCCAGAAGCTTCAAGCCCTGAGCATGACAATATGCCAGACGTTCTTCGTACGTTGGTAGGCTGGAAAGTATTCCCAAAGAGAAGGTTGGTGTCTTTGCCGTGGAATTCCTTGCCACTGTCTTTCGAAGACTCCTAGTGTCTTCCCGAACCATGGAACGTATGAACAAAGGTAGTCGATTCTTATAGATGGACATGTTATTCCAAGCTTTACTTCGGAATAGCCTGAAGTCCTTCGTTGAGCATTTCGATGTTCTTTTTCAGAACATCTTCGGCCAACTTTTCAATAAACGACTGAGCAGGGTAGCTATAACCCTCAAAAGTGAAATGGCGTTCTGCCCTTGGCAGAGCACCATTCTTTAGAGCTTTGTTTTGCTTGGAACGGAATTCTGAATAGGCTTGCGCAATGGTCATAGGGTTGAATTCCCCAAGGTCCAACGTTTCTCCGTTCTTGAAGAACAACTTAACCGTCCCGCCAGTTTCAGGTCCGGCATATACCACAGCATCTTGGTCAAATCTTTTACCTAAGTCCGTAGCTGTCTTCTGGTTAATCTTGAAGACCATCAAAGACGGTTCAATGCTGTCCTTCAACTGTTCTGGTGGACACTTATCGTAATCCACATTCGGGTCTTGACACTCCTGCCAATGGCCACGAAGCTGGATGTAACCAAGACCATTCGATCGCACAAAATTTTTGAGAGCTGAAAAGTTCGTCAGATTCGTATTTTTATCGTTCGCTTGACGCCAAGAAGTCAGAATGGCAAATCCCTCATCCTTGGCCTTTTGAACGTGCGACATGATACGACTCAAAGAACTTTCAAAAAGCTTTGCCTTTTCTCTCTTTAACTGTGCTTCAAGGATTTCTCTAAGATTGTCAATGGTCATATCTTTAAATACTCCGTGTTCAAACGATAATTGCAGGGAATCTAATTTTGATATCCTCCCCGGCCTGAAGACCGTAGGTTCCTACGGAACTAAGGCAGCCTGTCCGACCATAGGCCGCCTCAGATTCTAGGCGGCTGAAGTATTCTAGGACGTCTACGCCTTCCGCGCAACCCCCTCCTTTCAATAAACGGCGAGGATTTCCCAGCACCGGGTCAATTGCCAAGGAACGATTGAGTTGGACGTACACCTATCGTAGACTTTTGCATCTAACCTTCCCAGCAAATCTGACAACGTGGTTCGTAGGCCTCTGTACCTCCGATGAAGTTAACTTCCTTGTTTTCTACCTTCCGGTAGGTTCGGTTGGCATCCGAACGGCAAATCACGCAAATTGCCTTGAGCTTGGTGACATCATCAGCTTTAGCCAAGACCATTGGTAGGGCACCAAATGGCTTCCCAAAGCTATCAAGGTCAAGTCCCGCACATATAACGCGGACACCAGCACCAATTAACCGGTCAATCTCTTTTTCTAACCACTCCGTATTGAAGAACTGGACTTCATCAAAACCAACAAGGTCCAAGGCATCCAGATCCAGCCTCAGAGGTTCTTCCTGAGTAAAGACCGGTTCTGGTTTGATGCCCGTCGCTACTTCAAGGTCTGTCTTGGCATGGGACATGATCCTCCCCACCCCATACCTGTAATCCATTCCAGGCTTGAATACCCTGATATTCTGTTCGGCAAGGGCGGCTCTCTTGACTCGACGTATAAGTTCTTCCGTCTTCCCAGCAAACATCGGACCGCATATTACTTCAAGTTTCGCCATGGTTCTCAGTATAGTACATAGACCTGGCTTGCTTGAAGGCCTTATGATGCTTTCTGCCGATTCTTATAAGATGTGTTCCCCCTTCTTGGCAACACGTTTTGTTGGTCCTATGTGAACCTCTGAAGTTTTGCTGGAACCTGCGAACGTGCTTTGCTGGTGAGACTCCGAATGTCTGGGGTATTGTTGTGGTAGCCCCTGCTGGTTTGCCCATTCTGGGCTTCAGCTGCCTTCTGGATTTCCTCGTTGATCCTTTTTATCAACCATCTCTTGTAGGCTACAGGGAACTTGTAGTAGTCCCCCCAGTGAGACATGCCAAAATAGTAGCCCAGAAGGAAGAATGGTTCAAGGATAAGAGCAACTCTATCCTGCGGTGTTAGGCCAAAAAAAGGCTGCCGTCATCGGCAGTGCTACAACCTCCGAATGGCCGCAATTCTTGCACTCGAACGGGTGGCGCATGTCAATTCCCGGTTCGTGCTTGTCAATGTACTGCCTCAAAGCCAGCGAATCCCGAGCTTGCATGAAAGTGATAAGTTTACTGATCTTTGACCTATCGGTCTCTCCATCAATAGAAAGAATCGAGTAGAACAACCTCGTCGTCACCACGTTGCTGTTCTGAAGCCCCTTTTTCTTCTTGTTCTCCATCAAAGCAAGGATCTCTTCCTCTTCCTTCCCCGTCAGGAACCGGAAAATTACCGTCCTGCCAGAGACAGGCAGCTTGAAGGCAAACTCATTTTGACCTGGAACCACTGGTTCAATATCCAAGGTCTTAACCTCCAGGTCGGAGAGGTTTACAGCAAACTCCTGTCGGGTCTCGCAAGAAGGGCACTGAATCATTGGATTATATTCAGCCCCATATCCCGTAATACGAATGGCCACCATCAGGGCATTTCGGTCACCAGAGAGGAGGTCATTCACTGAAATGTTTGGATCAAGAAGACAGGAGCGAATCAACTCCGTGATGACTGTCCCCTTCTTGATGAGAGCCGGGGAAGTCAAAATATCCTCCTCCTGGGTGGTCATGCCCTTGATGTCCACACTGTCTTTCCCATGCAGAGGAGACTCGGTAGGATACACCAAGCCTCTACTGGGCAAAGGAACACTGGCACTTGGAATATCAATCCCAAGTTCCTTCTTGGCTACCTCCACCCTGGACACCACCCCTGGTTCCCGAGCACCTTCAACGCTTGCTCTGGCAGTGAAAATTGAGTTCTTTACTTCTCTTGCCTCTTCTGGCGTCATTGTTTTCTCCGATTTGCTTTAGCTTGCACGATGGCACAACTTTTGTGTGCTATTTGGTTCTAGCTATTAGCTGAAGAAAAAAATGGAAGGGAAATCAACGCTTTTGGTTTTCAGTTGCAAGAAGTATAAGCAAGTTCATGAGCTTCCTAGGCTGCTTAAACGGGAAATGAGGCAACTCTATCATGCTTTCGGAAAGCATCATTGTTTCACTCTTCCCCACCGGAATACCTTGGAGAATCTTTACAGCCACAGGATTGGAGGGAAAGGATTGAAGAGTTCTATTCAGGAAGTCTTTCACTGAATCAGGGATTTCATATGAAGCTTCAGGGGAGAAAGTTGTACTTGGTTTGAACTGGAAAGGGTTGTAATAAGGATATTGCTGCCCCTTGTTTCTTCGCTGTTCGATTTCAGCTGGATGAAACCTGGAAATACGATATTTCTGAATATGAAGCTTTTTCCTGTAGTACTCGTGAAGAGCCTCCTGAATCAGGACGGTAAGCATAGCTGTGAGTTCCCTTTTTTTCATTGGCGTTACTTTTTGTAGTATGCTAGATTCACGGCTTCAGTAAAGCCTGAATCCAGAATAACCGGTCTGTCTCCAATGACCCCCCAGGAATCCAGTTTGGCAATGTCCCCGGGTTCATACTTGCATTCTTGGATAATCCTAACAATACGACTAAAAAAAGGATTCCGAGAGGCTTGAATGAAATTCTGCTTATCAAACTCGGATACGTTCCGAGCTTTACTATGAAACGCCCCCTTGAGACCTGATTGGAATGTACGCCATGGTAAACCTGTAAGCTTTTCAAACGCTTCAGGGGTCATAGGAGAAGCCTCCTCAGTAACCAACCAGAAGTTATTTGGGGACACTTCAAAAACTTTCGGGAATAGGTTGGTAACAACCGAGGCGCTAGAACAGACATGAGATTCAGCCTCGTTCTGGCCTATTCCGCCAGGGTTTTTGGCCATTTTCAAAACCTTGCCACCACCAAGTTTATAAACTACTCTCCCTTGACCCTCGCCAATTTTATCACTTTCCAAAGTGGAATTAACATACCAAAGAGCTTGGTCAAGGTCGTTGATCTTGCGAAGCTGATCCAGATTAAATCCTTGTTCCCAATCCACTGCTTTTGCTGAAGGCTTTACTTTGGTGATTTTGCGAGTAGCATCATCAAATTCTTCATGCATATACGCTTCTAGGACGGCTTCAACGTATTCAATCAACGTAATAGATTTTTTCATTTTTTTGTTCCAGTCTGCCAGGCACTATTTGGCAATAAAGTGTCGGGGGAGAACGAGACCAGACCATCTTAGGTTCGCTCACACCTTTAGGTAAATAGGTGGAAAATGCGCTTGGGCATGGGCATACTTCAAATGTCATGAACACTACTGCTTCGAATCCACAGTCAAAGCCTTTCCTTAGCTTGATGAATGAATTGAAGGGAAAGACTGGAATTGATCTCCGTGAAGAACTATGTCGGATCTTTGATTCTCAAAAACCAACAGGGATTCCCTGTCCAGTCCCAGGTTGCACCCACACAAAGTCATTTGTAAGCTGGGGTGAATTGTACGACCATTTTCTTGATGGCGGGCACAAACGAGACTTCTTTAACCTCTACCGGGAGAGGTATCACCGACCTTATAGCCCTGCCAGCGGACTGGAGTTCAAGTACGGTGTTATGGCTTTGATGCTGGCTCAGATCATGCAACCAACTAGCGTTGATGACGCTTCCAAGGTTATCCGAACCCGCAAACCAAAGCCGAAGAAAACAACTGCGGAACTCATTGAGGGCATTCCTCAGCGTCCGAAGAGGGTAAAGCGTACAGAGGTTCAAGTGTCACTCCCTGGCCTCCAAGAGGCTTCAGAGGGGACCGTTGGAGAGAAGGCGGAACATGGTCCAGCCGAGATCCCTGTGGTTGTAGAATCCACTTCTGCATCTGTTGCTGTTCTTCCTCATAGAAACACAGGTGCATTTCATAAGGTGGCCGAGTTCATCCGGAATTCGGATGAAATCAACCTTGTTTGGAGAGGGAAGGTGCTGGAAATGTACATTGAGATGTTCCACGGCATCCCACCCTGTTTTCACTGCCGTTCAGCAGAAGGAAAACAGATTCACCACCAAAACCCTTTGTTCCATGAGATTGTCCTGCTTATGTTAAGCAAGCTTGGGACTACAGCAGAAAAGGTCTGGGAAGCAAAGGAACAAGGTAATGAAATCCCTCTTCAAACCGTCTTGAAGGAAGTAACGGCATACCATATGAAGGAAGGTAGAGTCCTTGCAGTGCCCTACTGTTCAGACTGCAATCAAGATGCAGAACTGAAGAGAAGAACAAGAAAGAAAAAGGGTTGTTAACCTATTCTCAGAACTGTAGAACAGCGTTGTCGTAACGGATAGTCAGAGAAATTTCTGTCTGATCCGATCCTTCGTAGCTAACATCGTTGAAGTTCGCTTCCGTAATCCAAGCCCCCTTGATGTCCCAAAGCTGGACAACAGTTCCAACAGGATCCAGCATTTTAAGCTGGATATCCCGTTTGTAAAAATCCGCGTATCCAGACCGGCCGGATACGGACTCGTAGCATAGTCGCAGCCACTCCATGACTTGCTGAGCACCACTTGGGCCAATGGCATCGTGAAGTGTCACGGTCATGGTGTTGAAAGTGGTCTTACCAGCAATGTAGCGAGTGGTATTGATCCAGTTGATTGCCACTTCTTCCGTAGTGAACGTCGGACGAGATGCCGTCTTCACAAGAAATGCATCCACACCCTCAATTGCCAAAAGGAATTGCCTCTTAGCCAAGGGCTGGAACTTTGTGGCCAGCATGTCTTCTACGCCGAGTGTGGTTGCCATCGTATTTTCCCCTTTTCAATCCGGATTTAATTCGTAAGTATACGAGTTACTTCCTTTTCCGCCGACCACGCTTCGCTTCCGATATCCCGGAAATATCCGCGTTATCCGGCTTCAGACCCGCCTTCGCTAGAACACCATCGGCTTGCTCAATATGGTGAATAGCCGCATCAATCACTGAAGAAGGCACATTCGTTCCATGTGCCGCCATGATTCTGCCAGTAACCATCATAAGAAGCTGTGTCGCGTCATCCAGTTGATCGTCAGAAGCCGGAATATCCTCCATAGCTTCCTTGATGGCCGAACGAACAGCCTCCCGGATAACAGTCCCAAGTCCCCTCATGATTACACCCATTCCCAGCCAAGAACATCCAGGATGGAACTCGCCAGTTCCTCTGCCTTTTCATCCTCGGACGACATGAGAGCACGCAAAACACGAGCCATACCTTCTCCAGTCTTCATAAGGTTCATAGCCTTCATCTGGCCCATGCCAGCAGCCTCCACAGCATCCACAAAAGTCTCCAAGTCAGAACCTCGAAGTTCCATATCCCAACCGCCCAGGTCATCAATGGCTTGCTGAAGTTCCTCTGAAGACGGAATCTGGCCAAACGTTGATGAACTCCTCTTTGACGCACTTTCAGTGCGATAAGCCTTTTTTAGCGTTCTCGACTTGGAAACCCTTCTATTTTCCGTCAGACCAGCAACCTGACCAAGGGTGTGAATTCCGCGAGAATTGCCAGCAAGCTCGGCATAATCTTTGTCGTGAACGTCACAGACCATATCTTCCCAACCTTCTTCAGCAGCAAAGATCGGGTTAAGGCCCATACGTTCAGCTTCAGAACGGCTCATATGGTCAACGCAATAAACACTACCATCACTGTCGGTATAACCGACAATTTCACTGGCATGCATCTCCCTCAGAACCTTCTTGACTGTCCTTCGGATGCTTTCAGCGAGGTGACCTGAAGAAATTCTGGTCACCTTTCGAACTGCATGTCGTTCTAGACGTGCTTTAGCCATTCCCTTGTGAACAGCCTCGGCGATAAGCTTTTCAAGACTACCCTTTGTTGTTTTTCTCTTATCCATTATATCCTCCTCTTCCATCAACCCCAAATCATCTGCCTTATCCAAGGCATTTTGAATTTCCGCCCTACTCCATCCCTGAAATTCCGGAGATGAAGCGATAAAATCGACGAAAGCATCATCCCGACGGGCATCTGGCGCAAAAACAATAGCGTCTACAGCCGCTTCCCGATTTTGGGGGATTTCTAACCATCCAACCATGGCCTTGATGTCTCCAGGTTCAATAAAGTGTGTCTTAAAAGACCGAGAGAACATTTCGGCATCACGCACAGGATTGAACTTGCTATTTCTGTTTCTCATTTTGTATTATCCCTGAATGAAGTTGCCACGATTGGTGAGCACAAAGTCAATCGAAAGGAATTCCAGTGTCTTCGTAGGCACCAGGAAAATCTTGCCACGAATGGTTTTATTTTCCACGTCAGCCTGTGTGGTCGTGGTGGTGTCAATTACCACTTTATAATTATCCACGCCTTGTTGATCTTGAACCCGCTTGAAGATTGGGTTCACAAGCTGAGAGAAACGGGCAAGTGTGGCTTCCTTGTTCTGTTCGAATAGGATTCTGTTGGCGACTCTACGCACTTCTCTACGAAGTGAAATGAGCAACCTACGGACATTCACACGGTCCAAAGAACTCTGCCGAGCCAGCACCGTCTTCTGTCCCCAAACGACCGGTCCCGTGCTTCCAGGGAAGGAAACGATAGGGTTAATGTTGACCGAGTACAACGCATCCATGTTTGCCTTGGACAACCGGACAACTGGTTCATTTGTTGTGTCTAGAGCACCTCTAGCAAACCCTGCCGGGGCGAACCATGGGAAAGCTACTGCATCGTTCTTGCTGAAAGCTCCCAAGACGGCAACGCTTGGTGGAACTCGAACGACCTCACGGTTGAATGTGTCTCTCAGCGTCACATCAGGGAAGTAGGCAGCAGCAAAGGAACTATTCAGACCACGACCTGAGAAATCTGTTGTGGTAAAGTTCACACTGATTCTCTGGGAATCAGAGGTTACCAGTGTATCGTTCACATCTCTTTCTTCGATATCAAAGATAAGCATCGCATCAAACCGGTCTTCCGTGGCACGGATAGCCGTGTCCGTTACAAACCGATGACGAATTCCTGGAATTGCCAACAGTTGTATGTCAACTTCCGAGGTGTCCTTAAGAAGTTCAATTGCCTTGGTGTAAGCCGAGACAGTAGATCCAGCCGAGAACCCACGAGAGACAAAAGTCATTTCTTCAACAATGGCCTTGTTGGTCATTTGGGCCGTATCAGAGTTGAAGATACGAACACCATCAAACCCACCCTGGAATGGTACTGTGAACTTGGCTATTGCACGAACACTTGGTTCTGACAGATCGTTTACAGTCAAAGCCCTTGTTTTAGCAGCAAAATTTGTGGTAATGCTTCCTGCTCGAACGTAAGACCACTGATCAAGTTTGGTAGAGTCAGCAAGATTGGAAGCTGAATTATAAACGACCTTGATGTTCTCAAGGCTGAAAGCGTTATTGTTGAAACGATCAGCATCCAATATACCATTTGCGGTCGTATCAGGCGCTCCTTCGTTAGAACCCGTAAGAGGATTCATCCAATCAATGTGGAAGTTGGGGAAATACTTTGCAAAAGATGAAATAGTTGGATTTGGAACGTAGCTGGAATTCGGATCTGAAACCGATTCCATCCGTTCAAACTGGACCCCCCAGTAGAGGGCCTTATCGGTTGTCTGCGTTGGCGCCAATCCACGAGTCAGCTTGAGTCTGAACGGAACAGGAGGCTGCACAAGTTTGTGGAAGGGGTTAGTGGACGTGAACCCAGCCGTGTCCGTGTGGGCAGGCATAGGAGCAGTCCCAGAGGTCACCAAGTGAGGTAGACCACGGAACCCCATGGGGAGAGCCGTCTCTGGCATTTCCCCATTTACCACGTCGTCAGCGATCTCTACGCGGATGTACCGACTACGAACAGGATAAACCCCCTCGGTCGTCAACTTCTGCTTTCCCTGGGAAGCATCAAAATTATAGAATACACGGGTGTTACCGATGATGTTACCGATGAAACGTGGATTGCTTGGGTCAAGTGACAGTCCCCTCCACTGTTCCAGGACAACCCGATTGTTGTCATTGTCGCCAAAATCGCGAACCAGAAGGTCAAAGGTTCCAAAATTTGTGGTGTCTGTGGTACTTGGCTGAATATTCTCAATGCTGATCTTCAGCTTCGAGTTTGGTTCTTCACCATCTCCCAAAGCCCAAATCCTGAACAGGTTAACGGGATTACCACCGAACTTTTGAGAGGTAATCCACGGAGTTGCAGCCGTACGGAACCGGTCCTCAAAATTCTCAAAATTCGGAACCGTCAGTGTTCCAGTGTTCCAGGCCTGAGAACCTGTCAAAAGAAAGGCTACTCGTTCACGGTTGTTGTTGCCTGGAACAGTAGCACCAGAAGCAGCCGGGATGATTCCTGAACCTGTAACCACAGCAAAGGCTGGATGGATGTCATATTGAGAATAAAGGACGTATCCTGCATTTTCAAGCTTCTGCGGATCCTTGTTGAAGATCCTGCCAAAGTAATTCGGAGCGGACACATCAAAGGATGCAGTAATGACGTTACTATAAGCCGTCTCACTAGCCTTGTGCCCGTTCAAGAACATTACGAATTCTTGTTTCCCTGATCCAAGGTTCACAGCTCCAGTGATAGCTCCTCGAATGTTTGCAGGCGTAGCAGGCAGTGTCTTGTCAGGAACCGTCGAGTTGGTGTTGAAAGAACTGGAAAGCGTCAGGACAACGCCCGAAGCAGCCATCACTATGCCACGAATAATCGGTACTCCCTCAGCAGCCTGACCAGCATCCGTAAAAATGGTAGAACCGTTTGACTGAGACATAAACGTCCCCAGGAAATAGGTTCTGCCTAATGGCCCGCCGCTGTTTGCATAAATGTTTGCACCTAGGTTGCCAGAAAGAGTGGACTGAGGCTGTCGGTCTCCAACGACAAAACCGGCATTGTTGACTTTGCCTTTGTTGTTTCCAGAGAGAACTCGCTGTTTAGCATCTCCAACACCCAAAACACGAAGAAAGGTTACTGCTTGTGCATTCCGAAGCCACTCGTTGACTGCAAGAGGGGCATTCCGGTACAACGGTGTAGGAGCACCAAACTTTACCACGAAGTCATTCATCGTAGGCAAAGTGATAGGCACAAAGGCTGGACCTTTGAGAGAAGTGCCAATAACACCAGCAGGTACCCCAACCGGTTCAATCGAAGTAGGACCAGTTAGGTTAATTTCCCTTGTGGTGACACCAGCGCTTTGAAATCCTTGAGCCATTGCTTAAACCTTCCTGACACAGCTATGCCGTAAGTATAGGCTTTCAGTACATTTGTAATTATCTTCAACGAAGAAAGGGCAATCCAAGAATGCTTTGACATTTCATATGGATCAATTTTCCTAGTTTCTCCCTGTTCTGAAGCCTCAACCATTGTTCTTGGGTAAATCACTCATCAGCAATCTATTTGGTATTTCCCAGCTAAAAACCTTCAAGACTCAATCCACAGTCTGAGGAACCTTTTGACTAGCTTATAGGAACTGAACACCGCTCTGGGTCACAATGAAGTCAATTGCGATAATCTCGACCGATCTTGTTGGAACCATTCTGATTTGAACATTCATCCGGTTCGCATTGATGTCGGCCTCAGTGTTGTTTGTGTCATCGCAAATAACCTTGAACATCTCAATGCCAGCCCTTGTTTGCACTCCACCAAGGACAGCAGTGAACCTCTTTACCAGTTCTGTCCTGGTTTGCGTGGAAATTTGATCAAAGATGAACCGGTTGGCAATGTCAACAATTGTCTTCTTGACATCTAGAACCATTCTCTTGACGTTGATTGAGGACAAAGCGCTCTTCGCTTGCTGCAAGGTGTTCTGTGACATAATCACATGGCCCTCACGCGGAAACTTCACGATTGGGTTGATCTTGACTTCGGTAAGACGATCCCTCTCAGGCTGATTGATACGCACCTGGGTAAGCGTCACAAAATCCAGAGCAGCCCGGTTGAAGCCTGCTGGTGCAAACCATGGGAAAGCAACCCTATCGTTGTATCCAAGGGCTGCCAAAGCCCCCACAGACGCCGGAACAATAACCTTACGGTTGTTCGTCGTGTCATCAATCACGATGTTTGGGAAGTAAGCGGCAGCGTGGTTGTTATCTACCACCCTAGATTCAAAGTTGTCTGCCGTTGCCAAGACATCAATGTGCTTCCCAATATCCCCATCAAAAACACGGTTCCCGTTGAAGTCGTAATAGGGGATATCCATGATGTACATGGACAATGTGTGTTCTTTAGTCTTAGTTCCTGCATCATCAGCCACGAAAGAGTCACGGATCCCTGGAATCACCAGCAGATTGTGCTGGGATATGAATGGATCTGTGATGATCTTTACTGCGGTCTGGTAGGAAAAGATTGAAGCATTATTTTTTCCAATGCCGTTCTGGTTATAGTTAAACCCTGGAGAGATAAATGCGCCGTTGGCTCCTCCACCGGCTTCGGAAGACGTCGCTTTGTCATTCAGCTTTGAAGCATTCTTGTCCAGGATATTCACGCCATCAAACCCACCATACATGACCGTGGTGTACTTGGTGAAGTCTGAGAAACGGTTGAAGTCAGAAACCTGCGTGCTCTTCATTAGAAGAGTGGCCAGAGTTACACGAGCTCCATTTGTGTCCACGATAGTGTAATCAGAGGGATCCACTACACCGTTGCGGATGTAAGCCGTCTCCTTCATGTGAACATCAACTGTGCCTGTCACATCCGAGATAGAGGTGTTACTCAGAGCCACCCGGGCAAGTGTAAACTTGTTGTTGTTGAAATCATCAACGCGAGAACCAGTCACTAGCACATCCAGCTTGGAAATGCCATGAAACTTGGTCAAAGCAGCTACAAGAGCGTTAGGTTCGTTAGAAACGTTCGGGTTAAGAACATTTACGTTCCTTTCTGTCTTTACGCCCCAATAGTAACGTGAATCAACCACTTCATTTGGCCCTGGATACCCTTCAAATACAGCAGAGGCCGAAACCGCCCCTCGGGTCACCTTGAAACGGAAAGGCAGTGGTGGTACTACTGCGGCCAAAAGACGGCCATCCACGTTACCAGAGAGCCCAAAAGACCCAGAGGCACCAAGACGGATCAACGAACCAGAAACACCACCAACTGGAAGGCCATCCGTCATGGTGGTGTTAGTGTTAAGGAATTGGAATCCACGGAACCCAAATGGTAGAGCCAATCCTGGGACCATCTTCCGTGTCACAGCCTCATTCATCACCACTCGGATGATTTTAGACTTGTTTGGATTGCTTCCATCCTTCACCAGACGACGGTCTTCAGGGTCAACCACGTCAAAGGAAAAGGTAACCTTTGTGTCACCAATCACCTTCGCAATGTAGTTGTCCGAATCTGGATCCAGAGTAAGGTCATTGAATTGTTCAATGACCTTTGGTTCCACATCCGTATCATTAAAATCACGAACTATCAAAGAGAATGTTCCGTACTCGTTCCTTGGGTCTGCTGAAGCCTTAAGGGCGGCAATTGAAATCTTGAATTTGTCATTTGAGAAAGCACCATCATCCAGTGCTTCCACGTAAAACAGGTCGTACTCTGTCTGGCCAAATGGCTGGGAGATAAACCAAGGAGTCCTTGGAGTAGTGTAGCGAGTATCAAACCGGCCAAAAGCATCCCTGAACCGAAGAGTCGTATCTCCAGACGTTGTGGAAGTGTTACCTGAACCAGAAACCACTCCAATAGCATTGGAACCGGTTGAAACACTTGCAATCTCATCGTCAACTGCAAAGTCGCAGTACAAGAGATGCTTCTCTGTCTCGAACTTGTCAGGATCCGTGTTAAGAATCTTTCCAATGTAGTTCTCATTGGTTGGATTCAGAGATGCCGTGAGAATTTTGAGGCCTGCAAATCCATCGGTTGTCCCAAAGCTGGTACCTGCCGAACTGGAGATAACCAGCTTGAACGCCTTGTAGGTTGGACTTGATGCACCTAGGTCCAGAGTGGCAAAGTCATCCATCTGCCCCGAAAAGGTGTCTGAAGAAGACATCACCATGATCCTGGTGTCGTAAGCAGTAAACAAGACGCCACGCACAAGGTACACGTCCGTAGACGATCCTGTCGTGAAGAAAGTGGCATTGTCCGAAAACATCGGAAATCCATAGACTTCCGTCCCTGTAACCACATGCTTCGCTACGATAAACTGAGTTGCACCCTTGAATCGAAGGTCGGTTCCGCTAACAGCAGAACCGGTAAGCTTGAATCCAGCATTGGTCACCGTGCCCTTCGATAGGGTGGTTTCAATATCAGTCTGAGTGCTGTTTGCTCCAGCACCAAGAACACGAATGAAAGTACAGGCAAAGCGGTTATCCAACCACTTTTGCACGGCATATAGAGCAGGATACTTTGGATTCAGATTCCCAAACTTCGCTTGGAAATCTGCAAAAGAACCCAGTGTCACAGGCACAAAAGCTGGCCCACGACTTGCTGCACCAACTACGGCACTAGGTGTGCCAGATGGTTCAACCACCTTAGCAGACAGGTCTATTTCTCGGTCGTAGTAGCCCGGGCTTTTGAATACTTGGTCTGGCATTGCTGTCCCCTTGTTTCCCTCGTGCTGCTATAGGTGCGCTGTCTCAAGAGACAACACACCAACGGGCAACAATCAGATATCAAATCGTCTTGGATAATTATGGTCCTATACGGACGATTCCATTTCACTCGACTTGTTGCTTTTCACCTGCCTCTTGGATCGTAGTTATGAATTCTTCCAAGCTTTCAAACCCAGAGGCAAAATAAGCCGTCTCACCCTTCTTTTGGTTAGCCTCAAGGATTCGAACATATTTCGTTTCCGGCCTTCCTGATATCGGGTTATAAACGGTCTTTTCCACAAGGAACTTCCCATTCGTTGTTGGTTCTTGAACGGTTGCTTCGTCTTTCTCAATATCCGTGAGAGTGAAACTAGGATCTTTTGGCCTCTTTGGCCCTTGTAGACTGTGAACGCGACCGGTTGGCACCACCGTCTCAAAGGATATGTCTGTGGCTGAAAGAGTTCGTTTTATAGGAACAGGATTGCCAGGCCCATTTAGAGCGAGCAGAAAGGCTTTCACCGTTATCTGAACAGTGTAACGGATCACTCGCTTATCCTCTTTGAAATCGTCAAAATTCTCGGCAGAATTTACCTCATCCGACACATCAGCAATGAACCAATAGCCCTTGGGTGTATTCAACCTAAACATTTTCCCCTGAGGCAGTTGAGCGGCTAGAAAAGTAGAAATGAGGTAGTTCATGTGGATAGTGTAAGAAGTCCAGAACGTTACCTCGTAGGTTGCCGTATAAAACTGTGGCTGTGGAATGGTAATGATCTCCCAAACGTTATCTCCAAGTTTCGGGTCAAGAAGAGCCCCCTGAGCAGTTCCTTGATCCTTATTGGGTCCATAAGTTCCTTGTTCCCTGGTTGATAGTGGATTCCCAGGATTCAGGTAATCAATGGCCAGCTTGTTCAACAAATTCTGATAATCACGATCTTCCTTCGCCAACCTTCTGCGGATGACCATCTCCCCTGTGTGCTGGTTCATCCCACGGCTGACAAGATCATCTGATGTCTGTGAAATGCTTTTCCTCCGAATAGAAATGGCCGGAAGAAGAAGCTGCTTATTTTTATCCCGAGGAGGCCGCAGCCTCTTCACCAATGCAAATCTCTCTCCAGTTGCCAAGATCACATAAGGCTTATTAATGCTTTGAGGCCCATTTTCCCCGTCTGGAATAACAGTGTTCCTAAAGCCAATCCGTTCGTCAAATAAGGCGTGCAAAGCTATGTCAACATCCTCTATCTCACAAGGTGGAATAGTGTACCCGTCCGAAGGAGATGTCCCTTCATATCCAGTCGGAAGATGATCAACCGGTTTCCTCTCGTCCCTCTGTATGTCAAAACGAGTGCTATTTGGCTTCGGATCCACCATGTGTCTAATTAGCCCCCCCTCTCCCTATCAAGTTATATAACTCTCATCAACCCGAACACGAAGCTTTCACCCCAAACCAAAACATGGCCGCAAAGGCCCCTAGAAGGCCCGTGAGAGCTTGAAAACTTTCCCCTAGGGGGTAGATAGCATACCAACCAAGAAACGCCACAGAAGCCCTCCTAGGGGCTGGGAAGAAGGTAGTGAGTTCCGAAGAAGAAGGAAGGCTTCCAGCTGTTTCATTCGTCGTAAAGTTTATTTGCTTTCAGAGTGGTATCCACATCGACTTTACGAGGGCCTTCACCAAGAGCGACTGGGGGAAGATCATCACCAAGTCGTTCTCTCACATCCCGGATGTCTCCTGTTGGACCTTCTGGCGTCTCTGAAAGTCCTCTCTGCTGGATAAAAGGAGTTGGAGTAGGATTTTGGTCATTGTCTGGGCGGTAGAACTTCTTGGGATCAAATTCACCTGGACGAACCAGTTTACCGATAATTTTGTAACCGACATCGTGTTCTACCTGGCCAAAGTAATTGTTGATATTAAGCGCAGATACGATCTCGTACGCTTGTTCGCCATAGGTAAAAAAGTCCCCCTCAGAAACGACAATCCCCTTTTGGTCTAGGTCTCTTGCCTGAATGAAAACCTCCAGGGTATTGTCTTGTTCCGCGCCAAACTGGTTCATCTTAGTCTCCCAGGTGGGTTGACCTACCAGCGCGTCAACTTTGATGGGATTCTCGAAAATCTTCTTGACAGCCTCGTTGTAAACAGGGTGAATCTTGGTCTTTAAGGTGCTCACAGGCCAATAGATGATTTGCTGTCCAACGATGTCCTTGATTACTTCCTTGGCAATGTCGTTGAAATAGTCAATCTCTCTCTGCGTTATGAACAGTCTGGCCATCGCTACTTCACCCCCGCATTCCTGATCATCCTGGAGATTTTCACCCTCAGAAGCCCATCATCAAATTCTTCATCTTCAGAAAGAAGAGCATAAGAACACTTTTCGTAATTCACAGGCCCAACAGCTATAGTCTCCATTTCATTGGCGTACATTGGTTCCCCAACCGACCTGGCTAGTACCCCTGGATTCCCCAAAAACTTGTTGCCAGCCACAGGGGCAACAAACAAAGCTGCAACGTCTCCATCCCCATATCCGTCAAACCCTTCTTTGGTGAAAAGCTTCACCGAAACGGTCCACCCCGAAATTTGACCGTCATGTGGCTTCAAAACCCCTCCAGGAAGTACCCCATAGGTTCGAAGCGACTTCACATCCTGTCCTACCAAAGAAGCAAATTCATTCCTATTCATCCTGATAAACCTGAATACTTGTTTGTACTTCCCCGGATCTAGAACCTTTTGGTAGTATCCCTGCTGGTGAAGCTTCAAGAGTTCCAGCGCCTTCGCATTCAATGGGCCTTTGTCGTTATTGACAATATACTGAACAATAGCCTCCCTCGCTTCTTCTTCTTCTGGCGTGTTCGGTTCCTTCGGAGAGGGTATATCCTTTCTTGTCGGTGCAAAAGCATAAGAACCAAAAAGAGCATCCCGTGGTGCTTCAGGCGGAATTACTCCTTGACCCTTTGCCTTCTTACTCTTGGAACTTACCACCTCCTCTTCAACCAAAAGGTTGATGTATTCCCAAAGGGTTCTCATTGTCATTTCTTTATCCAAAGAATAAATAGGTTCCCTTTCACACCCCCCTTCTAACCCCACCTTTAAACAACAAAGGTAACTCTCTTTCTTCTTCTTCACTCTTATTCTTTTAACCTTAACTCTTAACTTAACTCTTAACCTTTAACCTTAACTCTTAACGTTAACTCTTAAGGTTAACTCTTAAGGATAACTTTTAAGGTTAAGAGTTATCCTTCCCCCCCTTCTTGGTAGTGGTCCACCACATGGAGAAAGTAATTGAAATGACTAGAAAATCTTGATTGCATGAGTTGGAGGCATGGGCAGGTAGGAGAGCTGTTTCATGAGGTTCTCGGTCTTGGCTGCTTCCATCTCAGCCAGCTTGTCGTAGGACAGGCTTTCCAATTGGGCCTTTAGATCCTCTAGAAGCTGTTTCTGGTCCTCTCTAGCCTCGGTAACGAGGGAAGATCCGTCCAACTCGACTTCGGCCCCTGGAATGGGCACCCTCGCGACCTTACGACGGATACGGCCCATGATCTCAGTGCATAGGGCAAAGGTCATCCTCGCAATCCAGTTTTTGGCCCATTGGTTGAGGGTGGCGTAGTTCACCAAACCAAAGGGGATATTGGCCGGGTTAGAAGCACCATAGGCGAGTCCAGAGTACCCAGAAGCTCCGGCAGAACCACTGATACCACTGATAGAACCACTAGTATCAATGAATGGTCCCGTGGGGTCAGCAGAGAAACCAACACGAATCCATACCTTGTCATTCACGCCTGGGATGACCGAAGAAGGCACCGGAAAGAATCGGATATTTCTACCCGAAATCTTGTAGTTATAGTGACTCCTTCTCACCTTTCCGGCCAGTTTAAGTTGACTCGCACGAAGCACATCTTCGTGCAGTGGTAGAATGTGGAATCTTGTATCGGAGTTGAACGCACCAAGAGGGATGCCTACACCTCCAACGTTGGCAAAGTTGGAACCAAACGAACTGTTGAAGAGATACTGGATGGGGGCATAATGGAAAACCTCAAACACCCTCATCTTCCCACCAGAACCGGAAAGCATCGCATACAGGGGGTTGCCATACTGGTCCTTCAGATCGGTGAAAAGGTCGTAATCCTGTTTGCCAATCACCATATCAATGGATCCCGAGAAGGAGTTCTGAGTGGAACCGAAGCCGATGATATTGGCATAAGGTTCAGCCATCCGGTCAAGCCACTCCAAGTTGGGCATGATGTAAGTGTTGGTCAGGTTGAAGGTATTCTGGTTGGTGTTGGGGTTCCAGGAACCCGTGGGAACACCAAGAAGATTGGCAAGATTGCTCTTGGTCTGATACTCAATAACCCACCCATTGAACATACGGGTCGCCTCTTCAAAAGCTCCCCAAATCTCTTTCTTGGTTAGTTCGGTAGAAAGAACATCCTCACCCAATTTCCTTTTTACATAAACCACCATGGAATCAGCATCCCGCTGAAAAGCAGGATCAGAGTCATAGAGGCCGAATGGTGTTGGGTATGGAGTTTGATTGAAATTCGGCATGTTCCCCAATGCCTAAATATCAGAGAACTTTGAGTTGCCAAGAAGCCTAAAGTTCCTCCATCACTTCCTTGCCCTTGCGGACCATATTTGCGATGAACTTTGGCCTATTATTCGTTGCAGAACTGGAACGGCTTCACTTGTTCTCCTTCGTAACCACACCCTTCATTCCAGCAATCTGGTTGGCAATTTTGGCTGCAAGTTCGGCTTTCTTCCTGAAGTTCGTTTCTTTGGCTGCCGCCTGAAGTGCTTGGTTGATGTTCATGTTTGTTCCAGGGATCATGACGTTGTTTGCCGGATCGTCATTCCCTGGCTTCGATCCAACTGAAGGCTTGGTGCCTATAGTGCCTGTTGAAGAAGAAGTGCCGATAGTCGCAATTGAAGGAGAAGAACTGATGGTTCCCGCCGTTCCTTCCTTTTTCAAAGATTTGAACTCCTTCAACATTTCTTCTTTGACTGCCTCATCGATCATCTCCAGAACCATTTTGCGAAATGCTTCAGGACTAAGAAATTGAACAGCCATTTCTAAACTCCAGTAAATCTTTTGCCCGGACTATGAATCTACTTTTCACTATGAAAAGACTCTCTTTCATCATCGCGCCTCATTTGCCCATCAAACTGAGGATGCTTTTTGACGAGTCTTTTCTGACATTCACATTCTTGAAGTCTCTGGATCTCTTCCCGGATCATCTGCCGAACCATCTTGGTGAACGCCTCAGTGCTCATATATTGAATTGCCATGTTACTTCTCCTTCTTCTTCCTAGAGGTCCAACGCTTGAAACTTAATTGCTTTTTTGTAATGCGGCTTATAGCCCTTGTAGACCATGTAGTGTGCCAAAGCTTAAAGATTGTCGATACTATCTCCCCCGTGTGCCCATGGGTCTTCGTAACCCTTACGATACCATGCTAACCCTCTGGAGGCGCTTCAGTTAGAAAAGGCATCCTCTCCTTCTTCCTTGAGATCTTTCAGAATTACAATTGCCTCTTCAACTTCCCTGCGACTTAGCCGAAGGTCATCGTAGGACAACATCTTTTGCTTGATCCCTTCAATGTCCAAAGTTGGGATGAGCCTGTCGAAATCTTTATTTCTGGCAAATGCTTCCCCAACAGCCCTCCACCCACTGGCTCCATCAGCAATGTACTGAGCAATCTTCCGAGCCAAGTCTTCTGCAGTGGAACCAGCACTCATTAGAGATTTAGCAATCTCATCGAGAGCTTCCTTTTCAGACATCTGTTTGCCAGAGGCAGCAACCTTTGCCATATTCTCCTTGCCGTACTTCTTCTTTCCGATAGAATAGGCAATGGACTTGGCTGATTCCTCAGACTCCCCCTGGTCCTGGAGCTTCTTTACAAGTTTTTTGAACCCAATGTGCTTCTCATACAGGGCTTTCATCAGGACAGAGTCTTCTTCCGCCATGAAGCTTTCCCCATATTGATCATATCCTGCTTCAAGAAGCGTTTGTTTCACGGTTTCCCGAATGAGCTTCTTCAGTTCCCTTATCTTCATGAGTGTACCTCTTCTAGGGTAATTATGGAATTCATCCAGGTAACCCCGCCTTTTCTTCCAAGCATCGTGGTCAGAATAGAATCTGCTGTTATCCAAGTCGTCATCATACTTGGGATCAAAAGGATCTGGTTCCTCATCTTTCTTCACGGGCTTGTAGGAGGTACCGTAGGCTTTATCCATGGCAGCCTTCAACGCTGATCCATCGGTTGTGGTATTCCCCCAATTAATAGCCTCGTAGGGAATGTTCTGGGCAAGATGCTGGATAAGTCCTCGACCAATCCCCTTGCCACGATAAGCAGGGTCAACCTCTATCATCTTGATATAAGCTTCTTCCCTGCCTTTTACCTTGTGATAGGCAATATCAAGATGACCAACTTTCTTATCCCCGTCATAAGCGTGGATAGAACAATCAGATTGACCGCCACTGTAACCGTAGCATTCTTCTTCATAACGGAAAGAAGCCATATCCGTAAATATAGCTCAAAATACTTATAAAATGGACAGTCAACGGTCTTGATTGTCCACCCTGGGAAAGATTGCGGGGACGGTGTACCGTACTATAATGCTTCTCAGGCTTGGGAGGATGTCAATTCGGGAATCAGTGTCACATGAACCTCATTGGAAGGCATGCTATCTGCCTTAACACCTTCAAACATTTATTCAACTGCCATACAGTCCTCCACAACAGACTGGTTTATAACCCGTACAGTGCCCAAGATTCGTCAGAACGTACTGTACCACTACCGCCATCCTTTGAACCTACAGAAGCCCCCTGTAGGGGCTATTAGAAGCATCTGGAATAAACACATCAAACTGTTTGCACCACTCTTTCGGTACCAAGAATCTGAGAACCATCAGACAGCCTCGGCACTTCCACTTCCCTTTCCAGCGGAACCATTACCGTTATCTTTGGGAGTAGCTTCCTATGTGGTATCTAAGGCCATACAAAGCTTCTTCCTGGTTCGTTTGTCCACAAACTTTCCTGGAACCCTTGATTAGGTGTAAACATTGTTGTATGTTATTCCTTGCGTGATTGAACGCTTTACTTTTCCCGCAATTACTTCCAAGAAACTTGTTTTGAATTTCGTGGCAAGCTGTTTGCCTCGCCGAACCAGAAATAAAAAACCCTCAGAACCAAAGTCCTGAGGGTTTCAATATGTCAGGCTACAACCCCCTGACAGGGCTTGCCTCAGATAAGGGACATATCAAGGATGGTGATCGTAGCGTAGAAGTCCGAACGGACCATCTTCTTGCCGTACCGGGTCATCACACCCTTGCGTGGAGTGAAATCCTCCTGGGCGTAGATGACAGGTGTCAGGATAAGAGGCACATATGGTGCGTAGATGTACCCAGACTCAAGGAAGGTATTGCCCTTCAGACCGATAAGAATCTTGTTTGATGGGAAGTACGGATCCTTGTAAACCACATAGCGGTTGTTCAGGGTTCCGATTGCCTCGGCTCCAATGGACATGCTATCCTTAACCTGGCCATCCGAGTCCACCTTATACGATGGCTTATAGGCCACAAGGTGTTCAAGGATGGTTGCCACATCAGGGCTAACCACAATGAAGTTTCCGCTTCCACGGAGGGTCTTTTTGTGAATGGTGTTGGCAGCAGTCGTGATGGTCTCCATCAATGTCTCGTACCATTCACGCACATTTCCGAAAAATTGCGGTCCAGGCGAGAGAACATTGTTGTGCAGTGCTTCTTGACCGGTGAACATGTTCACCATACGGCCCGGCGCACGAGACCAGTACAGGTTTGCTGCACTTGCCTGTGTCAGCAGGTCGTTCAAGATCTCACGATCAATGTCAAGCGTGATCATCTCAGACAGGATGTTTGTCAGTTCTACTTCCACATCGATCGAGTAGAAGGCCGTCAAATCCTGAGCCATTTCTGGCGACCAGCGAGCACGCAGCTTACGGGTCGTTGCTGTTACAGCAACCGCGTCAATCTTGATGTCAACTTCTGGAATCTTCGGAGACGAATCAATTGCGAAGTCCGTCTCAAACGATGGGATCGTCAGTGTCGAACCTTCTGCACCAACCGACAGTGCATCCGAGATTGCAGCCGATCCAGTGATGGCCGTCGTGGCTGTGCCTGCTGGCTGCGGTGCTGTACCAGCGTTCGCAACACGAAGCACAAACATAATGTGAGAACCACCCAGTGGGTTCGGGGTGAAGATACCGGTAGTCCAGTTCCAATCACCACGCTTGTTCAGCTTCCGCAGGTTCAGCACATTTTGTCCACCCTGGAAGGTATCACCCCAGGCTACAACCGAGTTGGCTGCCGTGCCAAACCCACCAATCTCAATCTGGTCCACGTTGGTCAGGTCGGTACCAACGATCTTCGTTGTGAACTCCGACGCCGACACAAACATGAAGCAGTAGTCAAAATCGTTGTTGATCAGACCGTTTTCCACTCCAGGGTCGAAGCTAACAAAGCGAGCGTTGTAACCAACGAAATCAGCAGCAGTCTTCACCGTCGCGGCCGAACCTGTGGTCCAAATGGAACCCGAAACCCAATATCCAACAGAATCAATTGAACCAACAAGGTTGCTTGCTCCCTTGTGTACTTTCGAGTACCCTGTGCCAACAAGGTCATACTGACCGCCAGTTGCCAGCGAACCCGAACGGATTGCAATACCGCTTGGCTGGTTGTAGACTGAACCACCTTTCTTGTAGGTCGAATGAGTTGCAGTGTTGCTAAGCGAAAGCCCGGCATTACCACCAACATTGTTGCCATAGGTGTAGTCCAAGTAAAAGAGCAGTCCCGAAGGAAGGCTCATTGGCTGGACCGACACAATTTCATTGGCCACAAGACCAGCGAATACGCGACGGACAATCGGGAAGGCCACATTGCTGAATCCAGCAATTTGACCCGAAGAGGTCAGAGAAGCACCACCCAGCGACAAGGAGTTTGACTCCTGAATTAGCTGTGCAGTCTGGTTCTCAAGCAGACGTGCCATTGACTCCTTCTGCATACCATGCAAACCTTCCAGGAGCCCCGTAGCAGACCACTTGGACAGGAGCCGAGGAGAATCGGCACCAAGGCTTCGGCGGTTTACGCCTTCAGCCAATTGTGAAAGTGTGAAAGTCTTCATCGAAATTCTCCGATATTCCTTCTCTTGGTAAATAGAGGTTATTTACGCCTAATTCCGGCCAATTCCATCAGACGGTTGCGTTCTGCTTCCACCAAGACAGCACCTTCGTAATGGTTAACGCTCTCGTTGAGCTTGGCTCCGCTTGAAGCGCCAACCTTTGAAGACGAACCAGCCCTAAGCTTTGCCTTCTGAATGTTCTCAAGCACTGTCTTTATCCGACCGTAGATAGCCTTGACCTCATCAACAGTCGTTCCTCTGTCCAAGTGCTCCACAATTCTCTGTTTCTGTTCCTTGGTCAGATTCTTGTTATTCAAGAAAGGCTGTAGATGCACAACCTTTGCATTGAAAAGTTCTTCTTGAACAAGCTTGGCTTTGAGAACACGGTTCTCTTTCAAAGCCTTGCGTGTTAGACCACGCCTGATTGCTTCTTTCAGTGGTCGTTCCTTCTCGTGTTCATCATCGACGATGATCTCTTCGTCATCCTTGTCCTCGCCATCGTCGGCGTCGGCACTGAGTGCAACAAGATCATCTTCCTTGTCCTCATCCTCATCCTCGTCCGAGATTTCGATCTCATCGTCATCGCTCAGCTTGCTCAATTCGGGAACAAGATCTGCAAGATCAAAGTTGAAGTTGACAACAACATCATCTTCCTCATTCATCGCAGACTTGCGTTCGCCAGTACCAGAAAGATCTTCTCTTTCCATTGACATCCCACATTCCTCCAGTTGCTCCTGAAGATCCTTAATCTTCTTCTTCAGAGCTTCTGCCTTGATCTTCTTGGTCTGTTCAGCCAAAGCCTTGGCATTCACAGCCACCGATTCTCTCTTAGGATGACCAGTCGAGGAATAATCAACCTCTTCCTCCGAACCTGTATCCTTTGAATGTTCAATATTCTCGAAAACTTCCTCGTCTGGAATAGACGATGCAGCCCCTGCAAGATCCTGCTTCCCTGGCTCTGCAGCCAACGAATCACTAAAATCCTGAGAAATAAGAGCCTTCAGTTCCTCTTCAAGCGCCTTCAAGGCGGCAGCTTCGGTCTTCAAAGTCACAGTGGGCTTTGAAACCTTCATTGCATGAGTACCAGCCTTGTCAGCCGCAGTCTCTTGAACATTATCCACCTTCATAGGCTTCTCAGTATCGTAAACGTCGGCTGGAGAGGTGACCGGACCACCGGGGAGGGTCTCGCTCTCAGCGAGCATCTTTGCTGCCATTTCCTTGAGTGACTTCCTTGCCATTGTGTCCGTACCTTTTGTTTTCAAATAAGTATTCGCTACAACTACTTCTTTCAGTTTACAGTGCAAAATTTCCAGCCTATTCTCCGAAATCTTCTTTAACCGTTGAGAAACGAGTTTCTTGGCTGCGAGCGATTCCAAGCTTTCAAGAAGCTGAAACAAGTTTTCCTGGAGGGCTTCCTTCACCAGCGAAGGAATGCCTGTTTTTGTGGAATAAGCTTGATGAACTTTCTTTGCTGTCCTTTCTAGTGATTCAGCAAAAAGTTCATAAGTCTCTTCCATAGCTGGTTGAGGTTCAGTGCTTCCTTCAGCACCAGTTGGAAAAGACATAAGTTCACTATTTCCAATCGTTTCAGTCCCAGGAACAGGAGTAACCCCGGCATTTCCCCCGGCCGGGTTCACATCAACAGGTGTTGGCGATGGCATCCCTCCAGGAACATTAGGAGCTTCAGCAGAACCAGAACTCTCATCGCCGGTTTCTTCGCCAGGTTCAACAGGCACAAACAAGTCGTCAAAATCAACGATCAACTTGCCATCCGGTCCAGGCATTGGAATATTCAGGGCATCAGCTCCAGTCACCTTGATAGGTGCATCCATAGAACCACCAACGACAGCAGCACTGCCAGCAGCAGCGGAACCATCAGGAACAGTCATTCCGCCTGAACCAGCACCGGCAACAGGTGGCACCGTCGCCAAGGTCTTGTCTTCCTCTTGAAAAAGAGAATTGGACTTTCCTGCAAGCTCAGACACGATTAACTTCCGAATGTGCGGCGTAATATCCTCAATAATAGCGTTCTTTGCGTCTTGTTCCGCTATTTGCTTCAGCTTTTTTGCTTCTACGAGTGCTTCGTCGTACAGTGACATCTCTGTTCCCTCTCAGCCCTGCGGGCAGAAACAACAATCACCTTGGGGTGCTTCTACCAAAAATTAGATTCCCAATTGTTTGGCGCGCAATGTTCACCGAGGTGGTCGATGGAGAAGCCAAGCCATCTCCGACACCGGCCCCCCCACTACCCCTCCTGATAAAAGCAGGATTAATGGTTGGAATGTTTCGTGGGTTAAGACCTGGCCCTGGAGACGCAGGTGTTGGACAGTAAGGTGTTCCAGGAAGCCCGCCGCCGCCAACAACTACAGTGCTCAAATCAGGAGCATCCTGGTAGTCAATGTTGACCGTACCAAAGGTATGGCCGCCATCATTGGCTACAGGTGCTTGAACGATTGCTTGATAAGCTGCAATCACTTCGCTGTCCCCGTAGGTACCATCATAGGCCGGTGAACCAGGGTACATTGCCTTCAATGCAGCATAATCGGCACTGCCTGGAGCAAAAAGGCCAAGTCCAATAGTGGCAGTTCCACCCTTAGCATGAGGTTCAGTGAGAAGTTGACGATGTGAAGGCATTTGAAGTTATCCTTTGTTCCTAATTATCGACCGTTTCCAATTTTGTCTTTTCTGCCAAAAGCAAGAGCAGCCCAACGGTCCTTAGCGGCAAAAGCACCAAGTTGTGCTTGATCAAATGCGCGTTCCTCAGGCAGGACTACCCCCTCCATCACTTCACCACCACCACCGGCTATCTGAGCCGACAGTTGCTTCTGGAGTGTTGTACGAGCTGTATCAGCAATAATCCCCTCAAATAGAGAGGCCTTGCTGGGATCTCCTTTTGAGACAAGTTGAGTAGCAACCCTCACAGCTTCATTCAATCGTGTATTTGGAGTCATACCAAGGCGACCAGCTTGGCCCTGATGATTGGGCATCTTTACATGCTGTTCTCCAACACAAGGTGACATCGTTGGAATTGCGGCGCCTTGGAAAATCTTACCTTCCTGCACCAATTCCAGGATGCATTCCTTCAGTATTGTTTTGAATTCATCTCTCTTGAGCTTCATGCTTATTTGCCCTTCTTAAGCGCCAGAACTTCGTTGGCCACTCGATCAAGCCTATCTGATTTGGTAAATAGAACCCTAAGTTCACTATCCGAATAGCTCTTTGCTTCCTGCATCATGAAGGCTCCATGAGTGCTCGGTTCAGATACGATATCCCAACAGACAAGGAACAGATCATCCTGAACGACATTCGCATCTCCACGCTTTTGGACGGAACCCAAGGCACGGGAGGAAATGCCGACTTTGATGTCATTCTTGAACAGACCCTTCAAGTTTTTGCCTTGATCCAAGTCCTCAAGAACCTCAATCTCTCCCCAGAGATCATTGCCTTCCCACCAGATTTCGGTGATAACATGGGAAACATTCTGTAGGTTCACAACGGGGGAGTCGGCATGATCCAATTCCCCTGTTGCCCTACGTTCCCTTACCATGGTCATGTAATTGTTGACTTCCTTTTCCAGAATGTGACGTGGGTAAATCCGACCGTTCTGGTTCAAGGCGTCAGCTCTCTGAATAACACCACGAACAAGGAGATTACCGTACTTCGACAGACGAGGCTTGCCTTCACTGTCAACTGGTTTTTGGTACTTGAATTCAGCGTATTCCTGGAGCAGTAGCTTACTCATTGGTATTCAGCTCCTCTTCGAGCTTTGAGACTGTCATGTAAAAAGTCATAAGCTTGTCATCCGGGTTGCTCGTGTCCCGGTAATCCTCTTGAAGCATTCCATGGATCTCTTTGAGCTTATGACTCACCTTCTTTGCCTGTTCATCCCAAGCAAGAGCTTTCTCGATACCAGAAGTCACTCTTTTCCGAAGCCCCTCCAAACTCTCCACCAGAGCAACCTTGGATTCTGCACTATCATTCGAAAACACGTAGAGTTGAAGAAGCCTTTTTTGTTCTGGGTTCAGAGAAGAACTGAACTTCTTGTTCAGCTTCTCAGCCATCAGATTGACCACCAAACCGTCCACCTCTGTCTCTGACATCTGAAGGACGTCCTTCTTCTCTGTCCGTGGGGATTGTGTAAGGTGCTGAATAAGCTTATCTTCCAACTGAGCAACTTCACTGAGATTTTCTGTCAGAATGCTCCCCCTCCAATGATTCAGCAAAACTTGGATAGTGGCATAATCTCGGTAATCTAAAACTTCCTGGTCAAAAAACTTGGGATCACCAAGTTGTTGATTGATCTCATGCAACAAAGCAGTCTTCTCCAGGTCAATACGAGCCTGGGACTGTAGTTTGCAAACTTGTTTGGCCTGTTCAATCAAAGACGATGCTGCTTCCCGAGATTGCAGTTTGGTTTCATACAAAGACGTAAAAAGGCAAAGTTCTCGATGAAGGTCTGTGCCCTTTCGGAAATGCTTGGAGAACAACTCTTTAGCTTTCCTAAGGTCAACGTCCCTATGTTCGATAATGGCACGAGCCATATATCGAGCAAAAAATTCGTTGATTAGGCCAACATTTCGCTTTTTGTTGTGTTTCAACATCTCAGGAGATTCCTTTGGGAACCAAGCAGGCGCTCCCACACCCTCGTGTCGTGGATAATTAGTTTGATGAGATTGAGAATTGGAACATGTTCTTAGCTGTTCGGTTCAGAACCATCAGGACTTTTCAGGTCCAAGCCCAATTCGGCCAATTCCTTTAGGTTCGGAAGATGATCGGCTTCAGTTGAAACCGATTCCTCCAGAATGATCTCGTCCAATTCATCCCCCGTCTGAGTTTCTTTCACTATTATATCCTGTAGAGCTGCGGACATGTCCGCAGCGGAAACCTCTTCAACAGAACGAGCAATTACCGGTTCTTGTTCTTCAGTCAGGATGTGAATGTCCACCGGAAGTTCATTCTTTGTAGCCCTAACAGATCGGTCAAACCTCTCTAGCATGGACCGCATTTCCTTAGAGAGATATGCTTCTTTAGTAATACCAATATGCAGGTCTCTCTTCATGACTTCCTGAAATGGATTCTTCAGGAATTCAGTATCATACAGGTCTCGGAGAGATGCATTCTTGCTTGGGTGCAGCATTTTCCTAAAATCAGGTTGGTGAGCCTGTTTCTCAAGTTCAGACCTCCTTCGAGCCTGATTCCTCTTATCCATCCGCACCTGCGGATTATCTTTGATAGGTGCCTCTTTAGAGTCAACAGGGAACTTCGGCGGTTCACTTGGTGCAATTGAAGGCGGAACAAAAACGCCATTTACATCCAAGTTGGCTGTCGAAGGCGGAAGTGCGTTATCCTGTGTTGGCATTCCGCCTGGAAGTCCATATGTGGTACTGTCAAAAGGATCCACAGTGTTCTGACCGGTGTTGTCCGGTTCCGTAATGGCATCCAGTTCGGCAGCAAACCGTTTATCTTCCTTTAGCTTCTCCCGAAGACCTTTGATTTCATCCTTGGTAAAGCCAAGAATCTCCTTATAGAGCCATTCCATCGGAAGGAATTTGGTCTCAATCTGTTCAACAGAAGCAATAATGTCGATCTTTGTCTTCCAAAGATCCAGCTTTTGTTGCAGAGCAATCGTTGAAGGATTTGATAGCCTCAATTCAAAGTCAATAAGGTCTTCCCCGTCAAATCCCTTGGCATACAAGTGAAGAATTGCCAGTTTATTCAATTCAGAAATGACGATTTTCTGAATGATCTGAATGGTACGAGAGAATCGGATGTCCTCCTGAGCAAGAGTGGCCTTGGAGGAAAGCATTTCGTCATATCCAAGATATGCCTTTGGCACTCCAAGAGCAGCAAAAAGCTGAGACTGGATGATCTCAATATCCTCGGTTGCTGTTTGGTGATTCCCCCCTTGGAGAGTGTCAATCCTGGTCCCTGAGTTGGCACCGCGAACTGGGACAACGTAGTCCTCAAGAACATCGGTTGGGTTAAACCTCTCATCAAGACGTCCCGTTTCCTTATCAACGGCCATGTTTCCACGGATGGTGGACATGACAGTTTGCATGTAGTTTGGGATGTCGTTAGGGGCAACCGTTCCTACATCTACATAAAACACCCTACGCTCTGGCGACCTCACAAGCCGGTAAACCAGCATGGCATCGAGCATCATGACGTACTGCCTCCAGATACGTCTTGCTGCCTCTAAAATGGACGTGCCATAAGGAGCAAACTGGTCATTTCCTTGAATACGGAAATGGGTAACCTGCCAGTTCTCAAGCGTCTTCTGGCCCAGTTTATGCCAACGAAAACGGACAGCATAAGGGTCTGAAGGATCAAAACCCTCATCCCGTTCAACCTCGTTCACGTTCATGGCCATCACGTTGACCACACCAACCCCTGGGGCTACCTCGTTATAGAGAAAAAGATCTCCATATTTCAAGAGGTTGCGAACCCAGACTCGAAGATTGAAGTCAACATTCAGAATGTCGTAGAAGAGTTCCTCTAGGGCTTCCTTGATTTGCTGGTTGTCGGAGTAAATGTGAAAGTTCTTTCCGTTCTCATCTCCCGAGCAAGCTTCATCCGCTTGAATGTCAAGTGCCTTGGAGATGATCGGAGTGTACTCCATCTCAGCAAACTCCATGTACCGAGCCATTCTGGACATAATGTCCGAACCGCCCAACATGGAAAATGGTGAATTGTGAGACGTGCCACGACGGAACGGGATTAACCCATTGCCACTCCCAGGCCTTGCAGCCAAAATAGCCTGTTTGTCATAATACCCCGAATCATCGTATCCACGAATCTTTCTACGAATGGAAGGACCAGATCGAAAAAGTCTAGTTAGGCGAGAAAAGAAAGATTCATCACGAGGTGGTGCCATTGGATCTTATCCTGTATCCCTGGGGGAGAAGTTGTCTCAACCCCAAAATCCCATTGCAAGTTCCCACGAGGACACCTCTAATTAGAGACAAAAACACCTGAAATGACAATACCAGCCTTTTTGCTTCAAAGAATTGATGAAGTGATTGAGTATGTCGGTAATACCACATCCGATTACCTTATTGTTAAAAGACAGTTAATCAACATATTCCCCGTTCCCTTTCGTTCTCTTTTCTCAGCCCGGCACCCGAAGACAAAAAAGCACATCCTGAATGACTTTGATAAAGCTGTCATCGCTTATTGGGAAAAACAGACAGGGGTAAGGTTGCAGATGGATCCAAGCAAACTTCACGACCCAGAGTGGCAACATAAACCAAAGGGTTGGTCGTTGATACTAGTTAATGAAGAAAGACGAAAGCGCCGTGAGGAAGAACGAAATCGCCAGCACAAATAAGATCCTCCTTCAAGAGTTCGTTGAGGCAATACTTGAAGCTGAAAATGGCAATGAACTCTACAACACTTTCATTCAGCCTTTTTTGGACGTTGGTATCACAGCAGCCTACGGACTTGAAAAACTATCTGCTCAGGTTGGAACGGTCATCAAAGGATTCTTCCTCGGCTTGCCTACCTTGTTTGTTCCTTTCCTCGAATATGACTACAAAGCCTTCAGGGAAGAGGAAAAGGAAAAAATTGAACATATCAAGAAAAAGTACGAGAAGACACTCCAGGCCAACCTGGATGCGATTACTTCAAATGATGCCTTTGGCCTTGCCTTCTTGCTTGCCCCCGCAACAGTCATGGGAGCTCAACTCGCTGTAAAAGTTCCAGTAGCGGGCTTGAGAGTACTTGATATACTTACGGGTGGTACTGGGGTTTTCAAGAACTTTGTGCAGTCTCTCAGCGTTCCTGCAAGCATTGGCTTCCACGATCCCGGAGGGCACGAGCGCGGTGCTTGGGCGAATATATGGGGTGGCGATACAGATTGGTATGACTACGGCATCTACGAAGAAAAGAATCTAGACCAGAAGAAGCTATCCCTGGCACTTCAAAAAGCCTTGAAAGACAAGAAGATCCTATCAGCCATTCAAAATAGCCCCATCGCTAAACAGATGAGACAGGATGCAGTTAGTGTGATTGTTCAGCACATCCAGAGATTTATGAATCTCCAGGATTATAATGAAATGAGGAAGCTGGCCAAAGATGATGTCGGATTCGCTCAGATCAGTCAAGAACTTGCAAAGCTAAACCAGTCTGGCAAAGTACCAGTACAAGACAATCCCATAATCACCCAAGCCATGGTCCCCGAACTGAAGAAGGCTTACAAGGAGTTCTGGATCAAACAAATGCAACAACTTATCCAGAAATACCCAGAAGCAAATGCTGAACTTATCCAAGGAATCAAGCAAGTACAAGCTCTTCAATAATCTTCCCCCTCCTTCCACTCCTTCTCTTTCTCTTAACTGTTATCTTCCCCTCCTTCTTGGTTATCCACCATCGCTTTTCCCTTATTGAACAGTAAGATGGGGTGTTACTCTCCTCTTCCTTCTTCGTTCTTAGTTCTTCCCACTCGCCTTTCACTCTTTTACACTTCCTTCCAGGTCTGCTCGTCTACTTAGCCAAAATACTTTAAATTCACTTTCCTCGGACAACCTGGGAACTTTGGATTAGGGTAATAGATGTTGGGCAGGTAGCTCAAATGTAGAGCCCAGACTTGTAGTCCAGAGGTTGATGGTTCAAATCCATCCCTGCCCACTAAGATACCACCCTCACTATGAGGTAGTTGGACAAGTGGTTCCGTAGAGTTAATTTTGTTCCAGTAGCCCTAACGGAGAGGCAAGAAACCTAAGACAGATATAATGATAGTTCATATACACCCTGGACCACAAAGCCACAAAGGGGCGGGAAATAATCTCCCGCCCCTTTTGCATTTAGTTGCAAACCACAACGAGCGATATTATCCTAGGCGAAGGAGGTAAAAACATGAGCCGTAAGCGAAATAAGCAGCGTACAGAGAGTGATGCAGCAAGCCAGAAGCAGTTCTGGTACAAAATGTGCTTGAGGAAGACAGTATTCTGGAGCGAAACAATAGCCAAGCTGAAGGCTAAGAAGATCACAAAGAGTGGTCACCCAATGCGAGCTTACCAATGCCCCAACTGCAACCAATGGCACCTTACCTCCCAGGTGGAGACTAGAGAGGGTGTTACAGCATGAGAAAAGTCATTGGAGTGCGAATGCTTCAACAGAGGGTACTGTTGGAACCTTTGGAAGAACCAAAGGTCCAAACGGGCAACCTTGTTGTACCGGATACTGTCGCAAAGAACCTAGGGCGAGCCAAGATCGTCTCTGTGGACGAGGGTAAGCTCCGGGTTGGAGATGTTGTCCTCTATGATACCCGTCAGGGTATGACTTGTTCTCTGGAAGGGGAAGAGTATGTGATTGTCCACGAGAGCAACGTTTTCGCTGTTCTCGGGCAACAGAAAGGTTCAAAGAAGTCTGGTTAGACACATTCTTCCCCCTAGGGGGGGCGGGGCAGACTTGGAACGATTATCCCGCAACCTTTGAAATGGGGCGGCTGCCTACGTAATATAAAGGCATTATCCTGTTCTCGTAAAGCGTAAGGTGCAGTTTCAACTTCCACCGTGGTTTGACCATGTGGGAGCCTTTCAAAGCCTGTTTGTGACAGTTCTTGGCAGCTTTGATGTTTCTAGAAACGGTAAAAAAGAATCGCCAGCGGGAAATAGTGCCGGTTAGGGTAGAAGAACATCAAGAGGTCGTGAGATCCACATTCCGTGCTTATAACCGGCCGCTTTGAGGACAGATACGGTTTTAGTTCCTGGAATCCCATCACATTCAGCCTCAGGAATGCCAAGGGCTTTCTGCCGTTCCTTCCAGGCTTTCAAATCCTCTAGCATATCCAGGTCGAAACACTCGTAACCTGCCTTTTGGAGAGCAAGGTAGATGTAGTCTCCTGGATCTCCTGGGCCCCGGTTTTTACTTTGATTTCTGTGACCGGCAATGCCGACTACATCAGTCCCGCCTGTTTTGAGTCGAGAACAGACGCCAACCTTTGGTTTGTTCCCTGTTCTATCCCAGGCAATCTGTCTTTGGATCCCAAGGAGGGCTGTAAGGGTATCAATGAGAAGAACAGCTTTCTCAATTTGCACTTCATAGACATCCCCATTGTCTTTTTGGACCAGTTCAAATCCAAGGGAAACCCCATTGACACTGCCAGCCTGCCATGTAGCTTTTTTCACTGGATCATTTTGACAGTAAATGGTCCCGTCAAAATCAATGGTATAGTCCCAGCTAACATCCCTGTCCGTGTTCGTTTGATACCTGACCAAGGCTTTCGCAGTGGAACTTTCCGTTCCAGCACCGGGAAGAAGACTCCCTTTAATCCCCTTGGCTGTATGACAAATGATAAGGCGAACGGCTTTTTTCCGAGGATAAAAATCAGTAACCTCTTTGATCCACTGAATTCCATCCTGCCAAGAAAGGACTTTCAATCCAGGAACATCAACCTTCTTGCCAGCAATGATAAGACTCATGTTTGCACCACCTCAATCTAAATAGACATTTATTCGGGGCGAATATGGAATAACTTTCAATTCCCTGTTCTATGATGGATGAAGGCATTGAACTGGGAAACAGTGGCTATAAAACTATTAGATTAGATTCAATTCCAAGCATCGTCCCCAAGTTCTCAATTCACTCATTCTTTGTTCCATAGTTAGCAATATGAGGAAATGAGATGTGAAAAAACTGCTTCTGGCTTTGCTGTTGATATTGTTGGGGTTTTACTCCGACTGTTCGGTTGCAACATCTACCAATCTTGGACTGGTAGATGTTAGTACCAGAGCACCTGCCACGTTTCAGTGCCCTCCTAGAACTATCCGAGTATCCTTTGATTCAAGGTTTTCTCAAAGAGAGAGGTTTCTGGCTGAAGATGCACTGTTGAACCTGAAACACCTGGGAGTGGCGGCACAGGTTGTGAACCATAACCAAGATGTAGAAAATTCGTAAAATGGAGAACCCACGATTGCCAAGATATGGTCTTACGGTTGCATATTACCTATGCGCCTTTTGTTTTAGTAGACCCTGCTTGCATGTCCTCTGACCAACAATATCAAACAGTGGTACTGCATGAGATTGGTCATTGGCTTGGGATGAGACATATTTGTCGGACAGACCGAAGGACAATCGATGTTTGTTCTCCAGTTGGAAACGGTACGGCCGTCTTGAATCCGTATATTAACTGGGAACATACAGCTTTGCCTACACAACTGGATATTCTGGAATGCAACCGGGTTTGCTGGATTCGCTTTAGAATGCCGTAGAAGATACCGCACCGGATGCCAACCTTCACTTGGAGGTATCGTTTGCCAAGGTAGGCGTACTCATCCACCGATTGAACTTGGAACCTGTTGTTCAAAAGGACTTGACGTGGCCTTATGTCTTGGCTACCTATCTTTAAGCGCAATACTTTCAAGGGCAAAGGAAGGCTAAAACATGAGCAGAAACAACAGCAAGCCTGTCATCATTCGAAGATTCACCATGCTTCCGAATGCGGTGAATCTAATTCAAAAGATGCTCTCAGGAGATGTTGGAAAGGTCATGCCAGAGAGTGTTTGGGTGGCACTTACTGTGAACACACAAACAGTCGTCGGCCAGAACCCCGACAAGGGCAAGCTCCTAGAGGAACTTGCCAACAACAAGTACGTGGTGAAGAAAGTCATCAACGAATGGAACTAGGCTATGGCCAACTACAGAGTTCCAGTGAACTCCAAGTTGCACGGTGAACTCTTTGACCCGGTGCGCTGCACGACCCGCCGTTCAGGGCGAATAATTACGGGCACGGTGTAACCGTCCTATAATGTGTTTTCCGCCTCGAATGAGGCGGACCAGAAATAACGCCTGCGGTGATACAAACAACCATGGGCGTTCGGCCCTGGAACCCGCCGAAGCGGTTCAGTACCGTCTGAACGCTGTAGGAATCTTCTGTCCTTAGGAATGGGAGGATGTCAACTATATTTCAATAAATCCCATGAAGGAAATGCGCCCATACGCTCTGGCAGACTTCATAGCAATGAAACGGGGCACTTTTGTTGGCGGATTTATGCACATTGGAAACTCTTGGTGCATTGGCCCTAAATGGCTTTTCCAAGCGGGAGATGTATATCCCCGGCACCGTTCGGTATATTTTGCCCACCCTATCGCTGAGTACCATGTAAGATGGAGGCAACGTTTACAGGACTTCTCTCGGCAAATCAGCAATTCCAAGTTCTATCGGCCACCGGTTGAGTCGGCTGAAGAAGACTGGAAACAGACGAAAAACACCATAAAGATTGGCTTCAATGTAACGAAGCCGCTTGGCATTTATTTGGGACATGTTCTTCGCTCAAATGGTATAACGTTGATCAATATCCTCTCTGAGGATGGTTTCGACATTTGGATCTGATAAGAAAACAAGGAAAACCATGGCAAATCAAAGAAAGTTCAAGCCCTATGTTGGTAGGATGTTCCACCTGAAGAACTTCACTGACCTGAAGAGGTTCCCCGAAGTAATCTTAGTGATGGACGAGAACAGCAAGGAAGTGATGTTCTTGGACAACAACCAGTCCGCCACTTGGATTCCCAAGTTCTACCTTCGGCCAACCCCTGTTGAATCCAGGGTGTATGCTAGTTCAGATACTCTCACAGACGCAATGAGTCTATTAGAGAATCTCCGTGCGGTTGTGATGGACGGCGAAATACTCAGCGATAAGAAGAAAAAAGAACTCAACAAGCAAGTCTCCAACATGCTTATCAAGCTCCGAGACCTAGGAACCAGAATGGAAGGCGTGCAGTTTGCACCGTCCGAAGAAGCTGAAACAGAGGACAACAGCATTAGTAAACCTGAAACTCATTCCTAAGTCGTATACTTCCCCGAAGCAGGGGTAAGAAAGAAAGAAATCTAAGATAAAATGACGACTCTTCTCGTTCAGGAATACCTGAAGAACCATTCTTTGGTTCTGCTTAAGGCGGAACATGGAATCAACTCCAGTGCCAAACAAGGAGACTGATTCTTTTCCTTAAATTACGATCAGGTCAAGAGTAAGGCAGGCCCAATGGCCAACCAGTGTCGAGGACTCATTCTTGGGGTGAGTGAACCTTTGAAAGTAATACAAGTGGAGAGGTATGAATCGGTAGGGGATACTGTTGTCCTGGTTCGCCCTTTTGATCGATTTTTCAACCTGGGAGACTCCCAAGCGACTCCCGTAGATATAGATGACAAGGAAACCATCTTTTTCCAGAAACTAGACGGAACCCTTTGCATCCTTTGGTTTGATTCTCTGAACACCAAGGAGTGGCAGGTGGCTACACGAGCCGTTCCTTTGGGTGACAAGCCCATAACTGGCTTGGGTGATATGACCTTCCGTAAGCTCTTTGAGAAGGCCCTCCAGGAAACCTTGTTCTCAAATGGGATGATCCAGAAGGAAACAAGTCCAGAGGATGTCTTCAAGACCTGGACAGATAAACTGCCTCGTTTCGAAACGGTGATGCTGGAACTAACCACTCCTTTGAACAGGATTGTAGTTCACTATGCCAACTACAGGATCCATGTGCTTGGTCACCGTAACACTCAAACCGGACAGGAGTTCTGGCCATTGAATCCAGAGAATGGCTTTCATGGCGTTCCTTACTGTCCACAGTACAAGTTCAACAATATCCAAGAACTCCTGGAGTTTGTGAATTCTAAACAACCCTTTGAACCGGGCGAAGGCATCCTTCAGCGTGATCAAGCGCCATCGCTCCGAAGGCTCCTCGAAGTTCTCGATGT